CTTAGTTGCCCATGCTTGATCTGCTGGACTCATGGCTGCATATATTGCAGCCTGTTTAGGATCATTAGCATACGGATTTGGTGCCGCCGCTGGTGCCGCTGGTGCTGCCGCTGGTGCTGCCGCTGGTGCATTCGCAACAGCCGTTTGTTTGCTATTATCCCAAGTAGCGTTTGCATTTGGAGCAGTTGTTTGTCCGCCTGTTGCCTTAGTACCGCCCCATGTTGGATCAAAAGCATGAGCACCTGCTTCATCGTCGGTGTTCATAGATGTTTGCGGAGCTGCCGCCGGTGCCGCCGGTGCAGTAGCTGGCCCTTTTTCAGCGGCATTAAGATCAGCGGCTACTGCTTTTTCTGCATCAGTTTGTGTCGTTACATTAGGAAATTGTGCTTGAGCCGCTTGAGTTGCAGGGCCCATAATACCATCAGCTTTAATCTTTGCACCAGCCGCAATCAATTTGTCTTGTAGTGCTTTTACATTAGGATCTGGTTGGGCTTTTGGTCGGACTGGCGCTGGCTTAGCGCCTTGTCCTGCTACTGGAGCAGCTGGTTTTGCAACAGCAGTTGGGGAAGCTGCCGGTGCTGATGTTGTAGGATTTCCCATAGCATCGTAGCCGCCGTCTTCAATTAATTTTTCTTTTAAACGAAGTACATAGGCTTTTAGTTGTGATTCTGTAATCTTTTTCATATTATTTTCCAAAGTTAATTTTTTCTAATAACATTTTCATGCTGTCTTTTGCAGACGATTCTGACATTTTATTAGATATAGCATGGGCATGTGAACCAAAGTCTGGAACTTGGATTTGTTCTTGTTCCATATGATCATGTCCTGGAACACCTGCTAATTTCATGATGTGCATGTGTTCTTGACTAGACGGATCCATCTTATCAATCATCGCAATAACTTGATGCACATCTTGTTCTGATGCATTAGGGAATTCGCCGTCCTTAAATCCTTTAATGATTTTTGTTTTAGCGCGAGTTCCGCCAATTGTAAAATTCTTTTGTTCTTTATTCCAGAAGCCTGAAATATATTTTGTCATTTGATCAATACCACTTTCGTTGCTACTATCTTCAGGTTCATCAAACCCACATTCCATTGGGGTCATTCCACATTCTTCAATAGCATCGTGCAATGTCATATGTTTTCCACCTAATGTAATAGGTGTGTCTAACTTTGCACCTGCTTTTTTTGCAGATTGAATAGCTTTCATTAATCCTTGATGTGCTAAGTGTTTAGCTTGGCTGCTTCCGCCATGTCTTGCACCACTTTTATCAGTTACTGTACCTGAACTCTTTTTATAAGGTCCGTCAAACGGAACATCATCACTATTTTCAGCAACAGGTGCTGGCGGTTGCTGTTCTGGTGCAGCCGGTAGCGCCGCTTGTGGTGCTTCAGGTGCCGGTACTGGCGGTGCTTCAGGTGCGGGAGCCGGTACTGGCGGCATTTCTTGCTCACCTTCGCCCCCAAACTCTAACTGGCTAGCAACTTCTGGATCTTGTTGTAAAATAAATTGTTGTATTAATGGACGAACATCTAAATCTGCATCAATGTCACGTAAACTTAATAAAAATTCTGGATCATCAATCAAACCTTTTAGGCTACCAACAGCATTGACGCCGTCTGGGCCACCTTTTAGCTCTTGATTCATAATTTTGTTTAATTTCTGTATAGCAACATTTCTTGCATCTTTGTTTGGACTAAAAATCTCGTCTTTGTCTTCACTAACAATGCTATCCATAAAACTTTCAAACTGATCTTCAGGGTCTAAAATAGCATCGTGCTTATAACGATCATTTGAGTCTTTTCTTTCCCAGTTTTTACCACCGTCGTCGTAGTCAGTCTTAGTATGTTTAATACCGTGTTTTGTTTTTTCAACTTTGCCGCCACGATGTGTAGTACCAGTTTCTTTATCACCGTCAAATATTTCATCTAATAAGTCGTCAACACCTACTTCTAATACTGGCAATTCTGATTCGTCAACAAACTTGGCAATATAAGGAAATACTGATTTTAATTCTTCATTAAATGTACGAATAGTTAAACGATCAATTAAATTGTTAACTAGTTCTTCAGGAAGAACTTGTTCTTCTGTAGCAGTATATGACTCTGCAAATGTTTTATAATATGCTTCTCTTTGTAAATTAGTTACTTCTTTTTTAATTTCTTCAATACGTTCTAACACACGACCTGTAACAGAACTCATTGCTTCGCTGAGTTGTTCTTGACGGCCAACATAATTTTTAAATTTACGTAAACCTGCTAATTCTTCTGATAGTCCAGTAATATGTTGTCCAATAGCATCGTACGGGTTACCGCCAGCCTTAACATGTTCTGCTAGAGCACGAGCACCGTTAATATGTTTAAACGGATATCGGAAACGTTCTCCTACAGAATTTTCAACATAAATGTTTTCAATGTACAAAGTACGCCCTGCTGGGATATCTGTATTAATTGGCTGGCTATGTTTAATAATTAAACGTGCTTCACCTAAGTCTTGGTAGCTAATCCTATTAGTACCGTAAAATTTACTTTCCATAACTGGCTGCGTTGTTGGCATAACTGGTAGTTCCTTACGCTTTGCTATAAAGCTATAATCTCTTTTATCTAGACCACTCTTACCAGTGTTTTCAATCTTAAAATTTAATAAACGATTTTTAGCAAATTGTTTAAATGACCTTATAAATTTAAATGCACCGTGATGATTAGAGTTGTCATTGTCGTTGACTAAATCACCGCTAACTTGTACAACAACACCGTCGTCTTGATCTAAATTAATAGCGATTGTTCCTAACGGTTCGCCATCTTCTTCGTATTCAAATTCGAAAAAACGAGCACGAGGAATATCTTGTTTCTTGCTTAAAACTTCTCCGTGTTCGTCCCCAATTTTAATGTTAGGGAATCGATTCTGTATCTTTCCATACAGATCTAAAGCAATTTTGTCTAAATTAGCGTCCATGTTATATTTATCAGATACCAGAAATGAATATAGGAAGCGGAGGCTCCCAATCGTCGTCTAAATGTATGTCATTTACACTTAGGGTTTCAAAAACTGCGGGATCCCACTCTGCTAGCACTACACTCATACGTACTAACAGTAAAAGCGCACTAACTAAGTCGTCATGTTGCCCTTCTTTTGCTTTAAAAGTAATCCCGTTTGCTACAAATGTTTTTAATTCGCTAATTAACGGTTTACTGTATAATTTCATCTTGTTTTCTTCAATTAAGAATTTAAGCCTAGAACAAGCTGAAATTTTAGTAGTATATGTAGTATTAAAACCCTTGCGAAATTTACGCACATGTCCTTTGCGTACAGGCTCACTTACAAAAAGCCCGGGAAAAGTTTCTTCCCCTAAGTCCTTAATAACAACTAAGGCAGCTTCGCCCACTGTGTTATTTTCAACGCTCCAGTAAATGCTGTTAGGATGATCAGGACCTAGTGCGTCATCAATGTGACGTATAATATCTCTAAATAATTTAACTTGTCCTTGTATTGGAGTAATGTTGTGCTGCCACTCTGCTACTTGTTCAAATGTAGGCAATTCAAATACTTCAATACCGGAATAATCGCCGCCTGTACCTAAGCTAGGATCTAGTGCAATTAGATATAAGTTTCCGGGTTTTGGTTCTTTATACCAGCGTACTTGGCCAACTCTGCTTTTAGGATCGCGGCCAAGTAGCTCTGCTAGTTTTAGTGAGCTAATTAATGTTTCATCATAGACTAAGAATTCACAACCATACTCACGACGGAAACGTTCTTCACCAATACGCCCCATCTCAGTTTTCTTCCATTCTTCGTCACGATCTGGGTGATCGCCCCATTCGCTTCTAAACCCAAAGAATCCATTACGACCAACAGTTGTTTCGTTTCCAAACTCGTCAAATTTATCTTGGCTTTCTTTCCAGATAGTGGCAAAGGTATCTTCGTCACTATTTGGCGTACTAGTAATAATTGCTCGTCCACCAGTTGCTAGTGTTGGCGATATGGAGGTCCAGAATTCTTCAGCAATGTTAGGTTGAACAAACGCAAACTCGTCACAGTATAATAGTGATATAGACATACCACGACCGGTTGTACCAGTAGTTGTTTGACTTACAATACGACTACCATTGTCAAATTCTATACTGCCTTTATTGTAGCTAACTACCCCACAACGTATATGTTCGTCACATAATTCATATCCATAGCGAATACGTTGCATAATTTCTTGAGCACCTGTGTATTTGTGCGCGGCAACTAGAATGGTCTGATCTGGGTGAAACATGGCAAACCAAAGCAAGTAAGCTGATGCACAAGTAGTCTTACCGCTTTGTCGAGGCAACATGTTTACATTAAATCGATTATCATGATAGCTGTGTAACAGCCCTACTTGGTATTCATATGGCGCAAATAATAACTTGCCTTTAACTGGGTGCTGAATATAGAAAAATTTCCTAGCAAAGTACAAATAACCTTCAGCGGGATCAGCACATTGCAACAAGTCTTGTACTTGTTCTTCTGTAAATTTTTCTTTTGTATGCGCTTTTTTTGTTAAAACGCCATCTAGTGATTTTGACATAACTTTATTTACAAAAAAAATAGCCCCCGAAGGAGCTATTTGGCACTATAAACAGGTGCTAACTGCGACGAATTAACTTCTTAGCATTTTAGCCAATTTAAGAATATCTGCAGATTCATTGACACCCTCGTCGTATTTGTTATACTTGTCTCTAACTTTGTCTAAGTCTTTGCCTTCTTTCCCGGCTTTTGCAAGTGCTTGCATACCTTCTTTACCGTACTTTTCATAACCTTTGGCAGCACGACTCATTGTCTTCTTTTCGCCTTCTTTTAAACGGCCATCAGCTTCTGCTGATTTTAACATGGCTGCACGATCAGCATAGCTACCGCGTTTGACATCTTTAGCGGCTTCTTTCTCGCCCTTAGTTGGATTTTTAACATGCTTTAGTGGATCAAATTTTCCTTCTTTATCTTTTTTACCTTCTTTAATCTCGTCGTACATTTGTGCTAAACGAGAAACTAATGCTTCTTGCATTGGATTGCCGCCACCATTTACTTTAGGGGCTTCATGTCCTTGACCGTGCATATCGTCTCCGGTTTGAGTAATATCTTTGATATCCAATGTAACTGCACCACCATCGCCTTGCTTGGAATTTTCATATCCATCACCAAATAGCTTTTCAGCATCATGCGGATGTGGATTCATAGGTTCTGCACCGTGCTCAATATTCTTTAAAATATTCATCAAATCTTTAATACCGCCAGATCCGTTACCATTCATGTTAACACTCATAGTAACACTGTCTTGTTGTCCAGGTACAGGCATTGGCATACCACATTCTTCAATAGGTGCTACACCTTCTTCAATATTTCTAATTTTTTGATATAAGTCTTGAAAGTTCATATTATTTTCCTTTGCCACTAATAGGGCTCTTAGTAGCAGGGAGTTTATCTGCTTTTACTGACTTTTCGGTTGGGACTTTCTTAGCTAAAAGTTTATCATTAACACCTTTATATTGTGTTAATCCTACTTTATTTTTACCAAGTTCTTTCAATAAACTCATCTTTTGTTTATCGCCGACTAATGTTTGTCCATCAGTATCTTCAAGTTCTGGTTTTTCTAACAATGCTTCGCCTGATATTTCATCGTTAGCATGATTAATTTCTTCTTCTTCTTGTTCTTTTAAATTGCGTACTTTAATAGAACTCAATAAAATATTGCAATGTTCTGCAACTAGGTCTCTAACTTCTAAACTAGTTGCAGGATATTCTGTACATACATCAAAAATAGTAACACCTACATTTTTAAGTGTAGGAAAATCTACTTGAGTTTCTTGTATTGGTGCGCTCTTACCGCTTGAGCAAGATTCAACTTTAAATTTAGACAGTGCTTCTTTAATCTTAGTAGCACAATCTTTTGGGCAATCGCCCGCAACTTTAACTTTAAACTCGTAAGTTTGTTTGCTTTCTATTAGATATTCTTTAAATGATTTCATTGTAGGATCCTGATATGTTATTTATTCATATTTTTAAGTTTTTCTAATAGACTGTTTCGATCTGTTAGTATGTATCCGTCACCTGTAATGTTAATACCATTGTCTTCAGCTTGTCCTGCATCTTGATCTAATTTCTGTTTTTTAAGTTGTAATTCTATCATTTTCAACTTTTTATCAATCTTAGCGGCTTTAGCATCAATAGCGTTTTTCAACATTCCACCAGCAACTTCAAAAATTCGACCGCTATAACGTGCTTCAACATTCATACCTAGATCCATTAGGTCGTCATAAGCATCTGTAGCACGTTGAGCAAGAGCATCAAACTCTGCATCACTTGCATCGCCTAATCCGTTAACTGCTGGAAGTGCGGCTGAAATTTTATCAAACTCACTCATGTCTCGTAAGAATGGTTGAGCTTCGGCTTTTTTAGCCTGCTTTTCTTCTGCTTTAACAATTTTTTTACTTTCGGGTAGATTTAGTAATTCTTCAAGTTTCTTCATAACATTACTTATCAACTTTATTTGCTAAACATATCATTTTCGTTAACAATACGAAATTTAATACCTTGCTGTCTACACCAAATATTAGCTGCCGCCCATTTGGCTTGATTCTTAACAAATTGTGCTTGATTATATTTGTTTTTACCTACACGTTCTAAAATGCTTTGGCTGGCTGGTTTAATTTCAATTAATTCAATGTGTATTTTATTATTTTTATCAACATATTCTATAAAGAAATCTGGAACATATATAGTATGACGACCGGTTAACGGATCTCTATAAGGAATATTAACAGCTTCGCTTGCCCACTTTGTTACACTTGGGTTAGTGTCGCAGAATCGCATAAAACTCCACTCCCAACTAGAACGATATACTGGCGCTTTCATACCAACATATTTTTCGGGGTGAGTTACCGTGTACTTGCCACGTGCAAATTTGCTAGCCATATTATACTAAGATGTTTCTACTTTCGTAGGTATCTGCTAGCGGTGCAATTCTATAGCCAAGTAAACTAATTTTTTCTCTATATGCGTTGAGAACTTGTGCAACTACTTGGCTTAATTGCACATCTGAAAGTGTTTTTAGTGTATCAATAAGTTGAAACACGTTGATATTATCAACACGAGCTTGGTTTAGTAGCACAATTGCTACACTTCGAGAACTATCTAAATCAAAATTTCTTTTTAAAAAAAATCCTAGAACTGCATCTATTTGATTGCTAGGAAAGCTAATCTGATGTACAAAAAATTTATCAAAAAATTGTTTAACATCAGCTGAACTGTCGGATGCTTCTGGAAAAGGTAAATTTATTGACATGTTTAACCTAAATTAACTTTTGTTGCTATTGTTGAACTAGTTACCATAGGTGCTAACGGAAATACAATTCCTTGTATTCCACTTACACCTTGTATTGCAGTTTGTATTACTGAACCACCATTTGATAACGCAGTAGCTCCGTTAGTAGGCAATTCTTTAGTATTTTGATAAGTGTTAATTTGTTTAGTTACAGTATTAAGGAAATCGCTTGCATTTCTCTGAAGATTAATACCGTTGGCAAAACTAGGACTTGCGGTGTCTAAAGTTCCGCCACTTATCAACGGGCTTGGTGTAAGGTCATAGTGTTCTAATCCAAATCCTATTGGCTCGCCTTGACTTACTTGCCCGTTACCATAGGCTACAGCTTCAAATGCAATACCCATAGATTTTTCGTTTATCTCATTTCCTTGATATTGTCCTGCGCCATGTGCCCAAGAAGTAATAACAGGATTCCTTAAGGTATAACTTACATATTCATGTTTTGCCATTTGATAAATGGTAATACTATTAAAGAACGGTGCTGTACTTCTATTATCTAAACCATAGTGATTGTTGATAAAATCACTACTACGAGTTGCATTTCTATTATATGCATCGCCTACATTTGCGCTGTTAGGATCTGCGTAGTAATATGTATAATAATTTTGCCACAGTTGATTAATTAAACTCATGTTATCGTCATGAAATTTAATATTAATTGCTTCAAATTTATGTGTGATTTGTACAATTTTCTTCCTGTTGTACTGATTCATGGTTTCCGTAGACATTGTAAATTTAGGTAAGTCTACACTTTTAACCAGCATATTAATTTCATTTCTATGGCGCTGTACTAAGTCTATACTTTTTAATGCCGCAGAGTTAATGCTAAAACTAACATGAAAAAGAAATTTGCTTTTTGGGGCTAGTCTAAAATTATCGTCAACAAATAATCTACTTGCGTGTTGATAGTCACGCAAATTTATATGCGGATTAGGTTGTAGGTATTTAGATGTATTAGCCATACAATATTTATCTGATTAATAATGTATGCATTTAATGATCAGTCATAAAAAAAGCTACCGAAGTAGCTTTTTTATTAACTTCCTACTGCTTGTGTACCTGCTTTACGAGTAACTACTGCGCCAACACCTGTACCTTGTGGTGTTTGCATACAATTGTCAACTTGTATTGTTAAATCAATTTCAACGGCACCTTGTTCTGCATAGGCCAAGTTATTATAGTTAGCAGTTTGCACATAGCAACCATAACATTCCCATGTTTCTAAAACTGTTGCGGCATTATTACCGTTTCCGCCGTCTAACAATTCAATACGTAGTGTAAACTTGTAGTCACCAGCTGCCGCTGAAGAACTTTGTTCAAAGAAGTCAAACTGTCTTTGCATTTGTTCACCAACTAATTTAGTAACATTTCCGTTTACATCGTCGCGTAACTTAACTGCGATTGGTTGCCATGTAGCTTTACCAGCGTAGTTAATTTTGCTGTTGTATACTTCAATAACTTGGTTAGCAAATTGTGCGTTAGGGCGCCCTGCGCTTACAACTTGCTTAGTCATTTCTGTTGTTGAGCCAGATACTCCGAAGTTTTCAAATGTCACTCTAAAGCGATATTTGAGCTTAGGCATTAACAGACCTTGTGAACTAGCACTCTGGTCTGAAGCTAGTGGTACTGTAAATCTTGATAATGATGCGATTGCCATTTTTTTATTTCTCCGTTATATTATGCTAGGCCCTTGATCTCGCCAGTATTTTTCAAGCGTAGTGGAATATAGATAAATTCAACTGCTTTAACTGGCTCAATAGCAACATCAAGATATAGTTCATTTCTGTCAATTCTTGATGGTGTATTGTTTGAAGTATCACAGACAACTAGATAATCGTACAATGCACGTTGGCCTACTAGCTCAAGCAATAATGCTTCAGCGGATTGTTTAATTTCGTCGCGTGTAATCTTATCGTTTGGTTCAAACACATATGGTTTAGCCAACTGTGCAAACTGACGGCGTAGATAAATCACTAGACGAGCAACGTTAATACGATCTAAACTACTTGCATTTTTAGCACGAGTATATTGACCGTAGTTAACAAGACCTGTTCCTGTAATGAATGTTAATGGATTAACTTTGATGCTAGCTAAAGTATCACGTTGTCCATTGTTTAATGCTACTGACTGGAATTCACCACCACTAGTAATATAACCAACTGCTGTTGCGTTAGTAATACCGCCACGACGTGTTCCTGCTGGGGCAAACCATGGATAAGAAACATTGTCGCTTAATGCAATAGTGCGTAGCATCATATGGCTTGGTGGAACAACTACGTTGTTACCAATATTATCGCTTGTGTAACCCCATGGATAGAAGAAACCTAAATACTCATCACTGCTTACTAATCCATCGTCGTTATCTTCTAATGCACCTTTTTGGTTTGTGCCCCAATTTAGCAAGCTGGTTGCATCTGGTGTTAGGCGTGCCGGTGTATCTGCTACAACAAACGCTGTTAAGCCACGATCGTAGTTTAAACTAACCATTTCACCAACTAGCTCAGGATATCCTGGGCAAGCAATTAAGTTAAAAATACGTGCTTCTTCGTCGCGAATTTGCTGGTTAGCATTGACCAGTCCTTGTAATTTCTGTATAACAACTTTACGTTGTGCTTTACGTCCAAATGTTCCTGCACCATTTTCTTGATTAGCGGCTTCGCTAACCCAACGATTAGCATAGTAACTAGTCATTAGTTGTCCAGAACCAATTGTGCCAGCGCTACCGTTGCTACCGTTGTAACGCAGGTTACGTGCAGTAGTATCGACATAACCCTGAACATAACGCTTAACATTAAATCCTGAACGGCGTAAATTCCATAACAACATGCCTTTTGGATATAGTGCTGGACTTGGTGCGTCAGCGTCAACAAAGTCGTTGCTTAGTAAATCTACAATAGCACCCGGTGTTGCACTTGTTCCAGTTGTGTCCCAACGAGCATCAGCAAATAAAACACCGTTTTCTGTGCTTTGATCGCTAGTGTCAACTAGTACCCACTTTTTAGTAGCATAGTTAAACTTATATAGTCTTGGAAATTTTTCTAAATCACTTGTATCAATCCATAAGTCGCCGTTAGCCAATGGTGTGCCATCGCTTTGTTTTGTTGGTTTTGTAGCGCTGACTAGTGGTCCTGCTGGGTCTGTTGCATCACCACCACCACCGTTTTGTGTATAATGTAAGTAACCAACCCAGTATGTTCCATTGTTAATCATAATGTCAACTTCAGTAACATCGCTGTTATACCATAATGTGCCATCTGCCGGAACAGTTGTAGGAGCATCTGCACTTGCAGGTGCAACACCAACTAAAGAACCAGCACTGTTTAATACAGTTGAACTCCATAAAGTTCCTACGAAATCTGTTGTAACACCTGTTGGACTTGCATAATAGTTTGCAGTAGTAGTTGTTGAGAATAATGTGCTTAATGGTGTTCCAGAAATGTTAGACAAGTAGATGTCACCGCCTGTTGTATGCGTTAAAACAATTTGATTAGTAGATGCAATCTTACTTGCTGTTACTAAGCTACCTGCTGGTAATGCTGAAGTAACTGCTGTTAAAATTGTATCTGCGTCAGCGGATGTGCCAGCTGCCGTAAATGATACTGAATAAGCGGTACTTAATGTTGCTGTACCTTTTTGTGTATAGCTAATTGAGAATGACAACGCACCAGCGCTAAATGTACTTGCGGCAATTGCTACAGATTTAATTGTAGTTGCGCCGGCACCTTTACGTGCATAAATTTTAAAATTTGACTGAATAGCACTAGCACTTGGTAAAGTTCCTGTACCTTCATCATCGTTATACTTAACATACAATTGTCCTAACGCTAAGTTAATGCCGCCGCCTGTTGAGTCTAAGGCCGCTAGTGCGGCTGCGTTAGTAGCATATAGTGGAGCTGTTAATGATTGCCATGCGCCAACAGATGCATTGTATTTTTTAACAGCCCAGTCAGCACCAGCATTTGGATTAGTTGCTTTAATCCATACAGAACCAGTTGCTTGACCGTTACTTGTTAATGGTTGATCTGTTCTTTTCCATAATGGAACACTAGTGTGAGAACTAATTTGTAAAGAAGGTGAAGCATATGTTCCAGCAGGAATACCAACTGCTGTACATGCTGTTCCTGATAAAACAATTGATGTTCCCGATGTGTATAATTCTAATTTACTATTAACTGCTGCCGCTTTAATGCCAGCGGTGTTAATTGCGCTATTTGCATTAATATCTGTTGCTAATCCAGATAATGTTGTTGAGCCACTAACTGTAGTACCGTTAATTGTAATGCTAGTTCCAGTGACTGTTGGGGTTGCAACAGTTCCTTGTGCGGCAGGCCATGCCTGAGCCCAAGTAGTTGAACCAACTTCAACCCATGTTCCTGCGGCGGTATTGGTTAATGCTTTCTTAAAATATAATCTATTAAGTGTTGTTGTTGCGACTATTGCATAATCGCCAATAGCACCAACGCTTGCTAATGGAATACCGTCAACCACACCACCAACTAATTTAGTTTTATCAGTGATAACTGTTGGAATTTTATTAATAAATGTTTGTCCTGTTGCTGTATCAGCACTAGCAGAATCCCATTCAAAGATACCAAATGCTGTGTTAGAAACATCAAACCAGTAAGTACCATCTACTGGTGCGCCTGTTGGTGCAGTTCCAGTAGCATCTAACATTCCTAAGTCAATGTCTGCACGAACAACAAATGCTCTATTGCTTACACCTAAATAGCTATATGCCGCTTGTAAGCCATATTCGTTTTGCTCGCCACCGTGAATAGGATTATTATTTGCATCGGTCTTAAACATTGGTGTACCAAAAGTATCTGCTAAGTCTTTCTGACTTGTTAGCAAATAAACTTGACCAGCGTTGGCTTTTAATGTGCCGGGGGCAATGCCAGTCCCGGCGCCGTTTTGTTTACTCTCTTCAGAGGTAACAATAATTAAAGGGGTTGTACCTGGGGCAGCTGGAGTATAGAAACTTTCGTCTATTACTGTTACGCTTACGCCTGGTGAACTAAGTTGAGCCATATTGTGTTCTCCATGATTACATGTTCTATTGTATTTAGTGGAATTTTGGTTTTTGTACCAATAATACCGCATGGAAAAGGGAAGAAAAAGGTGTAAATATTATTATGAGACCATTATGTATTTGCGGACACAGACCAGCCGCTGTTAACTATAAAAAAAATGGGCGCATCTACTATCGTAAATTATGCGAGGCCTGTTTAAAGGGCGGTATAAACGCAGGCATCCCTCGCTGGCAGAAGGCTGGCTATAAAATAAAAAACACCTGCGATAAGTGTGGATTTAAAAGTCCGCACAAAGAGGTGTTTCGTGTATTTCATGTAGACGGTGAGTTAAACAACTGCCGTCCTACAAATCTAAAAACAGTTTGTTCTAACTGTTCGTTAGTCCTGCATAAAGAGGGCGTTCGTTGGCGTCAAGGGGATCTTGTACCAGATCTTTAACACTGGCAAACAGATCATCTATACTGCCATTATTATCAAAAACATGATCAAATTTAGTACCAACCCATGCTGTTTCGCTAGCATGAATTCCTAGTCGTCGAATACGTTCGCTACTGATTGCATAGCTCATATTTTTATCGCCTGCATTCATATTAACAGCATCATCATACCAATCTGGTAATGCGCCGCGACGAACCCAAACAATTTCGCCTCCTGCATTTTTAATTGATTTTATTTCATTAGGAAAACGACAGTCACTAATGACAATATCATCTTTACTGTTGCGTAGTTTGTTTTCTAAACTAGCAATCCATATATCGTTGTGAAATGCTTTACGACATACTTCGGTTCCCCAATATTGTAGGACCCACCGTGGTGTAAGATTAGGCATGTTTAAGCGTTCTGCCCACCAAGGATCTACTTGCTCACGCCATTCACGGGCTTGTTTTGTGCGGCCTTCTAACATGGTCCTGTCCCAGCCAAAAACATGTGCTACTGCATCTTTGAGCGTATTAGCAAAACTTTCTCTTCGAAATCCGTGAAAGTTAGTAAGATAATCGGCAATAGTATCTTTGCCAGAACCAATAAAACCGCACACACCTATAATCATAGCATCTCCTAAAGATATGCTAGTATATAACAGTTTTATTACAAGGTCAAGAAATTTTTAACCAATTATGAATGTTAGTGGTGTTCCACCTGGCACCATATCGGCAATTTCTTTTTCTAACTTTTCAATTTCGGCAGTGCCTTCTTGTTTTAATGTTGCACCATTTAGTTGTATTCCGCCACCGCCAGGGCCAGCAATGCTTGCAAATTTACTACGTGCCTCGCCCAACATTAATTTACAAGTTGCTAAAGTGTAATCATATAGCCATTGTTTTGCATATATATCAGTCAATAGTACAAAATCTGGACGATAATTCTGTGTACGTAATAACACTTGCTCACCTTGAGCAAAGGGACGTTGTAAAATTGTTAGCATATGATTACTTTGGCGCCAATTAAATTCAATATAACTACCAAACATTTTGCCTACTAGCTTTTGATAGCCGGCAAATAGTTCATAAGTTGCTAGGCCGCCCATCATACTTCCAGACATCAAATAAGTGTTAGTGTATGCCAAGTTGAAAGGCTCAAACAATGTTCCGCCTGCGCCTAAACCGCTTCGTGATCCAATAGCACGTCTAAAAATACTTTGTACACTAATAATTTCATCAGGTAGTCGGTACTCGTTTTGATCCTGTATAAGTTCTAAAAAACTGTAACTTTCTTCTACCGAATTGCTACTACGTTGACGAAACTTTGTAATTGCCTTATCTAGTGCTGTTTCGTAGTGCTTAGGGTCAAGCTCTACTTCGATCATGCCGTCGCCCAGCATAGATCTAACGTAATCAAACGCTTTATTTCGTTCTTGTAATGATGTAGGATCTGACATTATTAGTTCTCCAAGTATATTTATGCGGCGATAAATATCATTATGCCACGATTATCCTTATACAAACCCGAACGAGGGCAAGACTACAAGTTTATAGATCGCCAGATTTCTGAAATGTTTCAGGTCGGCGGCACTGATGTATACTTGCACAAATATATAGGTACTGAAACTGTTGATGACAACGGTAATACTATTACTAAAGATATTACACAGATTCAAGATTTAATGTTTTTAGAAAACCGTGATAGGAAATACGGTGAAGAAATTTACAGAATCCGCGGTCTGTATAACGTACAAAATATAGATTTTAATTTAAGCCAATTTGGCTTATTCATAGACAATGATACCTTGTTTATGACTGTGCATATTAATGATTTTATTAACTACATTGGTCGTAAACCTATTACTGGTGATGTTCTAGAATTACCGCATCTTAGAGATCAATTTGCATTAAATGATTATGATATTGCATTACCTCGTTATTATGTTATTGAGGACGTTGGTCGTGCAAGTGAAGGATTTAGTTCTACTTGGTATCCGCATTTGTACAGACTAAAAATGAAAAAGATTACAGATGCACAACAGTTTGCTGATATTCTTAATAAACCCGCACTTGATGCAAACGGTGATCCAAGCAGCCAAACACTTAAAGATTTGCTCAGCACATACAACAATGAGATCGCAGTTAATAATGCTGTTATAACAGAAGCAGAATTGGCAGCGCCAAAAAGTGGATATGAAACAAGACAGTTTTATACACTAGCAGTTGACCCAACTACTGGTAAAACGTTGCTAAACACTGTTGACGAAACAGGTTTACTTGCAAGTGATGGATCGATAAATGTTACTGACGATAATGCAAGACCAATACGAAGCGGTTATACCGGTTATTTGTTAGGCGACGGGTCACCGCCAAATGGTTATGAGTTTGGGTTTGGAATACAATTCCCAGACACTGCTGTTAAAGACGATTGGTTTTTAAGAACAGATTTTTTACCTAGTAGATTATTTAGATTTGACGGTGTTCGTTGGGTTAAGGTAGAAGACGGTGTGCGTATGACCACAACCCAAACTGATACTCGTAATACACAAAAAACTAGTTTCATTAATAATACAAACACTAATGTTATTGCTAACGAAACAATTCCAGAGCGACAAAGTCTCAGCAAGGCACTTAAATATAAACCAGAGGCAGATCTATAATGCAACATTTTTACGACGGACAAGTAAGAAGATATATTACACAAACTATTCGTGTATTAAGTAACTTTGTTGTCAAATACGGTGACGGAACACTACATCGTGTACCAGTTGCCTACGGCGATGCTGATAAACAAGCGGCCGCCATTCTTCGACAAAACAGTGAAAACAAGATTAATAGCACGCCAAGAATTGCAGTTTATGTTACTAGCCTTGCATTGGATAGAGATCGCCTAGGTGACTCAACATATGTTGGTAAAGTGCATATTAGAGAGCGTGATATGGTAGATAGTCAATATACTCATGGCCAAGGTAAAAATTACACCGTTGAGAGATTGATGCCAACTCCATTTAAATTAACAATGAAAGTTGATATTTGGAGCGCCAACACCGATCAAAAATTGCAAATACTTGAACAAATTTTAGTATTATTCAATCCAAGTTTAGAATTACAAACAACAGACAACTATATTGATTGGACTAGTCTAAGTGTTTTAAACTTAAATGATATTGCATGGTCTAGCAGACAGATTCCCGTAGGTGCTCAAGAGTCTCCAATTGATATTGCTACATTAACATTAGACACTCCAATTTATATTAGCGCACCTACTAAGGTTAAACATCTTGGAGTTATTACTAAAATTATCAGTAACATCTGGGAGGGTGCTAATTCAGCGCCAGGTAATTACATTGAAGGATTAGGTAACGATTTGTACGCACCTACTACAAGTTTTTCTTCTTTAATGTCCGAAGATGTTATTACAATTACAGATTATCATATAGAAGTTTATAATAATAGACAAGGTTTAGGGCAAGCTACGTTATTAGGTAAAACAGAAAACGCTTTACCTAGAGAGCCTAGTTTTGAAATTCCAATTAGACAAGGTTCTACTATAAATTGGGAAGAAGCACTATCTGCATATCCTGGAAAGTTTATTGCAGGTTCTAGTAAACTTTACTTATTGCAACCAAATGGTACTGAGATTACAGGAACTGTTGCATTAAATCCGCTAGATCCAACAGTGCTATCTGTTACATGGGATCCTGATACGCTAACAAGTAATACAGGTATTGACAGTGCCGGCAATTTAGACAGCGATCCTGGCTACAACGCTGCCGCTAGTTATCGTCCTAGTAGTACAGGAACATTTGACGCCATCATTGACCCTACTACAAAAGGCCCAAGAGGTAACGGATTAGATACTCCTACAGCAGGTATTCGATATTTAATTATTGAAGATATTGGTAATATTAGTAATCAAGACGGTCCGGATGCTTGGAAATCTGATGCAGGTGTAGATTTTATAGCTCGAGCTAACGATATTATAGAGTGGACTGGCACAGCATGGCATGTAATTTTTGATAGCAACCAAGAAGCAGATACTATGGTCTGGCAAACTAATATATACACTGGAGTTCAGTATTTGTGGAATGGGGTTTCATGGATCAAGAGCTTTGAAGGTGATTATAGGGCAGGGCAATGGAGACTAGTGCTGTAAAAGATAGAATTATTTGTAGCGGAGCATTATTTTATGCTAAATCTACAAGGCGAGTGTTACTTCTACAAAAAGCTCACGGAAAACATGCAAGCACTTGGGGGCTCGTAGGTGGAACTACTGTAAACGGGGAAAGTCCGTGGCAGGGATTACAGCGTGAAATTGTTGAAGAAATAGGTGCAATGCCTAATGTTATTAAAAATATACCGCTGGAAACATTTGTCAGCAACGATAGTGTTTTTAATTTCCATACATACTTGTGTGTTATTAAAGAAGAATTTATACCCATACTAAGTGAAGAACATAGTGCGTGGGCGTGGGCTACTATTGATTATGCTCCTAAACCCTTACACCAAGGTTTGCGAAGTAGTTTTGGTAACAAAACTATTCGTGCTAAATTACAAACTGTTTTTGACGTTGTTGACCTAATATGAAAACACCACCCTGGCTTATTGTACTAGCACTGATCGATCAGGTACCCGAAGAACATAGAGCACCAAACTGGGCCGATAGATTACAAACTTGTTATGATTGTGAACATCTTGTTGAAGTTGCCCTAGTAAAACAACAAGTATGCAACAAATGCTACTGCGTTATGAATAAAAAAGTTACTCTTAAATCATCAACATGCCCGCTTGACAAATGGCATTAACTAACTGAATTATACCATATATACCAATTAGCTCTTGCAAGTTCGTACGCAAGTTGTTTTTCTTCTAACTCCGATGCGCTAGCATCTCTGTTAACATACAGTCCGGACATGTTGCTATATTCTGTAGCGGCTTCTCGATATGCTTTGTACAATAAATCAGGTTCATCGTTTGGTTGAACTGCATGTTTACCAATTGCCTCGGCACATTTTGTTGCCTCTTCAATCCAATTTTTACCTTTAAACCAAGTTAGTAGCGGTCTTCCATCAGCTGTGAGTAAATTTTCCATATGTTATCCTTGTGCCTCTGTCCACGAAATACGAGCTTTAACCGTTGCAGTGTTTACACTTAAATTAGTTGCAAATACTACAAGCAAATCAGGGCCGTCTGGGTAACCATTATTACCGCCTAAAATACTGTTACCTAAATCACGAATAATACTAATATCTTGGTTTGTAATGGCTGCACGACCGTTACCGTCATCAGCATAGAACGAGTACATATTATCGCCGGCTGTTGGTGCAGGGGTCGTACCTTTTACACTATGATCTAAGTATTGACTAATACTACCGTTACCTACTGAGACCCAATTTGATGTTGTTGTAAACAGTGTGCTTTCACTATTAATTTTAATACTAATGCTTAGTGCGTAACTGGTTACAATACCAACGCTTTTTAATGTAATAGCAGACCTATTGATCAAATTTCTAATTCCAAATTCTCGGCCAATACCATTATCCACCGTAGGGGCTAATCTAATGCTAATTAATGGAACTGTTGAGCCAGAGCCGATTGTTATGTTATTTGTCATTTGGGATGTAAACAAATATGATTTATCTTCATCAAACCTACCATCCATAATAGCCGAAACGCCCCAATGGCTTAATGCAGGGGCACAGTTTTGATTAAAACTTTGAACTGAATCTCCTACGCTTGCACTAGCATTAGATGATAACCCGTATTCGTTGCGTAGATCAATAGTAAAGTTTGTATTGGCGCCACTGATTGTTCCTTTTGTGTAGCGAATTACTTCACTGTTGATAATAGCTCTACCTTTTTTTACAAATTGATCTGCATCAGTAGTGAGCATAGTAAAACTAGTACCACTAGTTGACAGCGAGCTAGTTAACACACCTAACTTAGATTTAGTATTAATTTCAAATCTTCCTGGTAAGTTACCAGAGCGCATATATGCTTCTGTATTAATGTTATTTTGCGGGGCTTGATGAATATAGATAATGCTACCGTCAAGACTTCTCATACCCCATCGAATACGTCCTGCACCATACCACGAGTAATCAAGAAATACCATCTGCATTTTAGTTCTATCAAACACAAATCCGCTTGGACCAGTGCCATCAATTTTATCTAAGTTAAAGTTACTTTGTATTACTCGAGTGTCAACTGTTTTTTGGATTTTTAAGCCGGTTTCTGTGTTTCCTCTGTAATCTGGCTGAACGGCCAACGAGGTATTTGAAAATATATTGGTAACTAGATAACTACATCCTTTGATAACAACATAGTTTCCGGCAGCAAGCTGGGTTGCCCATTTAGTATTTGTACCTGTAACTGTTGCTGAGTTATTTGTTACAGCCGCTGTTCCGCTTAAAATTAATGTAGACGATCTTTTTACTACTGCTAGATCAGTGCCATCGTGCTCAAAGAAAATTCCGTTTTGATCGTCATACAACCCATCACGTACTACCGCATCAGTCCATGATACCAGTGTAATTTTTTGCTGGCCGCCTGGAAACAAATCAGTAATACTTGGTGAAACTTTAATAGTAAATGTTTTATCATTAGTAATACTCTGTACATAATATAAACCGTTATAGTTGAGACCAGTCGATACAGTAAATCCACTTAATAAAATATATGCGCCAACTCGGTATGTATCCGGCTGAGCAAAACCATTGACCTGATCAGTTGTGATGTTAAGATCAAAATATGGATAACTTGAAGCATTATATACATTGGTCAATACAACATAAGTTGCAACATCATACGTTGGAGCAAATAATATACCAGTACTAAATTGAATACCTTTACCAGATTGATAACGGAAGTACTTACGTGTTTGTCGAATAATTTGGCAGTTTGGTGTTGACGAACCTGGATTAATTTGTACACCACCGCTTTGAAATCTATGAAATCCAATACCTGTTGGACGGACATAAATCTTTGTAGTACCTGTACTAACAGTGGTGGCACTACCATAATTAGATAAAGCATTTCCGGTATATGTAACAACTGTACTACTTAGAATATTTTTGACTGAAAAAGATCCAATGTATACTTGTGCAGACTGGCTCGCATCAACCACGTAAATATATTGTCCAGGAAATAGGCCATGATATGTACTAAACGTAATTTGTAAATCTGTAGTGCCTACTACAGTAGTAATGCTAGTTAACGGAATCTCGGCACTGGTAAAAAAGCCACCAGTATAAATTGTAGTATAATTTGAAACATAATTTGTTCCAGATACTAATGATACGCTCATAGTAGCTACAAACGACAATGAACTTGGGACTGATTTAATTAAATAAGAACCATCTAAATATAAGCTGGCAGTTTCTTTAAGAATAATAGGTTGTCCAATGTAAAATGCCGTACTTGGAGTTGTGTTAACTGTTACTGTTACGTCTCGACTTGCGCCAGCTGATGTAATAATTTGATATGCTGAGTTACTGACTGGAAAACTACTGTTCTGTGCAACAAATGTTGAGTTCACTCCGTCACCAACTGCCGGTGCATTAACACCATATGTACTACCAGCCGTTGGTATATGTACTTTAATAGTATTTGAGCCGCTTGTAAACCATACTTCGTAAATATAAGTTACACCAGTTGCACAGCAGTTGTTACCTTCAGCTCGAATAATAAAAGTGCTGCCAACTGTTCCAGTGTAATATTGGTACATAGTTCTATCACCTGGCATAATCATCAAAGAAGGGAACGGTGGATTTGCACCAGTAAGTCCTGAATATGCGTTTGAACCTCCGCCAAATGTTATATAACCATTAGATCCTAAATAGACAGTAGAATAATTAACACCTAAAAACGGTACAGTAAACGGTAATGAGATAGGATAGTTAGCATCGTCAGCATAACTAGCACCGTAATTTAAAATAAGTGTCAGACCGGTAGTACCGTTGGCTGCGTAGGTAATAGTTGATATAGCAGCCGAAGCACCTCCAGGAACCGGCAAAATACTAGTGATCTGGCTGGCGGTAAATGATGGTTCATTTGCCTTACTATAAACTGATGGAATATTATTAACTAGTGACACGGTTTCCCATTTAGTACCTTGTAGGCTATATTCAAAGTCAGTATCGATCATAGCTTGAGGCTCTGATACACGTTGTTTTTCTACAGGATCTTGATAGGTAGGATGAGGTTTAACAAACTCAGTGTCTTTATTAACAAATATCTGTAACTTGTCTTGAGAAGACATTCCAGTTGTATCTGTATACAGTGCATATCGAGTTTGTTGTGTAGGAAATTGGTAAATGGAATAACCAGCTTTTGTACTGTCAGCAAAATTATATACAATAGTGCTTTTAGTAACGTTTGTGATTAACAACAAATCTTTATAATTAATATTTCCGTCAATATAGACATATCCGTATGATCCACTAGCAGTTGTAATTGACGGAGATGTACCTGTATTAATATATGAAGTAAGATTACCGGCCAAGCCGGTAATTACTGTGCTGGCGCCAGCCTCAGCGGCTGATCCTGATGCATTTTGTGTAACTATTGTTTGATATGCAGGACTAGCGGCAGTACCTGTAAAAATATAATTGTTAATTAAGTCTCTAATATAGTTATGTGTTGAAATTTCAGGACTTCTGTCACCGTCAATTTGGGGGATTCCGTTAGACCAATAAAAACTACCCATTTGCACGGTTTCAACATTACCGCCAAATCGTAAATCATTAATGTAAGCATCAATAACATAACCAACATCTCGCTCACATTTAAAACTGTTATAGGTAAAATTAATAAAAGGAGAAACGTTGTTAGCAACCTGATAAGCAATGTAGGCAGTTGCCATTACTTGTATATATCGTTTGTTATTAGATAGTCGTGTAACAGCATTAGGATATGCGTTGTATGTTTGATTATACCCTGGTGTAAATGAGTAATTGTATATCTGTTGTTTTGCCATTTTTATTATTAACCTATTGTACCATATTTAGCTGAGTGCCACTGCGTATGCAATGGATAAGGCGTTACTAACTAGTGCTGATCCGCTTGCAGTTATTGTTCCAGATACTGCCATATTTCCCGTTACTTGTAACTTAGTAACACCGTCATCAATGCCAGTTCCTATTAAAATATTACCGCTATACTGTGCTAGTTTTACTAGTCCAGCGCTAGTTACTTCAATACTTGGAATTCCAGACACATCATTAGCTGAAAAAATTGTACCTGACAAGCTATTAGTTAACGATAACAATTGTCCATTACTAGACTCAAAACTTAGTGTTCCGCTATTAGCAGGATATGCCAGCACTGATATGTTTTGTGCAGCCGTTGACCCATCGGCGCCGCTGAACACAATTTTAGGATCAGCAGACTGCCCGTTGTTTGGTGTTATTACTATATTTTTGTCGGTTAGTGCCATATTGTATATTTACCTTTTATACTATTGCCGTTTGTACTGGAAACATAATTGCGGTAACACTATCGTTAACCTGGCTTAGTCCGTGTAAAATTTCGTTTGCTACTAAGAAACAATCCCCATTTTTTAATTTATAAAAATTTGCGGTTGAATTAGTTTCATCAAAGATGATTATTTCTTCATTGATTCCTGTGTTTAAAATTAAAATTCCTATATAATTACATTTTTCTTGCCACATACTACTAGTATGATTGTGTATTTCATTAGAACTATGTTTAAGATATTGTGCTATCCATATACTTTCGGGTAATAATGCATTGGTATTCTCTAATCCAAATTCATGCTGGATTTTAGTTGATAATTCTACTGAATTATTAACAAACTCTAAACATTCTTCTGGTTTAAGATTTCGACTGATTGTTGATAACCCGTCTGATAGTTTTGCATATTTTAAATAAGCATCTATATTTTCTAAGTTAAAATTACAAATTTTTTTCATAATATTAATATTGAATAGTTACAGATCCATTAGTACCAGCAACACCTCCTGCACTACCTCCTGCGCTGCCGCCGCCTTGTGAACTAAGAACAAGAGGTGTTGTTGCACCACCGCGTGGATTGGTTTGATCTTTTAGAAAATTCCAGCCACCTTGCCCAGAAGCGTTTGCATTAGTTATGTTATTTTGGCCGCCTTGGCCGCCAATATATCCGCCACCGCCGCCACCGCCGGGGTTTGTGCGTTGAATTGTGCCGCCTGTACCACCTCCGCCGCCGCCACCGCCGCCACCGAAGCCGCCTCTGGAACCAACACCAGTTCCGTCGTTAATACCATTACCAGCGGTCCCGTTACCGCCTAGACCAAAGCTAGTGCCATATCCACCACCGCCGCCGGCGCCGCCTGCATCTAAACTTGCAGAACCGGTCCATGTTGTTCCACCATTGCCTCCACCAGAGATATCGCCAGAGGCACCATTTAAAATTGAGTTAGAAAAAATTGTAGATGAATTACCTGTTCCTCCCGGACCTCCACTAGCGGGTGTGGAACTATAGACTACAGTGTGACCTCCTGATGTTGTTGCCACACCGGTGCCAACTGCTGGAATGTTTACGGAGCTTCCACCTCCACCACCTGCAGATACAATGTGAGTACTTCCACTTATTAGTCCGCTAAAACCACCGCCACCACCGCCATACCTAGTAGTAACAGTTCCACCTTTGGCTGCGCCGCCGCCGCCTACGATAACACTATAAACAGTGCCCGGTGCAGTTGCCACCCACCCAACAATTTGGCCTCCTAAGCCGCCGGTTAGGGGGGTTGTGTCGCCGCCTCCGCCAGATCCGCCACCTCCGTTTGCAGTTACCCTTATCCAATATATGCCGGCAGGTACGGTAAATGATTGTGCTGCGCCAGTAAACGAAAAAGGAACCGAGGTTGTTATTGTTTGAGGATCTGCAGGAATAGTTATTACTGTTAGATTAAAACTGTTGCTACTTGATTGCCCGGATTGATCTTGAACTGTTATTGTAACACTTGTGCTACTTAGTCCCGCTGTTGGAGCTAATGTTAATAGCCCGGTGGTCGTATTAAGGTTTGCGCCGCAAGATATAGGCAACGCAGATATACTATACGTGTACGTTCCAAACCCTCCGCTAGGTATAACTGGAAAATATTGATTATATGTATTTTGACTAAGTGTAATATTAGAGGCAATATTTAATACCGTAGTCAACGGTAAAGCCGCTACTGTTAAATTAAGTGTTTTGCTACTTGTTTGTCCTATAGCATCTGTAGCAGTTATGGTGTAAGTTGTTACACTGGACAATGCCGATGGTGTGCCAGTAATAACTCCAGTAGAAACGTTCATTGAAGTATTGGTCGGCAATGTTGGAGAAATAGAATATGTTACGTTTCTATATCCGCCGGTATAAGATATAGGCGTTACAGTTGAAAATTGATTAGCATATATAGTAGTGCTAGATACTAATTGTGTAGTTGTCAACGAAGAAAAACTAACAGTTTCAAATGTTCTAGTATAAAATGCTCTATAATTTTGCACAATTTCAACATCTGTTAAAGCTCTGTTGTAAATTCTAACTGCTCGAATGTTGCCGACAAAAGAACCAAGGCTTGGACTGTTTCCTATTCTAAGCGGATAAGCAGTTCCATTGCTAATATTACCAGTTCCGGCAGTAGTTTGAACGCCGTTAACCCAAATAGTACTATTTCCGCTAGAAACCGTACACACAACGTGATACCAGTTATTTACCGGGTAAGTTGCGGCATCTTGTATTGTTCCGCCCGGAGTTTCAAATCTAAATGTCCCACTACTAAAATAATGCAATGCAACTTGCCAATTAGAACTGTCAGCGGCTATGGACATAATTGATTTATACCCACCGTTAGAAGTGGGGTAAACCCACGTTTCTAAAGTAAAATTAGAATTATATAAATTAGTACTTAAAATTCCGTAGTTAATTAACGAAGATCCATCAAATGCTACAGCACCGGTGGTTGTATTAAACGTAAGGGCTCCGGTAATATTTCCAGTGTTATTTCGACCGTCGTTTGTATTCCATGTCTTTTGTCCTAGATCAAAAGAATTATATTTAAAAGAATCAATATTAAAAATTAATCCAGAGATTACTAAATTAGGCCCTGTTATCCCGCTCATAGACCGTATCTTCCTTTGTATGTATTATATATTTGTAATATTTCTACGGTACTTAATGCACTGGTGAATACACTAATATTAGATATTGACCCGTTGATATAAGAACCGTCTCTAGGGTTATAGCCTATGTACACAAGAGAACCGTCACCAAAATTATAATTTGAAGGCAGTGTTATTGATAAAGACTGTACATTGTCTTTATATAAAATTAACGAAGTACCATTTCTAACCACTACTAAATGATGCCATGCTAGATCATTAACATCAACTCCTGATAAGTTATCTACAATACCATTATTATAATAGGTAAAATTATAGTTAGTCGATGAATGAGATATTTTAAATGCCCAGGCGCCGTTAATTGGGCTTCCGGTAAATCCTTGACTTAGTAGTGCAGAATATGCTGTTTGACTTGTTGAGTTAGCTTTCCACCAGATGCTAATAGTCCAGTTAGTTGTACCTAATTTAGCAACTGGCACATTATATCCGTTAACTAAGGCAGCACCACCAGTGACATTGCCGTTAAATGAAAGAAGGCCGCTAGTTACATTTGGTGTTACTTGGTAATATAAAATAGCATTGGTGGTAGAATCATTACTAATTAAATTTTTCCAAGTTGTTCCATTTAAATTAGCTTGAGGATTAAAAGTAGTTACAGCATTGGCACGTTCAACTTGTAGGCCATCAAACCAAATACTTGCACCGTTGGTTGTGTTACCTAATCTAGCTTGAACCCAGGCGGTTGACGCACCGCTAAACGTTGCAGTAAAACTAAAACGTTGCCAAAAAGTAGTAACTGTAACTCCGCTACTAGGCGCTTCTAAATAGTTGCCCGAAGCATTTGCACTAAACAAATAAGGTAATGCTTGTGCTGTTGTACTTGCTTTGGCCCAATAACTCATAGTCCATGTTTGGCCGTTGGCTGCTGGAGCTAGGTTCCATGTTAAAGTATTAAACGTTGCAATATATGCATCGGTACCTGTTGATGTTAGTTTCAAAGGTATACCACCGGCAGGGCTACGATCTATAGTTGTGTCTCTACTGATTGATCCAGTATTAACACTGGCTGTTCCGCACCATGCATATAGATCAAGAGGATTTGGAATTACATTAGGACTATAACTTTTAGGATTAGCCGCGTCATAGCACATCACTAGTGTTGACGTTGGGATCAAAGGATTATATGCAACTGTCATAATCCATATCTCCCTTTTGTTGCAATATAATTTTGTAATATTTCTGCTTGGGTCAGTGCTCGATTATAAATTTGCACTATTGATATTCTTCCGTTAAATGTTTCACTGCTTGGGGATACACAGCCAATATATAAATTTCCAGTACCGGGGGCTGAAGGAGCGAATGCAAATGCATTTGATGCTAATAAAGTATTGTTAACATATGCTTTAAGTCCGGTACTATCTCCTGTGACAGCGTTATAAGTCCATGTATTTAGGCTAACACTTGAATTAGGAGTAGATATTGTGTTGCCTGACACATAAAACCATAAATTGTTGTATTGTTCATGTCGAATTCTATAACCAGAATTATAATTTTTTGAAACAATATTACCTAGTCCGCTAGTATCGACAGGATACGTCCAGGCTATTATTGTAATTCCATTCGTCAGTGCTAGTACACTAGGATTTCCAAAGTCAATATAACTTGAAATGCCGTTAAATGTCATGTATCCATTAGAGTATGACACATTATTCATAGTGCCAACTGCTTGTTTACCGCTTATGTCGTATGCTGTTGTGCCAGACCCGATATAACTTTTAGGGTTGGCTGCATCAAAGTAGAACACTAACCCATAAGTTACTGATTGAGCACCGTAGTTGACAGCCATTATGCATTTACCTCTACCTCTAACCTATCAACATCTTTACGTGTTGCCCACACAGTATAGAAACAATCAACATTGCTACTGAATAGATTATCGTTACCAACAAATACTTTGTTATTTTCAATTTTTTCTATGTATAGTTTTTGATGCTTTCCAATTGGTGTTAAATCTACAGTAATTGTAGATGCGTCTACTAGGCCTAACCAGTGCTCGGGCAATTCAATTACAGATCCTGTTAAACGACCACGTGAGTATACTCCGTGTTCAGGGCCTTCTAAGCTACCATATACTAATTTCATCCCAGGGCGAGTTGGGTGATCAATAAAGAAGCTCTTAGTTGTAGCGTTAAATGTACCTGTAATTGTTAAAGTATTAGTAGTGTTATTCCACACAAAGTTACTTGAGCCAGCAAATACATTGCTATTATTAAATTGAACTTGTGTGTTAGATCCGCCTGGAATACCGCCGCCAATCTGTCCCCAGCTTGTACCGTTATAACCTTCAAATCTAGTCTGTGTGGTATTATAACGAATCATGCCTTGAGCCGCAGTAGCCTGACTTGCTTGCCCTGGTTGTTGTGAATCAGTGCCGACTGGTATTTTAATTGCACCAGTACCGCCAATATTTACTACACCAACACCATTTGGCGTTAGTGAAATATTGTTATTTGCACCAGCAGTAATAACAATAGTACCGCTGTTAGTACCACTATTTGTGTTTAGTGTTAAATTGGCAGCGGCTGCTCCAGTTGTTACTGTGCCCGATACCGTGGTATCACCTAAAATAACAGTACCAGTTCCATTGGGAACAATAGAAATATTGCCGTTAACACCATTGTTTAGTGTTATTGATCCTGCATTGGTTCCGCTATTTGTATTAATTACTAGATTACTTGTACTAGCGGTTGTAATCGTAGTGGTACCACCGGCACCACTGTTAAGTTGCAGTATATTACCTGTGATTGCTCCGCCAATTTGAACTGTAGTTATAGCACTTGCACTTTGCCCTAATTGTACAGTGCCGCTGGATCCAATTTTTGTTGTAGTGGCAGCACCGGCAAAGTTCATTGTTGTAGCACTTGTATTAAACAAGTTAGCATTTGTCATTGTTGTGGTCAAATCTAACTGTGTTGCGGCGCCTGACAGTTCAAGGCGCATACGCTCAGTTAGCGTTTGTACTACACTACCACTTGACCCTTGAGTTGGTGTTTTAAAAGCAATGTAGCCGCCGGAAGTGTTATTTCCAGTGTTTGCACCACCTTGAATTGTAAGGTTTGGTGCGGCAGTGTCTGCACCAGATGCATTTGTTGTTGTAATTATAGCGTTGGTTGTTGCATTTCCGACTACAAGAGCACCTGTACCGTTAGGAGTAATAGCAATATTGCCATTAACACCGTTATTAATTAAAATAGTACCAGAATTGGTGCCACTATTTGTGCTTAGAGTTAAGTTAGCTGTACCGTTAGTTGTTAATGTTGTAGCTGTACTTGCTATACCTTGTACAACTGTACTTGATGTTAGTGCAATAGATCCAGTGCCGTTTGGCGCTAGTGATATTGCTCCATTGGTTCCAGCAGTAATTACAATAGTTCCAGATGTTGTGCCATTGTTTGTACTTAAGGTTAAGTTGGCATTGATAGCGCCTGTGGTAATTACACCACTTGCTGTAGTATCACCTAGTCTAACATTACCTGTGCCGTTAGGGGTAACTGCAATATCTGCGTTAATACCTGTATTAACAGTAATGTTACCGGTGCTAGTTCCTGCGTTTGTATCTAATACCAAGTTAACAGCACTTGCTGTTGTAACTTTTGGTGTGCGAATATCTGTAGTAAAACTTGGTTGAGTCTGTAGGGCAACTACTGTACCGCTACCTGTTGTTGAATAACTAGTGCCCCATGCTGAACCGGTTGAGTTAGCAATACCGCTAGTTGGATAAGTCATTGGTGATCCATTAGCAATACTAATAGAACCGTTACCGTTAGTGATAGTAATGCCTGACCCTTGTGTTAGCGTAGCTTTAGTTAGTGTATTGCCAGATGTATTACCAATTAATAATTGTCCGTCGGTGTATGTTGTTTGTCCAGTGCCACCATACGCTACTCCGATTTGCGTGGCAGTCCAAGATCCAGATGTAACTGCACCAGCAGTACTAATTGTAAAAGTATTGGCAACAACTGTGCCAGTACCTTTACCTGCAAGTACTAAGTTGATGTTTGGGTTTGCACCGCTGGCTGTAATATTACTGGTTGTGTTAGTTGTTGTACTGGCTACAACAAAACTACCAGTGCCTTTTGTTTGTAGGTTAAAGTTTACGTTAGCGTCTGTTGCGCCTGCTGAAGCTACTGTAGGGCCAGTTCCGCTGGCTGCACCTGTTAATGTAAAGTAGTTTGAACTACCATTAGCAAGGGTACTTGTACCTGAAATAACTAATGTACCAGCACCTGAAATGTTACCAGTAGTAGTTAATGCAGATTGTACAACTGTACTACCAGTACCGTTTGGACTAATTTGAATATTACCATTTGTACCGTTAAACAGAACAATACTACCGGCGTTAGTGCCGCTGTTGGTGTTTAATATTAAGTTACCAGTACCGTTGGTAGTTAAAGTAGTGTTAGTATTTGATACACCTTGTACGACAGTACTTGCCACTAGTCCAACTGCGCCCGTACCGTTAGGCGCAATGTTAATAGCAGTATTAGCACCAGTATTGATTGTAATGTTACCAGTGGTTGTACCTGCATTTGTGTCTAACACTAGAGCAACTGCACTTGCTGTTGTAACTTTTGGTGTACGAATATCAGTGGTAAAACTTGGCTGTGTTTGTAGTGCTACTACTGTACCTGATCCAGTCGTTGAATAACTTGTACCCCATGCTGAACCGGTTGAGTTAGCAATACCGGTGGCTGGATATACCATAGAGCCGCCAGCGGCAGACCAACTTAAATTACCGCTAGTGTCAGACGATAATACATATCCGTTAACGGCGGCTACCGCGGCTGGAAACGTTAACGAGTAGTTTCCACTTGCGCCGGGCTTTAAAGTCAGTACGCCCGTATTGGTATCGTCAAGTTGGATAGCCATTAGAATGTTACCTCTGTTGTTTCTGCTTTACATACCCATCGTATTGTATTGGCTACTTGTCCGGTTACTGTAACTGCTAATGCACCGTTAGTTGTATCCGCTGATAGTGCAATAGTCCAAGTACTTGCTCCGGAATCCGCTGCCGTTATGTTGATAATAGCAGTGCCAACAATTGACGTAGTTGCATTTGTCAGTGCTTTTTTAACAACACATTCAAATGTCCATGCTTTAGTTGCGCCGGCGGCTGTTACTGTTGCAATCACTGAGCCTTTAACATAGTATGCACTATTGCTAGGTAATGCTATTTGATTTGAACTGCTGGCTGCACTGTTATCTGATCGTAAAACTGTTGCAGTAGCATCAGTTGTTTGTCTAGCAAGTATTAGTAGACCACCTTGTGATACTCCGCTTGTAGCAGCGATTGGGGCAAAACATGCCGGAAACGCATGGAATCCCACTACAGCTCGTGTATCACCGTATGATCCTCCCATAATTGCACCGTAGGCCATATTATTTTGATGACCTCTTCCGCCAGCAACAGTGCTCCAGTTATATCCTGCATAATTGTCACTGCCGCCACTTATAGTTGCATAAGACCCACCTGATACTTGGTTATTATATCCGCCACTAAGTGTTGCATACGATCCACTGTTTGTATTTTTTTGTCCGCCTCCAGTAAAACTCCAATCGCCGCTGGCTGTGTTTCTATTTGTAGCGGTAACTCTATCACCGCCTCCAACAACTATAGAGTATAAACCAGTAGCTTGATTATTTGCGCCGCCACCAATAAATGCACCAGGATAAAATAATGTTGTTGTTCCTCCTGTTACTGGGTTATTGTAACTAATGTTTGCTGCCATAGTTGCAGTAATTGTAGTGCTTTGTTTAACAGTTCCTTGTATGCTAATAGTACCAGTTGCACTAGATCCAAAAGATACACTGCCTGCCGATGATCCAGTAACAATGTATGTTCCGTTGATTGTACCACTGGTTAGTGTTACACCTGCAATAGTAATCCAAGAATCAACAGCGTAAGTACCGCTAGCATGTGTTAATGTATATGTTGTACCGTTGCCAGAGCCGCCAGTAGTAGCAAATGTACTACCAGCGGCTATATATGTCAATACAGCTTCTTCATTAAAAACAGGTGAGCCGTTATTTGCAACGCTTGAAAAAATTAATCCTGCTTTAATACTAGCATTGTCTGCACTTAAAGCAATGTTTGCTTTTCCACTTTGACTAAAAAAAGTTATTTGAAACTGAGTGGCGCCTGCTTGATTTGCATAACCGCCTGCTATCGCACCCCAGTAGCTGGTCTGTCTACCATTTTGACCGCCTAATATTGATGCTGAAGGACCAGAGTTCCAATTTGCGTCACCGCCAACAATAACACCCCTGTCTGCATTTAGAACATTACTATATCCGCCACCAAGAAACTGATAATTTGGCACATAGCTTGCACCAAGGAAACCACCGCCACCGCCACCTACAGAGTTTTGTTGGCCGCCGACAATAGCCGACGAGTTAGAATAAGTTATTGTATTCTGATTGCCGCCGCCTATAAATTGATTTTTCCAGCCAGTGTTAACACTTTCAATTAGGTTACTAGTACCGGTTACAATTGCATGGGTTTGGCCGTTTTGTACTGTATTGTTTTGTCCTGAACCAATAAAAGAATAGGTACTATTAGCAACTTGTGTGGCGGCAGATCTAGACATTTGAAAATCTACAGAATAAGTTCCACGCTTGTTACCACCTGCTGCGTTTCCATCTGGCACTTGAGCCAGTATCGCGCCCGTACCTTTAACTACTAAAGCAATGTCAATATTTGCATAACCTACGTTAGTAGCCGTTAATGTCGCAACTGGTATTACGTTGTTAGGTGATACTGTTGAAATAGTATCAGTAAAATTGGTTAGTCCGCCACCACTTGCTACTACTGTTGCAAACGATAAATTGCCAGCACCGTCTGTTCTTAAATATTGTCCAACTGTGCCATCACTAGCAGGCCATCGTATTCCGTTCAACGACAGTGTTTTACTAAATGGATTATATGTTAGTGCTGTAGCAGAAAGAATGCTAGTAGTACGGCCAGCACTAGCTGGCTGCATTGAAAGATACAATGTTGCATTGTCGCTAACTGCTGGAAGTACTTGTAATGAGGTATCTGTAATCATATGTAATATTTATTTTAAGTACCTAACATGATTTCTGCAGGTTTAAATGGATAACGTTTTACTGGAGGAGTTGCGGCATTAATACCAGTGCTTCTAATCATCACAGTTGATTGCGGGCTAACCGAGCCTGCAAATTTAATAGTACTGCCACCAGCAATAGTATAAGTTAAACCAGTTGGTGTTCCGCTAGCAGTTATAATAGGGATAGCGCCTAATGTTGGTGCTAACTGAAACGTTGTTGATCCATTAGTAGCTACAATGTAGTAGGTTGTGCCAGAAACATAGTTTTGAATAGTACCAGCTGATGGCCAAGAACCGTTACCGTTTGTACCTGTAATAGTCATTGTTTGTCCAACATATAAAGTTGTTGGTGCAGATAGACAGCTAAATTGCCCGGCTGATCCTGTAATAGCCACTGTGCTAAGATTAGCTGTACTGGTTTGTACTGTATAACCCCTGTAGGCACTAAAGAAGCAACTAGTCCATATTGGATCGTAATTTACGATAAATGCCGGTTGTACTAATCCATTAACTGTGACCATTAGACTAAATGGGTTTGCTACTGCTACTGGAAGTTGATTAAATGTTAGGGGAAACGCACTTTTTGAATCGTTTAGAGTAAGTTCATCTAGGTCGTAAGCCGCATAAGTACCGCCAACAATATTGCCGCCAAAATAGGCATTGCTCATTGAAACAAAATTGCCTTGAACTACCATAGTGTTATTAACAGTAACTCTGTTGTCTGAATAACCCATGGACATTGCTGTCCCAGTATTGGTTGTAGTGCTGTTAGAAAAAGTTTGCGCAGAGTCAAGAATGTTACTAGCGTAGATTATTCCACCATACTGTCCGGCTCGAATATACGCCGAAGTTCCTGCTGAGCTATTGCCAAAATTAATTGTACTATTGGTTGGGATTGATGTAGATGATAAGTTACCTAAATTTAGTGTAATACTTCCCTGAGATCCGCTTGCTGGGCCTAGTGTCATAGTTGCACCTGCAACTGGAATTCTTACTAGGCCGCTGCCATTAGGTGTAATATCAATGTTACCGTTAGCACCTGCATTAATTACAAAACTTCCACTAGTTGAGCCGTTGTTAGTATTTAAAGTTAAGTTAGCAGTAACTGAACCGGTAGTAAGCGTACCGGAACTAGTAATGTCACCCATGTTTACCACTGAAGTTGGTGCACCAACATTAACTGTTGTAGCATTGGCTGTAAACAAGTTTGCTGTAGTAGCAGGTGTGCTTAGGTTTAAAATAGTACTAGCACTGGCTGTATCAATACTTAAACGCTCTTGTGCAGTTTGTAGTGTTGAACCTGTAGTTAATGTTGTACCAGTATAAAATTTAATAGCACCGCCAGTACCAGTACCAGTTGATAGACCACCTTGTATTGACAATGTGCCAGCACTGATATCAGTACCAGACATGTTGGTCATTCTAATAGTTCTTGCAATGGCAGTAGTGTAAGTGTCACCAACACCCAAAATTAAACTAGATGCAGATATTCTAAATGTTTCTAAATTATTTCCTGAACCAAATGCTACGCCATAGGTGCTGCCTGGTGGATTAAATTCAATATAACCTTGTGGTGTTACATCGATACGCTGTTGAATACGTGTACTATCACCTGTCCAGTCAGCACCGTCAGTGTGACGATGGTGATAGGTATGTAATAGTGTTCCATTACCATTATTACCAGATAGCTGTGTCCACTCTGTACCTTTTCTAAATGTATGTGTGCCAGCTGGAAGTGTACCTGTTAAATCTATTGGGGTACTTTGGGCGTTAGCGTTATACGACGAAGTATGTAATTTAACTGTTGTTGTATCAACAGTTTGAACATAGTAGAAATATTGCCAGCCTTGCGGTAAATTAAATGATCCGGCAAGTCCGCCAATTGCGCCGCCAGACCCTGGGATATAAAACACCATGTCGCCAGTATTCAAATTATGAACTGCACTAAATGTAATAGTATCTAGTGTAGCGTCCATTGCACTAACTGTACTTAGGTTAAAACTGGAATTTACACCTCTGCTATTGTTAACATGTAGTAGTGCATTTGGCTGTGTTTGATTAATACCAACGTATCCCATTGGTGTAACTGTTGCACGAATTTGGCCGCTGCCTAGGTCTGTGCCGTTAGTTCCGCTATCACCTGAGTATATGTCTAAAATTTGCCCAATATTTGTGACCTGTCGAGAACCAATACCAGTGTTGTATCTATTATTAGTTGCATCAGGGAAAGCAATAGTAGGAACAGTTCCGCCAGCGGAAACAATTGTGACTTTACTAACAGGGCTTGTTGTGTAAAATCCAATCTTACCAGTACCATTAGGCACCACAGTAATGTTTCCGTTAGTACCTTGGTTAAGAACAATGCTACCTGCGTTAGTACCACTGTTAGTATTAATTGTTAAATTACCAGTGCCGTTAGTTGTTAAAGTTGTAGCAGTATTACTTACACCTAATTGTGTTGTGCTAGTAATTAGGTCAACTTTACCAGTACCGTTGGTTGTAATATCAATATTACCATTAGTACCGTTGTTGAGAACAATGCTACCTGCATTGGTACCATTGTTAGTATTAATTGTTAAGTTAGCAGTGCCATATGTTGTAATGGTAGATGCTGTATTTTGCTTGCCTAATTGTACAGTGCTAGCTGACAAACCAATAGTGCCAGTAGCGGTGGTAATAATGCTTAACCCTTCACCGGATATATTACTTAATATACCTAATCCAGTTAAGCCAGTTCCGCCCCAAGTGCTTGCTCCGCGATTATAAGAAATATATGCTGAATAGCCGCTTGAGGTATTTTGAAAAGTAATTAATGAAGTAGATGGTGCAGTTGCAGTAGCACTGCTACCTAAATTGATAACTGCTTGGTTTGTTCCAGTTCCAGATGGACTTGTTGATCCAATAGTTAATGTTCTATTAACATCTCCTGAACCTGTTAAATTAAGATTAATATTGCTATCCCAAGATGTTGTTGAATTAACATATGTGATAGTTTTATTAGTTGTGCCTAGCAAAGTAATGCCGCCACCGTCAGCGGTAACATCTGTAGCACCGCCGATATTTAATGTAGCACCTGTTGCTGAACCAGATCCAGTCAGCGCTTGATTTAGTGTAATTTGAGTTGCGCTATCAATTGACAATACTGTTGTACTTGCTGGCAGTGTTACGGTGCCGTTGCCGCTTAGTGAACTAACTGCTGATCCAGGGATAATATTTGCTGTGGCAGATAAGTTAGTAACAACTGCTGATCCAGCACTAATATTACCAGTTTGTGCTGAAGAAACAACACCACCTAATTCTAAATTCTTATCATCAACTGATACTGTGTTAGAATTAATAGTGGTAGTAGTACCATTAACTATTAAATTTCCAGTAATTGTTAATGCTGATAATGTTCCTGGAATATCTGCAGCCACTAACGCACGGAATGACGGATTGCCGTTTCCGCCCGAGCTTGGTCCAGCATACACATAATTTTGTGTTTGACTACCAAACGTGCTATTAATATCCGAGGCAGCGGCTGTTGATACAGTACCACTAGTACCTTTTAATAAACCAGTTAATGAAGCAAGAACTATTGAACCTGTGCCGTTTGGTGTTAACGAAATATTTCCGTTAACACCTTGATTAATAACAATAGAGCCACTGTTAGTGCCGCTGTTTGTGTTTAAAGTTAAATTAGCAGTACCATTAGTTGTTAATGTTGTTGCAGTATTACTAATACCTTGTACAATTGTACTTGATGTTAGTGCAATTGATCCTGTTCCGCTTGGCGTTAGAGTAATAGCACCATTAGTACCAGCGGTAATTACAATGCTACCAGAATTGGCACCGTTGTTTGTGTTTAATGTTAAGTTGCTGGTTATAGTACCAGTAGTTACTAGGCCAGCACCAGTCATGTCACCTAGATTAACTACACCAGTTCCATTAGGTGTTACTGCAATGTTACCGTTAACGCCTTGATTAATAACAATTGAGCCAGAATTTAATCCGCCGTTAGTATTAACTGTTAGTGTCTGTGCGCCATTAGTAGAATAAGATGGGGAAGTAAAACTAATACTGGCTCTAACAGTGCCATTTACTGCTAGTGTAGATGTTCCTGTAGTCCAAGTAAAATTACTTGAACCAGCTGTTGTACCATTGCTATTATACTGTACTTGACTGTCAGATCCAGCGGCAGCTAATGCTGAAGCAAGTGCCGAAGCAGTAGTTGCTAGTACTGACCACCCAGTAGTACTATAAACTTCTAAATTTCCGCTATTATATCTTAACGCACCAGTAACATTATATAAACTATTAGCTGTAGAAATATCAGGTACTACTAGGCCTTGACTTACAAAGGCGGCGCCTTGTACAACTAAATTTTTTCCAACACTAACTCCGCCACCACTGGCAACTAGTTGATTGTCGCCTACTACTAGACCATCGGGCTCCAGGAAGATCTTATTAATTGTCATTTACGCTCCAAATAATATAGAAGGGAGGAGTCCTCCCTTCTATTAAGCCTGTGCTTCTGTCCAGCTTAAACGACTGTTAATTGTGTTTGTTGCTTGGTTAGTAATGTTAGTACAGCATACAGTAATAACGTCTGGACCATCTGGGTAAATGTTAGCAGGAGTTGTACTACCGTTTGCTGTAGTACCACCACCTAAAATACTATTACCAATGTCTCGAACAATTGACAAGTCTTGTGTAACTGCGCCAGAATTACTAGTAAAGAATCCAAAAATAGCCTCACCACCAGACACTGTCTGGCCGCTGGTATGGAAAATGTATTGCGCTAGACTTGATCCGCCCACGTTAGCCCATGTTCCGCCACTGATACGAGCGTTTAAGAAAATTTCAATCTTAAACGCAGTACCGCTGGTAAAAACGTCCATCTGACGTAAGGTTAACTGCATACGGTTGATAATTTCACGCTGTCCAATCAATCCTGATAGACCATTATCAATACTTGGTGCAATACGGATACTTAAAATAGGTTGACGAGTATTTTGAGCCAAGTTAATTAGCGCTGTATTGTTACCAGCGTTGAACACTAGAGATTTATCATCGTCATAACGTCCGTCCATGATAACTGAACTACCCCAGTGGCTTAACTGTCCAGCACTTTGTGGACTGTACAATTCTGCTTTGATAGGAGCAGTAGCACTATAGGTAAATGTCTGTGCTGATCCTTGTCCGCCTGTTTGAGCACGAGAACCAATAGTCAGTGTGGTTAGTGTTTTAGAAGTATATGTAATATATTCAATTACAGCGCCTGTGGCTGCTGATGCTGTTAATACTACTGTACCGCTTGCTGGCCAGCCAGTTGTATCATTTACACTGATTGTTGCACCAGTTGTAGCCGCACTGGACAAGGTTGCTGTCAAGTAAGTGTAATAAGGCAAGTGGTTACATTCGTAACGTCCTACCAAGTTACCTGAACGCATGTATGCTTCAGTGTTGACGTTATTGTTTGGAATTCTATGGCAGTAAATAACTTCGCCGCGGTTGTTCTTGAATCCAAAACGGATAGCACCAGCACCGTACCATGTGTAGTCCATGTAGAACATTTGCATCTTACTTAGGTCAAGTGTCATTCTGCTGTGTCCGGTACCGTCCATCTTGTCAATATTCCAAGTGTTAGTTGCACCAACTAGGCTCAGCCCGGGATAACGAGTATCAATGGTCTTACTGATAACACAGTTTACAGTTGAAACACCTTTGTATTCTGGATAAACATACATTTGTGTATCGCTAGTAATCTGTTGTACAAAGTAAGTCATACCTCGAAGAACAATAGAATCGCCTGGCTTTAACTGGCTTGAAAACTTGGTATTTGTACCTACCACACTTTGACTTCCGTTGGTTGCCTGAGCAAAGCCGCTGATCTGAGCAGTACTTGAACGTTTAACTGCATAAATTGTCTGCCCATCATATTCAAAAAAGAATCCGTTTTGACTATCAAACATACCAAGTCTACTGGTAGCACCGTACCAGCTGTATGGGTTAGCGTTTACGTTACCCGTAGCAGGGCTGGCACTTGGTGTGCTACCAGCAGTATAGGTAAATGTTGTTGGTGTTGCGGCAGTTACAATAGTAAAGTTACCGTTGTAGGCTGTTTCATTAGCACCTGATATGGTAACAACTGCACCTACTAACTGACCGTGTGGATATTTTGTAGTTACCGTTACAGTTGTACCACTACTAGTAATTGTATCTGGGTTTAAACTTGGTTTTAAAATACTACCAGTTGAGAATTGAATAGCTTTACCAGACTGATAACGGAATTGGCGTCGTGTCTGACGAATAATTTGATATCCGTGATATGGGCTAACGTTACCAAACTGTACACCACCGTCAAATGGTCTGTGATTAATATAACCTAATGGACGTGGGTATAACGTTGCTGTTGCACCAGCTGCCGCTGTAATAGTACCAGTAGCTGTACAGGCAAATGTAAATGTTGAGTTACTTGGAGTTGTAGCAACTTTCCAGCTAGAGTTCAGTGTGCCAGTGGCACCAGTAGTACCAACTATATAAAAAGCGTCACCTACACGTAGTCCGTGATCGCCAGTTGTGGTAACTGTACCAACTGAACCAGATAAACTGATCGCGGCGCCAGCACTGGCACTAACTGGAATGCCAGCACCTGTAAAGAAATAGGCAATAAAAACATAAGTTTTGTTAGTATCAAACAAGCTGGCTGCTGGAACATTGCCTGCTGGGATCGTATAGGTAAAGTTAGTGTTACCGCTAACCGATTCAACTAACCACCATCCGCCTGCGTTAGCATCGTCTAGTGTACCTTGAATAAAGATTGGAGAGCCTACAGTAATACCTACAGTGTTGTTAATAGCAACTGTAACAACTTGTCCAGTAGCTGTAACGTTAGTAATTTGATAGCTACCACTACTTGCTGTTCCACCGTTGCCTACGAACGCAGGAGTGCTAGACAAATTACTTAAACCCGTTGTGAAATCATAAAATGCACTAGGACGATTATGGCATAAGATTAAACTTTCCCACTTAGTTGGTTGAACACCATATTCAAAGTCAGTGTCAATTAATGCTTGTGGTGTTGAGACACGCAATTTATCAACTGGGTCGCGCATTGTTTCTGCGGGAACAATTTCTGTATAAGTTTCTTCAACTATAATACTTAATACATCAGTTGAATTCATTGATGTTGTATTATAGTTAAGTGTAATACTAGTAGTTTCTACAGGAGTACCCGTAGTACTAACTAAACTGTTAGTGTAAGCAGTCGCAGTAAGCGAAGTATCACTAAAATTATAAATTACCGTATTTGTAGTTACGTTGGTAATTAAAAGAAGCTGTTCTCTTCTTATGTTTTTTCCGTTGACTACAACTTGTCGTGAAGACGGGGTAAATGTGTAGCTTTCTAAGATTGCATGTTTTGCCATTTTTAAATTTCCTTTAAGATCTCAACATTATATTTAGTGCAGAAAAGGGCACTTGGGTATAATTAAACGTTGGTGCTGGGTCCTGGTTCGTTCTAATTTTTCCGTAGAAAGACATTCCTCTCCTTGGAGCCGTTGCAAACGTAATCGCAGAACCAGCGGTTACTGTTGCGCCAGGAGTTATCGTCCCGGTTGTTGTGGTTAATGCAAATACTGGACTTGAAGCAGTTGCATTAGCATAAGTATTGGTAATTTGAATACTGGTTGTTGAGTTTATTTTACCAACATAGTAAGTTGTTCCTGTAGTGTAAGTGCTAATAGAACCTGCTGTAAATGTGCCAGAAATTGTTATAGGCTGTCCTATATAATACAATCCTGCACTAACAGTTAAGGTTCCTACTGCATCTGCTATTGCTACAGAAGAAATTGCCAATTGAGTTATTGTATATCCTGCGCTAAACACAGGAATATCTGGTAGGTTAAAATAGTCTGCTATGATTTTTGCTGGACTAATTTGTATGCCTCCAATTAATATTTCTACTTTGTTTGGATGATTGGGACTGATTGGTGTTCCATTATTATAAGTTAATCCAAATGTTGTTGTGATATTATCAAACTTAGCACTAATGTTGTCTAAATCATAGGTGTAACCAATTGGTTCACCGGTAGGATATGTGTAGTTTGTTGCAGAAACACTAGTAGCTGATAGTGTAGGAACAACAACCTTACCAGTGCCGTTTGGTGTTAGTGAAATATTGCCGTTTGTACCTGCGGTAATAACAATACTACCCGTTGTAACACCGTTGTTCGTGTTTAATGTTAAGTTGCTAGTTAAGCTACCAGTGGTTACAATACCTGCGCTTGATTGATCGCCAATTAAAACTGCACCTGTACCATTAGGCGTAAGTGCAATGTTAGCATTTGCACCTTGGTTAATTGTAATTGTACCACTACTTGTTCCAGTGTTAGTTGACAATAACAAGTTTGCCGCAGTAGCTGTGGTAACTAATGGAGTACGAATGTCTGTTGTAAAACTTGGACTTGTATTGAATACTAGGTTACCTGTACCAGTTTCGTCGTTGATAATGGCTGCTAGTTGAGCACTAGTTGATGTAGCAAGTTTGCTTAATTGTATACCGGCAGCGGCTGCAATGTCAGCATCTACAATGCTACCATCTAAAATTAGCGCACTATTAACATAGCCGGGGGTTACTGATAATCCCATACTTGCTCCTTATTTGTACTGTGCATCAAACCAACAGTTTGCCGCACCAATTGTCTTGGTAGGACCCGTTGTTGAATTGCACACTACAATTCCTGTTGAAAAATATCTGCCATAGACACCAAAATCAAAACTGTAATTACTCAACGCTGGCACATAAAACATTACTGCTGGTACACTAGTGTCAGCTGGTAATGACGTTGCGTTATGAATTTGAATAAACTGCGGCGATGCTAGACTGTTATATCCGCTTAACATGTAAAGTGTTCCAGCTGTTGCTTTTACTACTAAGTTAGTTGCATATGCACTAGTTGTTGCATTTGTACCAGAATATGTTCCAGTAGCATCTGGTGTTGCTTTTGTTTGCACAACATCGTCAGTTGCTACTGTTACTCGTAATGTGCCTGCTGAACGTACACCTGTATTAGTTGCAATTGCATTACCATTAAACTGCGTTAAACTAGTAACAGTTGCTAGTGTTTGGCTGGCAGCAATGTTTACATCACCAATGATAACACCACTGTTTGCTGACAATTTACCAATTGCATTTGTACCTGCAGGTAATGGGCTATTAGGGCTTAATCCAACTACTAAACTTGTGTCAGTCGCAATGGCCGCAGTACTTGCTGCCTTCATTGAAATAGCAGTGCCGTTAAATTGTGTTAAACTTGTAACTGTTGCTAGTGTCTGTGAGGCAGCAATATTTACATCGCCAATAATAACGCCGCTGTTTGCTGACAATTTACCAATGGCATTTGTACCAGCTGGTAGTGGACTATTAGGACTTAATCCTACAACTAGACTTGTATCGCCAGCAGCGGCTGCTGTGCTAGCCGCTTTCATTGTAATTGCAGTGCCGTTGAATTGTGTTAAGCTGGTGACAGTCGCTAGTGTTTGACTTGCGGCAATGCTAACTGTTGCATTTAAGTTTGCCGCTGTAGATTGTGCTACTGTTACTGAATTGTTTGGACTTACTGCAACAACTAACGCAGGATCGCCAACAACTGCCGCAGTACTAGCGGCTTTGATCGCCACAGAGTTAGTACCATCACTTGGTCTGGTTAACCAAGGAGTTGTATTAGCTGTATTACCAGGTTGAACTGTCCAAGTACCACTTTGGCTTGCAGGTACTACGTCATCAGTAGCAATAGTAACACGCTGGGTTCCTGCGGTACGAACACCGCTACCCATGGCAATTACTTGCCCGTTCATTTGTGTTAAACTTGTTACAGTTGATACTGTGCTAACTGTTCCTAATGTTTGAGCGGCAGCTATTTCAATTGCGCCAATTGTAACACCACTGTTTGCAGACAACTTACCAATAGCGTTAGTACCTGCTGGCAATGCAGAGTTAATTGCGCCAATGTTTACACGACCACTTGTATCGGTATTTAATGCTCTTAAGTTTGCACCATCCCAACCGCCAATTTGTTGTACACTAACTGGCTGTGATGTAGTACCGTTTGGTGATATAGATAAGTTTACCTCGCCGTCAGTTTGTGATGACATTGAGATAAATGTTACTGTACCGCTACCATAAGCAGACATTCTCAAACGTGTTTGATATGCACCAGGCGGAAGAATAATAGTTCTAACCGCACCTACAACTAGTTGAGCATTTGTTATGCTATTTGAAATAACTCCAGCAACATCTTTCATGTATGCTGTATTCCATGTACTGCCGTCAATTGTTACTTCGGCAACTACTGTTATACCTGTTGGCACGCTGATTGCATTTACTACAACACTTGTACCTTTTTGGCTGAATACATTCCACGGGCCCATTACTTGATTTAGCGCACCTAGTGCTCCAAAATTTGTTTGAACTCCGGATAAATTTACAGAACCAATATTGTTTTGTCCAAACGGTAGTGGGCTATTAGGGCTTAGAGCAACTACTAGTGACGGATCGCCGGTTGCGGCAGCAGTACTAGTTGCCTTAACTGCTACAGTATTAGTACCGTCCCATAACTTTGCAGGAGTATTAGGACTTAATGAAACAACTAGTGCAGTATCTGCGGCTGCGGCTACTGTGCTTGCTGCCTTGACAGTTGCAGTATTTGTACCGTCAGTTACTCTGTGATAGATACCACGTGCGGCTGCATCGCCCATTGGCATTGTATTGGTGCCGTCACTAATTTTAGTTGCTGAGTTTGCGCCAGCAAAAGAAACTACCAATGCTGGGTCAGTGGCTGCGGCTGATGTGCTTGATGCCTTAACTGCTACGGTGGTTGTACCGTCCCATAATTTTGCAGGAGTGTTAGGACTTAGAGCAACTACTAAACTATTATCGCCAACTACAGCCGCTGTACTTGCACTTTTCATTGCGATAGCAGTACCGTTAAACTGTGTTAGACTTGTTAATGTTGAAACTGTGCCAATATTACCAATTGAGTTTGTACCTGTAGGCAGTGCAGTGTTAGGACTTAGAGCAACCACTAAACTTGTATCAGTAGCTGTGGCAGCAGTACTTGCAGCCTTCATTGAAATAGCAGTACCGTTAAACTGAGTTACACTTGTAACAGTGCCTAATGTTTGGCCGGCAGTAATACTAATTGGTACTATATCATCTGTAGCAATTGTAACACGTTGCGTACCGGCAGTTCTTACACCGGTACCCATAGCAATAGTTTGTCCTGCCATCATTGACAAGTTACTAATGACGTCTGGTGTATAAGTTGAATAAGTTACGCCGCTTGGAGTACCTGCTGTGGTTGTAATAGCAGTACCGTCTAAGTTTACTAAGGTAAATGTAGTACTTCCGTTGGTTACACTAATACGATAAGTGCCGTTAGTAATTGATCCAGTGCCGCCGTTTGTTCCAGCAATAACAACAGTTTGTCCAACGTATAAAATAGTAGCACCAACAGTAAGCTGGCCACCAGTTCCTATTGCGGTAAGAGCACCGGTTGTTGTTGGTTGGGCTGAGTTAACACTGATCGGACTATTGTCGCTGGCAATAGTAACACGTAGCGAACCAGTTCCAGTTACGCCATTACCGACTAATAAGTCGTTACTTTTAACCTTTAACAGGTTAACTAAGGTTGTGGTTCCGCCCGCTGCCATATTATGTTATCTCCACGCCAAATGCGCTAAATGAAAGTGTTGCCAGTGTAGCGTACACTCTAATCTTATCAGTTGTTGCTAAGGTAATTCCCATTGTTGCTGTAAACGACGAATTACCATCAAGCAATTGATCATAAAAAAGATACTGTGAAACTGTATCAGCGGCGCCGGCAGGTGCAACACTAATTCTAAATGTTGTTGCTGTTGCACTTCTGTTTACAACTACTAATGTGCTAACTGTTGTACTGGTTAATGCTGGAACAGTATATAAATCTGTTAATGTTGTTGCGCTGGGCGCTGATTGTCCTAATACCTTAAACGACTCTGCCATATTATCCTCCCATCATTGTGAATGTTCTTGCCCAAATATTGGGAGTATTTGTCAAGCTAGTGTAACTACCTGTGCCTGCTACTGTTGAAATACCAACGGTACCAATATATCTATAACCATAAACATAAATTACTTGAGTGGCAGTCATGACTGCTGGTGGCACATTTAAGAAATGTAATGTTCCTGATTTGTAATCAAAGTACCACTCGCCTTGTCCGCCTGACCCGTCTGCGAAAATTTGTGTTCCACCTGTTGTTGCTGGGTCTGATAATCCTGTATTGCCATAATACACCGCTACTCGATAAGTGTTAACAGCATTAGCTGTATCAAATTCTGTAGGAATCCAGTTAGTCAAGTTTGTTTTCCACATTGGATTAATTAACACACTACCGTTACTGATTGATGTTGTATTAGAATCAGCAACACACTCAACCTTACTGGTGCTAGTATATGCTTGAACAATACCTGCTACGGCTGCTGCCGTTGTTGGAATACTTGATGCTTGATTCCAGACTTGATCACCGCGAATTAATGCAGGACTGGCAATACCTTCTTGTCCGGGTGTTTTGACACCTGTTGAGCGAGCAACTCCGTAAAGTTTCTTTAATAACAGGTCGGTTTTAATTGCATCAGTTAGTGCCATGTTATTATCCTAAATATAATGATGTTATAGACTGGCCGCTAGTCAATTTAATTCTAACCCAAATTTCGTTGTTAGTTGCTGACGAAGAACTATAAACACCAAAATCTACTGTAAATGTTTGTGCTGTGTATTGTTGTCCCGCTACAAATGCAGTTCCACTTACACAACCGTTTAATAATGTTGAGTTGGTGCCTAATGATAACCAGCCGTTAAGACTCGACTTACCAGTACCGTATACCGATCCGTTACTTGATCCAGGTAGCCCTGCCCAGAACCCAGCAATACCAGTTGCGCCAGTTGTGAGTGTTATTGGAAATCCGTTAATAGCACTTCGAACAAATCTAAATGTAAAATACTGTGCGTTACCGACTGTTCTGCCACTTAGGTTAGGGCCTGCTGGTAAGTAACCGGTTGAATAGTTTGTAACATCATGTTTTAAACTGTTAATACCTGTGCCAGTACCTACTACCGTTGCATCTGTTGCTAGTAATGTGCCTGATTGGCTATTAAATGCGGCAGCACCACCTGCAAATGCAGGAGTGTCAGTATTTGCAGTTCCTGTATCTGGGTTAACAACTCTTAACCCACCAGTAGTGCTGCCGCCAACTGCGGCATTAAAGAAAATATTTGTTTCATCTAAGAACGTTGTTGAACTTGTTGTTCCTGTTTTATATAATATAATTGCATTTAGTGCAGGTAATGCGCTAGCCGCTGTTGTGTAACTATTATCAGCAGTAAATGCAGGAACTGTTGTTGTAGTTGTCCATGCACCAAATCCAGTAGTAATACTATGCGTAAAAGTGGTTGCGTTAGGACCTGATCCAGCTGTTACTGTTGTAGTTGTTGGTAATGTTGTATAACCTAAGTTGGTATAAGTTTTATTACCGGCACTGGTCCACGGCCCAATTGCGGCAGTGGTTAAAATGCTTGTTGCTAAACTAGAATGCCCTGTTTGTCCTGCGTTCCATGTTACAACAAAACCAGAGTTGTATGTTGTTGAACTATTGTAATGAGGAATTGTGCTAGAATAAGTTAAATTACTTGTACCTAACGCAAAAGTTTGTGTACCAAATGTTGGCGCAACTGTAGCACTATTATCGTAATACCAAACACCTGTGTTTGTTGTGCTAGCTCCAATAGTTGTTGAGCCAGCGGCGCCATGTGTAATTTGTACAGTGTTCCAACCTGCAGGTACTGTGGTACCAGTAACAGTTACATCAATAGTTTCATAAAATCCCGGTGTACCAACTGGGGAAGCAACGTTATTAGTAACAACTAGAGACGTATTATTTGCTGTATAGGTTCCGTTATCACTAGTTGATGTAAATGTTAGTGTTCCAGTTGTTGTACTAGTAGCATTAAATGCAGAACCAACTGAACCGGTAGTAGTATTATATGTTGATAAAGTTAATGTTGTTGCGGTTACTGCGGTAATATAATAAGCAGTAGAGTTAGACAGTCCGCCAAATGCTCCACTTGCACCAGTTGTAATCAAATAGCCAACAACTAATACGCCTGCGGCAGGCGGCGTAAATGTCACAACGTTACTGTTTAATGTTGTTCCAGTAATTGTTGCTGTAATAGTTTGAGTAGTATTACCGTAAGTTAATGTTTTAGTTGTGGCTGCGGTATTATTTCTTTTAACAGTAACTAGACCTTGTGTACCTGGGCCTGTTGCTGTAATTGAACTTGTAGATAATGTGTTTGCACGGATAACATAGACAATAGTACCAGCCGCTGGAGTTGTTACGTTGGTTGCATCATTATTAACTTGTGAACCGGCGGCAGTAAACATAATGCGTTGCGTTAATCCATTCACAAAAAATGATTGACCTCCTGGAAATGCTGTAGGTGCCGCTGGTGTTAGTAGACTTAGTGTTTGATTTAACAGTCCAATACTATCTGAAACTGAAGTGCTGATTGACAAAGAAACTCCCCCTGTTAACGCTCCTTGTGCTGGTGTTCCTACAGAAATACCAGTAGCACTACTTGTTGTCAGTAATCCCGTAACTGTTGTAGGTGCATTAACAGTAACAGCTTCACCGGTTGCTGGATCAATATTAATTGGACCAACAGTAGAACCAATGGTATTACCAGAAATAATAATATTATTTGCAGTAATTCCGGTTGGACCAACTGTGGTAATACTAGTACCATTATTAAATGTAATACTGTTTAGTGATGATACGTTTAGTGCGCCAGCGGCAAAATTAACAGCTCCTGTTTCGTAATTAACTGTAAATAAACTACCAACGCGGTAATTACCGCTTTGGTCTACAGAATTATAATATACTTTACCGCTATTAACTTGTATAACTTCGTTAGCTTGAACTACTGCACTCTTATCGTTTGTTAAATCAGCACCTGTTCCAATATAAGCAAAATTGTGCGCCATTAACTGAATAGAAACACCATAGCCGTCTGCTTTAACACCTTGGTTACCATAGATGTTAGCGCCAGAAATAGCTCTCATTTCTGCACCAAATTCACCAGTATCATATCTAGTAATACCAGTAGCAGTTCCGCCACTAGTTACTCTAATATCTTGAACTGTAACACCGTCGTCTACCGTAGTTGTTGCGTTATTTACGCCATCAAAGTGTAGCAATGCTACTGTTGTTGAATCACCAACATATGCGCTAGTTGCAGGAGTGAATGTAGTTGTGTAACGAGCAACACCTTTGCTAATTCTAAATTCGTCAATGTATCCAGTGTAACCAGCAGTTGAATCAAATCTACATCCAATGGTAACTGTTCCTTGAATATAGTTGTTTGTATCTGTATATGTTTGTGTTTGAACAGTTCCTCCAACAAACATTCTTGTAACTCCGCTTGCTCTAGCAATAGCAACATGTGTCCAAGTGTTTAAGCTAATAGCACTGTCACTTTGAATCTGTTGTGCGCCGTTGGTTGAAAATCTCAAAAAGTTTGTAGTTGGGCTTAGGTAAAATGTAGGAACAAGTTGAGGATCACTAGTTCTAAAGTCAAGAATTATTTGATTACTAGAAGATGTGGCAGTATTATAAATCCACATGTCAAATTCAAAATCACCAGTACCAAATGCAAAATCAGGACTGGTATTAATTGTAACATAGTCGCCTGTTCCGTCAAAGAATGCGCTAGTTGCGCCAAATTTAGCAGTAACACCGTTGCTTAACTTGGCGTTGCCGCCCATGTTTACAACTTTATTATCTCTATTAGCATTTGTTAAAAGGCCAGTTACTTTACCAGTAAGTGTAATTTTGCTACCGTTGATAGCCGCAATAGTTCCAGCACCTAATGCAGTAGGATAAACAGAATAAAGTGTTAATGTATCACCAACGTTGTAAGTTCCAGTCTTACCTGTTAGTGTCACGTATGTTTGCCCAACACCACCACGCCCAGTAGAACCTACGACACCTTCAAAGTGTAAATCAGCAAAGTAAGTAAAACAAGTTAACCATTCAACTCTAGCACCGTTAGTCATAATCAATGCACGACTATTTGGTACAATAAAAGTTGCTTCGTTAAACAACATTGCAGCCTCTAAACTTCCGCCGCTGGCAATAGTACCTTTAGTCACTAACGAACCATCTACATATGCGCCACGGCCAGCGTCTGCACTAGCAAAGCCATACGGATCGGTTGTTGTATTTGCTCCACTACCTTTGTTTAAAACTGTTACACGTTCAATATACGGGCTTCTACTAGATATCTGTGTTCCGGTAGCATTAATTGCTGTGCTAAGTGTAAATGTTAAGTCGTTTGTTCCATCAACTCCGCCTAAATATGCTCCGCTGATGGTAATAGTATTTGTAAGAGCATAGTTAGCTCCTGCATTAGAACCTAAAGCAACACTAATTGTTGTGCTGTATGTTGTACCGGTTGTTTTAGTAATAGTAAAACTTGCACCTGCTCCTGTTCCACTTGTAGATTTTTGTGGAATATTAGTAAATGTGCCGCCGGCAGTTACACCCGTACCTGTTATAGATGTGTATGTTGTACTAGATGATAATGAATTACCTGTAAATTTAAATGCATATCCTGTGCCGTTACCTGCACTATAAAACATGTCTTTAATTGTTAAATCGCTGATTGTGGTTTCACCGTTGACTAAAAAACAATCTTTTGTGTTTGTGCCAGTTGTTGGATAAACAATTGTTTCACGCAACCCTGCTCCTCGAACACTAACACCTTTAGGCACAACTAAAGGAAATACTTCTTGATACAATCCAGCTAAAATATAAACAGTATCACCAGATTGTGCTTGACTAAGAGCATACGCAATAGTCCTTAACGAATTCATTTCGCTATGGCCAGCATTGGTATCAACACCTACGTTATCTGAAACATACCATACACTTGTATCGCCAGAACCAAATACAACACCGTTGATAATAACTTTGCCGGTTCCGGTTGTAGTTAATGTTAAATTACTATTTGTTGGTGAAGTTAAAGCAAGAGCACCGCTTGTTGAGCTTAAAGTGTTGCCAGTTAATTGTAAATTACCAGCATTAATTGTAGTACCAAGTAGCGTTGTAGCACGAGCAGTTCCTGTAATATCTAAAGGATAAGCAGGGTTCTGATTCTTAACGCCGATGAAGTGGTTACTACGATCAGTAGTATCGCTTACTAACAAATACAACAGATCTGTCTCAAAAGCTAAATTATTCCCGTTGCGGGATAAATTATCCTTTAAGAGCGGACCCGATATTCTTCCAACAGACATTAGCGCTCCTCAGTACCCCGTGTTACACGGTTAACCAAATTTTCAGCTTGCGCTCTTTGCTGGTTTACCACAGTTTAAAATCTCAGCCATTTAGCATGAGCAACTGTATTTATGTTATTTTGGTTTTTATCTGTCGAAGCCATGTAAAACGTTGACTGTTTTACCTAGTGGTACTGGTTCTGTAAACTGTAAGTAATAACTATTATTAGAAACAGTGTTTGTAGCGTCTACTAGTGTATATGTCATTCCTTGTGGAATGATTTGACTTGTTGTTCCTAGTGCAAGAGTTGCGCTAGTTAATGCTCCGCTGATACTGTCAGTTGTGTAACTGACAACGGTTGAGTATGTTGTCAATGTTAATCCAGTAATTGATCCGCCAGTGGCTGTCACTGCGGGGCCGCCAATAGAAGTTGACAACTGGAATGTTGTAGTACCGTTTGTTGAAATAATATAATATGTTGTAGGATTAGTATATCCAGTAATGCTACCGGCGCCGCCGGCCGTTCCACTAATTTGAATTTTCTGATTAACTGCTAAGGTATTGGCTGTACCTAATGTAAATGTATTACTACTAGTTGTAATAGTTCCAGAAATAGTTGTACTAGTTGGAATATATGTAGAATACGCTCCGCTAACTTTAGAACTGGCTGTAACAGTACCTGATTGATTTGATAATACTAGTGAATAAGATACCGATGTTGCACTAGGAGCTGGGCTTGCTAATACACTAAATGACCCGTTAAAATTTGTAATACCTGTAACAGTAATACTTTGACCAGAAGCAAACGGAACACTACCTAGACTAGTAAAGGTTAATGTTGCTACGTTTCCAGATACTGCCGCAGTTAATACAGTTAATGTTGATGATGTTGATACTGTTGCTGTAGTAATGTCTACAGACGGATATGCAATAGTACCACTGGCGCTAGTTGCTACCAATGCTGTTGTAGAAGGAATAGCACTATACACACCGTTTGAACTTAGTGTATAAGTTCCTGTTCCGCCACTGCCGACAGTAATGGTTCCATAAATTGTACCAGTTTGTGCGTTGGCAATTTGTTGTCCCACTGCCAGTTGTGAAGGACTGCCTGAATTAATTGATCCTACTGTAAGTGTAACAGATGATCCATTACTTCCGCTAGCCCCAATACTGCCAGTTATCCAAATACTAAAATAAATTGTCTTACCTGCAACTGCAATAGCATTACTACTAGTTGCTGTATAGGTCTCCCCAGCAATAGTAGGGTTTTGTACTACAAGATAGTTTGATACAGCTAATTGAATAACGTTTTCAACAATGACTATTAAATTTTTAGCCATCTGTGTCATATCCCAAGTAACACCGCTTTGTGCTGTAGTTGCCGGTGCTGGATTTAATGGGCCAAAATATATAGTTAAGCTATCGCCTGCTCCTAAATTTTGTAATGTAATTAGGCCTGGTTCTTTGTAACGAATTGCACGCCAGCTTGCACTACTACCTTGATACACTTCTACTTCTTGGGTAGTTGTATTGTAACGAATCATGCCAGTTGACGGTGTTCCTGGTTGTTGTGCAGTAGTACCGTTAGGTAAAACTAAACTACCTGCACCAATAGGACTAACATAGACATTAGTTCGTGAATCATCAGAATACAAAGTGGTATTATTTGCAGTTCTGCGATCTAAAGTTTGACGTTTAATAAATCTCATTATACTGGTAGTGTGCTAATCACTATATTTAAAGATGTTGTTGTACCTGCAATCGCTACAAGAGTATCATTGCTTGCTAATACTAATTTTTCTTGATCTAATGTAACAGTTTCGCCTGACGGAATTGATAATGCACTTACTATTTTATTAGTATTACTTGCTGTACCAACTGATCCGGCACTGTTTGGAACTGCATACAAAGATAATGTAGTAGCGGCGACGCTATAATTACATACCATCATGCAGGTAACAGCATTATTTCCACTGCTAGTATAAACTGTAGTATTTGTTGTTCCAATTAATGCTGCGGTTAACGCCATATTCTTTCCTTATAATAAAATGCTTAACAGCACTGCTCTATTCTTACTTACTAATTCATCTTGATTATAAGCAAGAGCACCGTAGGCATTGTTGCTTACAAAATATATACCAGTTCTACCCGGACCTTCTGTAGATTTTGAATAAAATTTAACTTTGTTTGCGGCTGTTGCCGGATCGCTTACACTTACATCTATTTCTAAACTTGCATTAAATTCAACAACCCCATTACCCGAAGTTACTATTAAATTACCGGTGCCAGAATTAGTTACGGTATTACCTAAAATGTTAACACCAGGTAAACCGGCAGTGGTATTAACAGTTAAGCCGCCAGATGTAACTTGCGTTCTTAAAATTAAATTACCTGAACCACTATCAATAGTATAAGTGTCAACACTGTTAGTAGTTGTTTGTACAAGAGATTGCGATATAGAAGATACAATTTTTTGTATTTTTTCTACGCCAGCTGATGCAAGTTGTGCTGTTACATAACTGGTAACAAACTGTCTATTTGGTATATCGTTATCGTTAACTACTCGAGTATAGTAATTTGTTGAATTGGCAATTTTTAACACACTATTGCCATTTTGCATATCAAGATATAAGTTAGTATTAACTATGGGGCTAATACTGTTTACTTGTAAACCTGTTGTTCCGGTTGTAGTGCCGTTGTATGTTTTAATAACAAACGATCCACTCACACTGCCGCCTGCACCAGCATTTGCTGTTGAATCCCAGTGCGTAACTTGTTCATCATAAACTAAAAATGCATCTGGACTGCTGCCTCTACCAATTTGCAAACCTGCTTGGTATGGCATTTGTAATGCACCGCTAATTCCACTTCCGGATTGCCCGTAGTTTACTTGAATAATATTGTCTTTGATTGTTGTGTTTGTTGACTCAACTGTAGTAGTTGTGCCTTGAACGTCAAGGTTACCAGTGATAATAACAGTGCCCGCAGTTGGGCCAGTATCAAATGTGATAGTACCGCCAGTATTAACTGCAATTCTGTAATTATCTTGATCAACACGTAGTATTCTTGACATTTATAATCCTTGCGGGGACCTAAGTCCCCGACTTTATATATTAAACGTTATCGATTTTAACTGAAACGTTTAGCACTGCTGAGCCAAATGTCCAGTTAACTGTTGCGCCATCTGCAAACTGTGTACCAGTATTGCGTGTTACACGGCAACGACGGTTAGTAATCTTGCTGACCCAATACGAACCACCAGCAGAGTCAACAGCGTTAATAGCCATTGTTCCACCAACTGTTGGGAAAGTTGTTACCAGTTTAGCGTAGAAAACACCATCAGCATTTTCAACACGGAAACGTTGTGTGTTTTCTTGTTTGATAATGTCAGTGTCTTGACGAGCAACACCACCAGTTGTAGACAGTGCTACTGCTTGCATTGCGGCATAGTTACCAGTATAACCAGTTGTGACCTGTGCGGCAAATGTCATACTTGCGGCGGCACCTTGGTTGCTGTTGATTGTAACAGCTACGTTACCACTTACTACTGTGGTTGCTGTCGATGTTGCTGAAGTAACTGCTGTAGCATTACCACCTGCTGAGCCGCTTAGAACAATTTCAGTTGCTCCGTTAACTGCAATGATGTAATATGTGCCAGCTGTTAAACTACCACCAGTACCAGTTGTAACTACTTTTAATCCTGGGACTAATTGGTCTGTTGAACTAACAGTTGCTTTGTATAAGTTAATTGTTAGACCAACGATATCACCACTTGCTGTACCGTTTGCTACTGCTGTACCGTCAATATTGGTCAATGTAAATGTACTTGTACCGTTAGTGGTTTTAACAAGATAACTCTTACCAGTTGAGTAACCAGTAATTGTAGTACCAGTGTTAGTACCAGTTAATGTCAATACTTGACCGACATAGAATGTACCAGCACTCTGTGGAGTAGCTAACAAATAACTACCAGTAAGACTTGTTGAACTAAAACCAGAACTGGTAAATGCACTGATAGCTGTTAGTGTTGTACTTGTGATACTTGGAGTTACTGGCACTGTGTTGATGTAACCGTTACCAGTGTTAGTGTATGTGACACCGTTAACACCAAATGTTGCTGGAGTCAATGTATGACCAGTACCTGAAGTACCTGTCGGAGTTTGAGCAGAAGCTAAACCACTTGTAACACCTGATTGTTGATATGTACCACCACTTGCAACAGCAACGCTGGCTAATGTACCTGCAACTGTACCAATTGTAACTGTACCGTTACTAATAGCTGTTGAACCACCAGTGAATGTAATTGCTGTTCCAGCAAGTGCGTTAGCATAGCTAGAAGCCAATGTCACTGTTGTCGAACTTGAAGTTGTAGCGGCAACATAATATGTTGTACTAGCGGCAAGGCCTGAAGTTGTTGTAACTGAAGCACCAGTGATAAAACTTGTACCTTGAATATAACTTCCGCTTGTAACTGTTACTGCTGTACCATTAGTGTTAGTAATTGTGTTACCAGAAATAGTAGACAATGTTGGTGTCCATGTAGATGTTACACCGCCATATGTAACTGACAAAACGTCAGTTGCCAAATATGCTTTAGTTGCTGAACCACTAACAGTAGCAGTTAAAATACTAAATGTTGGAGTACCAACTGCTGTTACACCACCTTCACTAGCCAATGCTGGAGCTGGAAATGTGAATGATGTTGCGGCAGCTTGAGCTTGAGTAAATGAACCAGCTGTGATTGAACCAATACCTAGAGCTTTTAAACCACCTAGGTCATAGTCTGTTGGCAATAAACTTGTATTACCGTATAGACCTGTGGCACCGGTATTTCTCTTACCAAAATATTTTTTATTTAAAGGACGTCCCATTTTGTTTTCTCCTTAAGAAAAACGGCGTTCTAGGCCGTACGCGGTTGGATTTCCGCATAAAATTCACCCTATGTGAATCATTACTATGTATTTAGCAGATATAGAAAAAGGGCTCCGAAGAGCCCTTTAATTGGTTGACAACTTTTAAGGTTAGATTAACTAAACTTAACGTTGGCTGCTGTGATAGCAACTTTACCTAAGTAGTCAGCGGCGTTACCTAGAGAAGACGCTGTGTTTGACAATTCAACATAACCATAACGTGTCATGAATGATACGACTGGTTCGAATGTTGATGGGTCAAGAACAACACCACTGCTCATCAATGGAATGTATGGGCAATAGAATGCTGGTGCGTCAGACTCAGAACCACCTTTGTAACCGATTAGAACATCAGTTGAATCAGTTGCATAGCTGTTTACATAAACTTTCATTGCGTTGTTTAATGTACCAACGAACTTGGTGTTTGTAGGAGCTTCAAATGTACCTTCTGTTGTACGAGCAAATGCGCTAGTAGTAGCAGATTGTAGAATTGTTAAAGCAAATGGACTTACTACAGCCCAGTTACCAGCACCACGACGTGTACGTTGAGCGATCAAGTTAGCAACACGGTTGATCTGAACTGCCAATGCGGCATGCTCGTCACCAACGAATGTAGCTGTACCAGATACAGCTGATTGGTCATAAGTTTGTACGGCTGTACCGGCTAGAGTAGCTAGACTAGCTAGGATCTCTTGGTCGATTTCAGCAGTAATTTCTTGTGCAAGAGCAGCCATGATTTCTGCTTCAACGTCAATACCTTGTTGGGCTTGTGCGTCTTGAGCAGCCTCGAATGTCCAGCGAGCTGATAACTTACGTGTCTTAGCTTCAACTGTTTGCTTCAAGATTTGAATTGACATACGCTTACCAGCTGCACCTTCTAAGGTAGCTGTAGCGGCTGCTTTAGCTGGGCTTGCCTCATTACCTGAGTAAGCTTCAGCAATCTTGAATGGGCTTAATGCCTCTTCACCAGCAACAACGCCAGCACCACTTGATGAATCGCTGTAGCGAACACGTAGAGTGTGGATTTGTCCAACTGGACCAGTCATTGGTTGTACACCAACTAGTTCATTAGCAATGACTGTTGGCATAACGCGACGGATTACTGGTAGAATGACGCGGTTTAGTGTTGCAACGTTACCGGCAGAAGTAGCACCAGCAGTTGGAGATTCCATCAAATACTTGCGTGTATTTTCTAGTGTAACTCCCATTACTGATTTTTTAGTGCCTTGTAAGCCTTCTAGTAGGGCTTCCTTGGTTTCTGCCCAACGTCCGTTTAATAATTCAGACATGTAAATTCTCCTTAAATTTTTAGTCCTGCGAGTTTACGTATGTCGATAATGTTACTATCGATCTCGCTACTACGGTTGTTGGAAATTTCCTTATTTCCGGTGATTTCTTTAGCCTCTACTAGTGCCTGTTTCTTCTGCGGAGCTTTCCCACCAGATAATACTGACGGTAGATACTTTTCAAAACTTTCGTTTAGTCGAGTAGTCTTTACGCTCTCCATTAATTCTCCCATGATTTCGCGTTGTTCCTTGTTTAAAGGAGCAAGTAACTCGTCCATGATATTTTTTCTTTCTTGGCTCTCTTTCAGAGCACGAATTTCTGCTTCTTTACTTTCTAAAATGTATTCTGCTTGTACAACGGCTTTTGCAGCCTCTTGCATTGCATGATCTTTCAAGTCTATGACTTTGAGTAATTTTGCAGTTTCGGATTTTTCGTTTAGGTAACTGGACTGATATTCAGCGGCAAATGCCTCAAATAACTTACGTCCAAAATCAGCACGGCGAGCCGCTTCGATGTCTTCTTTCAATGATGTAATCTCAGTACGTAGACCTTGACTTACAACACCTTCAACCATCTTAGCCGCACGTTGTACAAACTCTTGTTTTACCTTTTTAATTTGTTCACGTCCTTCGCGGACTAAACGTACCTTGGTTTCAGCCAAGTCTTGTTTATCTTTGTAAAACTCTGTAATTTCTTGAGCTAGAGCCTCTACTACAAAATGTTCTAACTTGCCAAATTTACTAGCCATTGCTACTTGATCTTCGTGTAACTCTTTAACTTCAGAAGCTAGTTGACGTGTAACAAATTCCTTCATTACTCGTGCATCGGACTTCATTTTGATGGCATATTTTGCCTTCATTTCAGCTAATTGCTTACGATCATCAGCAAACTCAACAAGTTCACTAGATAATTGTTCTGATAACATTTTGTCAACAGCTTCAATCATTGTGTTCTTGTCGTGCTCGTATTTTTGTGCGAACTCTTCGCGTAGTTGTTGAGCAACTTGTGTGCGAGCCTCGTTAATACGAGTTTCGAACGCTGCCTCAATAGACTCTTTGATCTCTTCAGAAATCACATTGTTTTCGAATAAACTTTTTAGTGCATCCAACATATGATTCTCCTTGTTATTGGAGTCGGCTTATTATACCTAATAAGCTCTCTTTGAGATATTTTTGTGCCTTGGGGTCACCTTTCACCTCTTGCGCTATACGCAAGGCATTTAATCCGCCCTTATTATTCATAAGGTGTTCATAAATTGGTGTTGGATATGCTCCAGGAGCACTAGGTTGAGCTACCATATCTACTGTGATAATCTCAAAATCTGATACTTCACCGGATCCGTCAGCTTTGACGTTTCCGGATCCGCGACTACTAACTCCTAATTTGACTCCGCTTTCTAGCATTGTCTTGATTAGTTGTCCCATAGGGGTTGGTAAAATTTTCAGTTTACCGTAACCATTAGGACCGTCCATCCACATATTTGTTATCATGTGAGACACACGGTCCAGGTTAATTTTTAGATCATCTGGATGATCCACTTCTCCGAGAACTGAATAGCCGTTTTGAATCTGATCGTTAAGGGTCTTAACAGCCTTGCCAATCTCATTAACAGGGTAAACACGCTGGTTAGCGTTACGTATACCGCCCTGGATGCAAATCCCGGACATGTACAAGTTCTTACCGTCTTTGTCATCAGACTCAACGACCATTTTTGCTTCGTTGAAACTGAGATTCTCTCGGAGGTATAGTGACATATTATCTATGTACTCTTTTTATTACTTACGAGCACGTAGGATGCTTTGGGTGTTCTTCTCACCATCACGTGAGTTTTGACCTGTTCCTGCACCTGCGTTTTGTCCTGGGGCTGCACCTTTCTTCTCAGCACCATGACCTGGTTCTTTTTTCTTAAATGCTGTTTTACCAGCATTTGAATCTTTACGGTTGTGGATTGTGCCCAAGCCGCTTGTTAAATCACCAGCTTTTGGATTTGCTAAACCACCTTGTGTACCTTCACCTTTAGCTACACCACCACTAACGATATTAGCAGTTGTGCCGCCCATGTCGTTCTTACCAGCTACGATTGATGTATTATTAACACCGTTGTCGCCGCCTTTGGCAAATGTGTTGTATGTCTTGCCACCGTGTTGGTTAACATATTCCATCATCATTGATGGATCTTCTAATTCTAATTCGTCGCCGCCCATGTCGTCCATTCCGCCCATGTCGTCCATGTCGTCACCGCCCATGTGCTCTTCGCCTTCTTCGCCAGCCATTAGCTGTTCAAATTCTGCTTTTAGGTCTTCAAGTGCATCTTCTAGATCCATTACGCGATCTTCTAATTCACCGTCACCACCTTCTTCACCACCTTCTTCGTCGCCAAATGGGTTTTCTTCACCTTCTTCTTCTTCACCTTCTTCTTCTTCACCTTCTTCTTCTTCACCTTCTTCTTCAGGTGCGCTTTCTTCTTCCTCTTCGGATTCTTCTTCCATTGGGGCTTCAGTAGGTGGCATTTCGCCATCTTCTGCAAAGTCTGATTCTAATAATTCTTCGTAGATTTCACGAGATTTTGCTACTACGATGTTGTGAAAAATCTCTTTTGCTGCTTCTTGATCTTCATTGATCAAAGCTTCAAGCATTGCTTCAAATTGAGCGCGGTCAGTCATGTTTGTTCTCCTATATGTAATGATTACAAGGCTGTATTATATTTACACTTTAATTACAAAAGTGGGTAGATATGCCGCAAAAACGACAGATTTTTTGCGTATTTGTGATTATTGTGCTGGGGCGGGTGGTGTTGCGTACATTGAATGAATAAACTCTAATTCGTTTTCTTGTTCTAAGATGTGTGCTTCACTACTTTTTCTCAGCTCATTTAGTTGTCTTAGAGTCAATCTTGTTTTTCTTGTGTCACCTTTTTTTACGGAGGTGACATCTCGACCCGGTGAATAGCGAAGATCATTTGCTATCTTTCTAGTATCTGGATCAATATAAAAAAGTTCTCTAAGAATCATAATGTTATTTATGCGGCAGGTGGCGTTGCAGGGCCTGCTGGAGCAACTGGTGGTATACCGCCTTCAGCACCAGGTTCGCTAGCATTTGCAATATCTTCTGGTGCCGATAAATCTCCTGCGGCTCCTAAGTCGCCTTCAATACCGGCTGCACTTAGACCTGCACTACGTAGTTCTCCAGCGGCATCAGTATGTGTAGGCTGTCCTTTGCCGTTTTCTTCTGCCCACATGCGTTCGTTTTCTGCAATCTCGTCTTCACTTAATCCTAAGAAACGTTTTAATGCAAAACGTTTTGACATAAAAGGAACAGCTTGAATAGTATTAAATGTATTAATCCGTTCAGTATCAATAGCCGCTTGACGGCTACTTGCAAAGTTCATTGGCGGATTGAATTTTAATTCAAACAGATTAGCGTCAATATTAACGCCTCTGCTGTACATATACATTTTGAATTCTTCGTCAAATGCCGCAGTAATTAATGCTTGTAAACGTTCGCAATATTTGTTAAAACGCAGTTCTTGAATGTATGCAGTACCTACTCGACCGTCATTAAATGATGCTTGACTGTCATCTGCACCTGTTGGCAAGTAGCTACTTGGGATACGTAAACCGCGAAATAACTTGTTAGTAAAATATTTTAAGTCATCAATCTCGCCAAGATTCGTGCCTCCTGGTAATGTTTCAACTTTGCTTCCTCTTCCTTCAGCTGTTGTAGGGAAGAAATAATCTTCATTAATTGACAATGGATTGTAAGCACTATCGATAACATTTTGTCCGCCACCGCTTTGACTTGGAATTCTACGTTGGTGTATTTCATTTTTAACCCTTTCAACAAAAGCCATAGCCATGTGGCTGGGCATATTACCTACGTCGATATGGAATACTCTGCGCTCTGGAGCACGTTGTATACGATAGATTAAGATAGCATCTTCAAGTAATTCTTTTTGTTTATATACTTTAAAAATGTTCTCAAGCAAACTGTTACCAAATGGATAGTTGTTATCCAACCCTTCACTTAGGCTTAAATGTACTACATGTTTAGCGTCAATTGCGTGTTCAGTTTCAGTTAGTCCAAAACGGCTACCGCTACTATTAGGGTAAGAACTTGATGCACCTCGCTGTGATCCAGCTGAACCAAATCCGCTACTAGGAATAGATCCTGCACCATTATTGCGAGGATTAACATTAGGTGTAATCATGGTAGCAACTAAACTTGTAAAGTTAGGTGCTAGATCTTTAATTACATATTGCTCAGGCTTCTTGCCTTCGCTTTCGTTGACAATGATTTTAACAATTTTACTAGGATCAACCCATGTCCACTTTTGTGTTTCTGGATCACGAATAAAAAAAGCATCACCGTACTTAAATGTATTACGAACAATTCTAAAAATCCTAGTGTCAAACTGATTTAGTTTAACCCATTGTTGCATGTACTCGCCTAAGATACGAATTTCACTGTTAGTGGCTTTGTTGCGCCAACTGACTGTAAAAGGACTTTTACCGTCTTTGAGTTTTTGCGTACAAAATTCTGCTAAAATATCTAAGGCTGCATTAACTTCTGGATCGCTGTCCATAACTTCGTATTGCGTATAACGTTCAATACGATTTGGGCTACCAGTGTACACATCAGGCAGATAACTTGAATAATTTGATTTTGCTGGGCCTGGGCGGTTAGCAGAATCCATACCCGATATAGTGGTTAAACCGTTAGTGCTTACAGCTACTGGTGAGAAATATTTTTTCCAAGTCATTTAAATTTGTCCTTAGGCTGCTGTCCTGCTACCTGCTTTGCCTGCATATTTTGCAGTTTTAGAACTGGCATCGCTGATATCAGCAGTGTGTGCAACCATCTGCCCCATAGTCTTATTTAACTGATTAATAGCTTCAAGTATTTTAGTTTGGATGTCATCCGGTGTAGCTTGCATTTTTTTAATTTGAGCATCAGCATTGTTGTTTGCAGTATCAGCCCATTTATATCCGGCGGCTTCAGCTTCTTGTTGCGATTGAGATTTTTTAGGAGCAACATCGGATGCTTTTGGTAACATTGGCAACTTTGGAAATTCTGGTTGTTTGATATTAGACATGCCAGCTGTTAATCCTTTAAACTGCCCTTCTAGTTTCCCTAACATGTCTGTCGGTGCATTAGGTATTTTAATCTCAGGCATCTTAACTGATTGTAGCTGTTTAGTAATTTGTTCAAAAGGATTGTTATTTTGCTCAGGCATCTTAACTGATTGTAGCTGTTTAGTAATTTGTTCAAAAGGATTACCGCCTTTTGTTGACATGTTATCTGCAAGGGATTTAGTTTGTCCTTGCATTTGAGACATCATGTCTTTCATAAACTCTGGAAGTTTAGCTTCTGGAACAACTGCTTCTTTACCGTGTAGTTCAGATAACCCGCCTTTGCCCCAATCTTTAGCAAACCAGTCACCAAATACTTCTTTAGATCCAAGTGTTTGCTTAACTGGTTTTGGAGCTTGTCCGGGCTGAGTATCGCCCAGTACAGTTCCCGGTGTAGGAGTATTGCTATTACTAGCAGAAGACGTTTTATCAATAGCTTCTTTAATTTTATTGCCTACAGGTGCAATAAGTTCTTTGTTCTTTTCTGCAGATGTTTGTCCTAGTTTCCCGCTGAGGTATTCAATCGCATCAGCAGTGCCCTTAATAAGTTTTGGTGATCTACCAAACTCATCGTTAAATTTAACTAGCTCAGTTGCACCAGCAACTGCTAGTTTTCTAAAGTTTTCTTGTCCTGCATTTAGTAAACGAATACCAGTTTGCCCTTCATCTACTTGGCCAGCATTTGGACCTACACCAATTTGTCCTGCTTGCTGTCTCTTTGAAATTTCTGTTTGTGTTTGTTGAGCTTGTCTAAAATCTTGACCTGTTTCTCTAGCAACTGTTGCTACACCTGCTCGTTCTTTGTTTTCAACAATTAATTTTTTTTGTTGTTCAGCAATTTCGCCTGTGCCCTGCAAAGCCAGTCGAGCATAGCGCTCACTACTTTGCCATTCATTGATTTTTGCTTTTGCGGCTGCTAAGGCTGCATCTGCTTGTTGTTTTTGTGCTTCGGTTGTTGCACTTTGTTGCATTCTAATAGCACGTTGAAAATCACCGGCAGCTGGCCCTAGAGCATTTAATGTGGCCAAGTTATCTTTAGTCATTCTACCGCCTGAAGCAATAGTTTGAGCCAAGTTACCGATACTAGGTCCCATATTTCCAAGAGCAGCTTCAGTTTTTGTAAACGCTTCTCTTTGTTTGTCAGTCATCAAGTTCATAGCTAGAATAGCTTCTGGACTCTTTAGTCGTTCCTTTAATTCTGCTTCAATTACTTCTCTGCTTTTACCAGATGCTCTTGCCGCTAGATCAATATTTTGTGCTAGTTCTGCACTTGCTTGAGCTAGCTCTCTACGGCCTTCTGCATCATCGCGCAAGTTCTTTTTAGTGTTAGATGCCATAATAGCGGCAGCGGAATTAAGTCCTTCAACACCGCCAGCGGCCGTTGCCATTTTTTGTCCTAGATCACTTTCAATAGTTTCTTGACTTAGTTTTAAGAATCGCTGATTAGCATCTTGTGCATTTAATCCAATGCCTGTTAAACTTGGGCCCATGTCTTTGAGCAATTTTAAATTGCCGTCCATGGTCATACCGGCTGCTTTAGTTTGTGCGGCAAATTCTACAACATTATTTCCGCCAACGCCTTGCTTGCCAGCTTGTGCTATATTTTCACGGCCTTGTTCTAATGTTTGAACAAATCCACCTAACGTTTTTCCAACACCTGGTGCAAAGCTAGCAAGATTGCTGAATACTGTTGCCGCTTCTTTACCGTGTGCCCCAATACCCATAAAAGCAGATATGACGGGCGCGGCTGCTTTGCCTGTTTCTTTTAAGTTGTTATAAAAATCAGATAATGCAGATTTTTGGCTAGTATCCGTACCACTAGGTGTTCCGCTTGTGCTAGGCTTTGACCCAGAATTGCCCCCAAATACATTTTTCAATGCACCCTCAAATGCGCCTTGCAACTCCGATAGTGAATAGTCAGCCATAATAAATTTCCAGAAATGTATGTATATAAATACCTATGTTATATTTATCCGGAGTCCTATCATGGCCAATAACCCACTACAAAAGTATTTTCGTCAACCAAAAATTTTTATTAACTTGCCTAGTCACGGCATTTATAATAAAGAAGGAACACTCAACGGAGAGCCAACTAACATGCCAGTTTACGGTATGACTGGTATGGACGAAATTATTGTAAAGACTCCAGATGCATTGATGACCGGAGAAAGTACAGTTAAAGTTGTTGAAAGTTGCTGTCCTACTGTTGCAGATGCTTGGGGTTTAAGTGTTTTAGATACTGATGTTATATTTGCAGCCATTAGAATTGCTACCTACGGAAACATATTAAGCCTGTCAAATACCTGCACAAATTGCAAGACAGACAGTGATTATGACGCAGATTTAAATAAAATCATTGATCATTTTGCAGCCTGTAAGTACGATAACACTATTATAGTTGACAATTTAACAATCAAAACACAGCCGTTAACCTACAAACAAAGCACAGATTTCAGTTTAAAAAACTACGAATTACAACAAAAGTTAGCACAAATACAGCAGATGGAGGATACTCCAGAACGTCAGCATAATATTAATTTACTATGGCAAGAACTTGCAGAAAGTCAAAAAAATGTATTTTCACTAACAATTGAAAGTGTAGAAGTAGACGGAACAGTGGTTACTGAACGCGGTTATATCACTGAATGGTTAGCAAATTGCGATAAAAAGATTGTAGATGCTATCAAAGAACACATTGAATCTAACAAACAACAATGGACTATGCCAAGATTTCCAGTTAAATGTGATCACTGCGGGCACGAAACAGAGTTACTACTTGATCTAGACCAAAGTAATTTTTTCGAATTAGCCTAATTAATACCCCGTTTGCTGAAATAGAAGCAAAGTTAGTTAGGCTAGACCAAGAAGTTAAGCAGTTTAAAACAGAATTGTTTAGACTTGCTTGGTACATGAGGGGAGGTGTTACTATCAATGACCTCCTATATACCTATAGTTTTGAAGATAGGCAAGCTATCTATACTGTTGTTACTGAAAATATGGAAACAACAAAAGAAACCCAACTACCGTTTATTTAAAGTCTTTGAATAGAGGACGATCAAACTGAGACTGTTGACCGGTGTTGGCCGTTGATCCAGTTCCAGTAGGGCCTTGGCTTGATGCGTCAATATCTTGTTGAGCAGTTGTAGCAGGATTTCCGCCCTGTCCTGCGTTATTTCCAGTACCTTGTTGTCCGTATCTTAGTTTATCGCTGAAAAATCCTAAAAGTGCATCTTCACCCCATGCACCTAAGTATCCAACAGCTTGTCCAAATATAGAACTTGCCATAAAATTAGCAATATCCTGTGCAACTTCTTTATTACTAACTAGCGCAACGGCTGCTAGTCCTCCACCTGTGCCTACAATATTAGTAAAAAAAGAACCAGCACGTTTACTAAACATGCCAAAGAAAGAGCCTAACCATTTTCCAGGTTTTTGTCCAGCCCAGTTAGCAACTATTATACTAGCCCACTTGCCTATAAGCACTGCCATTTCTCTTCGATGATATTTCTCAAAGTCATCAGCTGTCGCTTGTCCTGAATCTAATAATTTTTGAGCTGCCTGCATATTATTATAATATGTCATCAAAGGTGCAACAAACATATATCCAAGATAGACATTTTTAAGTTTGTTAGCCCAGTCGGCAACGTTTCCTAATGATGCTCTAATTGCGGCAACATTGGCAGCATATTTGGCATCTGCAATTTTCTTGATGGCCAGTTGTTCAGCATCTGCCATTAATTTTGCATCTTGAGCTAGCTCTTTACCAACTAGACGGTTGGCTTCTTTTGCAGATAATTTTCTACCACTTGCCGCCATAGCACTAGCTAGTTTCTCTATAGCTTGGGCACGATCACCTTTACCCAATAGCCATGCTCCGCCTTTAGCCAGAGCACTGCCTAAGCCCTCATTAGTAGATTCTGAAATAACATCAACAATTTTCATAGTAATGTATTTATTAAAGAAGAACTTACGTTCTTCTGTTCTTCGCTTTCGCTCGAACTGTTTTCTTTCTTTTTAATGATTATTAACGCGAAGCGTTTAAGATATTATCTAGATTGTTCAGTCACACTTTGCCCAGACCGGGCAAAAATGAACATTATCTGAGTTGCACAATATCACTTAGCGTTACAGCATTACAGAGGCGGTCATCCGGTACCTCGAGCTGTGTCTTTATATGACGGCGGCTTACTAACATACGCTAACATGCTAGCAAACGTGGGCTATTAACCCTCTTTTTGCCTTTAACTTTCCTTTAAACAACCAAACCGCGGCAGCTTTGCGATCCTCGTCCTGTTAAGGATGGTGGTTGAGTACTCTTAGCAGCCAGAGATTCCGTCCCTGCGATCCGAGATCCAGGTGTAGGGCGCACGATATTTGCTTGCGCTTGCTTATACTGCTTAAGGAGCCTATGAATTTAATTTTTTTATATTGGAGCCGTGGACGCGAACTTGAATATGCCCGTTGTAATAGTCGTCGCTTTCAAGAACTTTACGAGTAAATTGTTCTCTAGCTTCAACGTATGAGCACTCTGCCTTTGATGTACAGTAAAATAATATCTCTCTTGAGAAGTTATCTTTGCCTAATGTGTCTATATCTGCCTGTAGATTAGGGCTTGATCCGTAATATTCTTGCCAATCACTGTCAATCTTACTTCTAATCTTCTTTTTTTTCTTAGTACCGTTTTTAAGTTTTACTGTTTTATAGGTTGTTTTAGAAAATTTGGCTAGTTTCTTGCCTATATATTTGCGTCCACTGATGAGATTTGTAATGATATACACGAACCCAACGCAATCTTCCGGTAAAATTTCGACAATATTGTTTTGATAAGTCCATGACATGCTTTAGTTAGCATCATCTGTAGCCTTTGCCTGTTGTTTTTGAGCCTGTCTTTTTGCTTCTCGCTCTGCAAGAATTATTTCTTTTTCATCCATCCATTCGCGAATAACTACACGTCTAGCAGAACAAATTCGACGAATATCACTTAATATATGGCGCAACCGTATTGCGCTAGCTTTTGTGCCTTCGTTCATCCATGTTTGATTTTCCGCAAAGTATTTGCGAAATTCTGCTAACAGTTTATCGTGCAGGTCCTCGTCTTGATGCATTACTTCTTATTGTCCTTGTCTAACATAGGAGCAATTTTTTCAATTTCATGCTCATGTGCAAAACGTGCTGGCGGGTTTACATGCCAACTATCCGATGTAAAAATTCTAACTGGTTTCCAATACTTAGAAATCATATTATTGATAGCAATGATGCCAGCAACTACTACAATAAATCCTAGCATTGTTAAAATACTTCCAGCTAAAAATACTGCCGATTGATCCATATCCATTATTCTGTTACCTCTAAATCATTTGCGTACGAAGTAAAGCCATTTTCTTTAATAACTTTAAGTACATTGTTCACACGTCCAATTAATTCGTCTTTGTGACTAATTAAAAATACGTTCTTTTTGCGTTCACGTGCTATTTTCTTAAGCACAGCTAACGCACCTTCTACACCACTAGCGTCTAACCCGTTGTCAATAAGTTCGTCAATGAACAATAAGTTAATGCTTTGATATAAACTTTCCCATACGTCACGGAATGCCCACGACAATGATAAAATTAATCGATTACGCTCACCTCTCGACAAGTTATCAAAGTCTAGATCCTGCCCAAGTTGCATAATTTCTACAGTTAAATCATTTAAGAATGTAACTGTGTGAGGTAATCCCATCTTGTCCAAATAGTAAGTTAGTCTATTGTTCAAGTAGGCCAAGTTTTGATCTATAATCTTCTTGCGAATAAAGCTGTCTTTAGAAGTTAACAACTTGAGCAGAAACTCTTGATGTTCTTTTAATGTATTAAGTTCATTAACAGAATCCCAAGTAATCTCCTGCATAGCAGTATTTCTTAAATCGTCAATTTGTTCTTGATAAGGATCTGTTTCCCCTGCTTTGATTGTTAGTTGGGTTTCTAATGTCTGTATTGTATTTTGATGTTTTAATGCTTGTTCTAAACTATCATAATATGTAGACGGGCGCCCATTAATATCACCAATAACACTTAACTCTTTGTTAATTTTGGCAAGGTCTGTTGTTACCTTGTTTAGATACTTGTTGGCTTCATCTAAATGTCCCTGTGCAGTAGCAGTCATTTCTTCATGTTTATGATCATGTAGTGCTTGTTCACAAGCATGACATGTTTTGTTTGCTAGACTTTCTAATTCTTTTGTATACTTTACAACACTTTTTTCAGCTTGCGCCATTGCGTTTTCTAAAGTAGCACGTTCTTTGTTTAAACTTTTAATTTTTGCAGATTGCTCATCATACACTTTTAGTTTTGCATGAGATTCTAACTCTGCATCTATGTCAACATTTTCAAGTTCAACAATGGCACGACCTATTTTTTCTAAATCAGTGTCGTGTTGAGTATTCCAAGCGTTTTGTCTAACAATTAATGCATCAATACTCTGTTGAATCTTCTCATTAGATTTTTTTGCAGCCTCGATATCTGCACTTTCTTGAAAAATAGAATCTTTAGTTTGTCGAATAAGTTCTTTAAGTGTTTCTGCCTTTTCAGATAATAACGTAACACCTAGCAGTTGCTCAATGATTGCACGTTGATCTGCGGCCTTCATTGACAAAAACGGCTCAGTATAAGTGTTTAATGCTATGATATGCTTGAACATATCATGACTCATACCAAGAAGTTCGTCTAAGTCTTTTTGAGTTTCTCTCATGTCGCCCTGAGCATCGTCACTTTCTTCGGCACCTTGTTCTTCGTTGTTAACGTAAAATTCCATTATACTGGGTTTACGTCCCCTTTCAACCCGATAATCAATACCGTCTTTTTCAAACGTAAGTGTAACTAACATATTTTTATTGTTAATTTTATTGATTAGGTTATCTTTTTTAATATTAGTAAGTGCATTACCAAACAATGCAAAACTTAATGCGTTAACAATAGTGGTTTTACCAGTACCATTACGGCTACCGCTGTCATCACCGCCTTGGTCTAAGTTCTCACCTAGTACAAGAGTTAAGTTTTCTTGGGCAAAGTTTACCGCCTGAGTTTGATTACCCACACTCATAAAGTTTTTAACTGTTAGTTCTTTTATTTTCATAGGCTATTATAAATTGCAAGTAGTGTATTCTTGTCAAATTGTTCAGAGTCGATGTTTATAATCTGACTTGATACAATTTGATCTACACTTTCAAATGCTTGAATATCAATATTTGTATTAATTTCAACTTCTTTGCGTTCTGTGATTAAAGTAAGTTCTCTAATATCATAATCGGCAATAAACTTTTCTTTAATAAAACTTGCTTCTTCGTATGTAATGTCAATGTCTAGTGTAACACGTAGATGTTGCTTGGGTTTAATTAAAGTATCAGCTTCGTCAATGAGTTGGCTTAATTTTACTGTACGGAAAGTTGGCTGAGCCGGCCAAGAATGATATTCTGGAACTCCACCCCACTCTAATATCATCATACCTCGTTCATCGTCCCACGTATCTGCATAGTTGTGAGGAAACGCATTGCCAATATAGATCATATTGCCTTTTTGCTGACGCTTGTGAAAGTGTCCGCTAAACCCAAGCTCATATGATTTAAAACTTTCTAAATTAATTTCTCCATGATCCGGCATTTGAACCATAGCGTTCATAAAGAAGTTAGGTAATTCAAAGTGACCAAAGATATACTTGCCGCCTTTTTTGCCTACAGTCTTCCATTCGTCGCCAACCAGCCACGGGCATAGCGTAACGTTACCAATAGTAGTAGGCTCGTGTACAACTGTAATGCCAGGAATATACTTGCCAAACTCAACAGAGTGAATATCTCGTTTATCTTTATAATATAAATCATGGTTGCCAGGAAAAAAGTAAAAATTATTGAAGGCTTTACCCAACTTTTCCAGGGCCCTAAGGCTATAGTCCATTGTAGTGATATTAAGACTATTGCGGTTGTGATGCCAATCACCCATAAAAATTCCTGTGTCACAGCCTTCCTCCTTGGCTTTGGCAATGTACCAATCTACAAAATCTTCACAGTCTTTGTTGTGAACACTACTATTTGACTTTAAGCCAAAGTGAATGTCTGTAAAACAGGCAACTTTTTTAAACAAATTTGTCATTCTTGAGTCTCGTCAAAACGTTTCATAGCATTTGCGTGTTCACCTGCCCCGGTTCTGCTATAACTTGGATTCATACCGTTAATTTCTAAAATATCATCGCGGATATTTTGATTACGTTTTTCAATATTAATAACACGAACAAAGCTATTAGTCACAGCCGCAGTAAAATAAGCAAACGGATTGTCTGACTTGCTTTCGTCAAATTGTAAACCGATCTGTGCTAACTGTAAAATGGCTTGACCCTTCATTTCGTCATTATAAGTGTATCCGCGAACGTTACCGCGTGTAGCATATCGCTCACACAACTTAATCATCATGCGGGCTAATGTTGGTGTAATTTGTCCAGCATCTTTATCAAAGTAACCTGTTTCTAAGTCACCCTTCCAGTGCGATTTTCCAACACATACAAGTTCATCTTCTTCATTAAACTTCCAATGCTGAAATGGTGGAAAGTTAACTTTGTCTCTATGATCTGCTAGACTTTTAGGGTTTTTCTTACGTGTATTGTTAAGTGGAATGTGATCAAATGTCATAATCCTAAACACTAAATCTGTTTTAGGAATCTTTTTGTAATCAACTTCACAATCAGCCTGTTTGACCTTTGCACCAGCGGCTTTTCTACGTTGGTAATCTTCATCACCTAGTCTTTTTGCCTGTGCTCGTTTAGCTTCTGCAATAGTTCTAATGTTAATCTTTTCTAAGTTAGGGAGAATAATGTCATATTGATGGTATTTTGGATCTGTAAAACTACAATATGTGCTTTTACTTCTGTGTATCTCCGCTAACATGTCTTTGTTATTCAAATAATTTACTTTTATTGTCATGCGAACGTTCCTATGTTGTGCTATTATAAACTACGTAGTTTATAAAGTCAAATAAATATATTACCAAAGAGGGTATTATTATGGGTTTATTTGATTCAGGCGCCGGGCTTGCTTCGTCAATTGGCGCAGCCACAAATGCAGTCGGCGCCGTTGGCGGCGCAATTAATGTTGCAAGTAATTTGGGGTCTGCCATATCAAACCTTGGTAGCGCAGAAGATTTTGGTAGCGCAATGCGTAGTTTAAATTTACCAGCGGCCGGTGAAGCAATTGGTGATTTAATGGGCGCAGTTGCAGAGTTTGGCGGCGACGCAAATGCAAATGACTGGCGTGTCAGATTAAGTCTCCCTAAATGGACTAGTTTTAGATCTAGTCCTGTGTTACAACCTTTAAAAGATGCAGGCGGATGTGTGTTTCCGTATACTCCAACAATCACAGTTGCTAGCGGCGCAAAATATACACAAATACCAACTGTTCACACAAACTATAATTTTCAAGCGTTCCATAGTAGTGACCCAGGCTCCATAAGTTTAACAGCGCCTATGCGAGTTGAAGATCAAAATCAAGGTTTATACTGGATTGCAATGGTGCATTATTTACGTAGCTTAACTAAAATGTTTGCTGGATCTGATCCAAAGGCTGGAAATCCGCCCCCAATTGTATTTTTAAACGGTTATGGAAATTATGTTTTTAAAAATGTTCCAGTAGTGGTTACTAAAATGTCAGTTAGTCTTGTTAAAGAATGTGATTATATTGGTGTTGATGTAGTTGGTAGCGCAATGGGTGCAGTAGAAGGTGTTACTGACTCTATTGGCGGACTAGCAGATACACTTGGCGGAGCCATACCGTCGCTAGGAGGCATTACTAGTGCAGTTAGTAGTATTGCCGGAGGTGTTGGCCAAGTAGCAGGACTTCTAGGAACATTTGGAGTAGGCGGCTCAACCAGCGGAGGCGTTAGTTATGTTCCAACAATTAGTGAGTTTTCAGTTACGCTACAACCAGTATACAGCAGAGACAGTGCTCGTAAGTTTAGTCTAGACAGATTTGTCCAAGGCGGATACCTAAATAATTCTTTTGGATATATTTAATATGTCAAATTATACAAATACAAGTCCGTGGTATCTTACTCAGACTAAACAAGACTATCTAGATGTTTTAACAATTAGGCCTGTCAGTGCAGAGGTAGATGATTTTTATTATACTATTGAATCACAGTATGCATTTCGACCTGACTTATTGGCATTTGACTTGTACGGAGAAGCTAATCTTTGGTGGGTTTTTATACAACGAAATCTTAATGTTCTTCAAGATCCAATATTTGATTTTGTTCCGGGAAAAAAAATCTATATTCCAAAGAAAAGTAGTTTGTTTACGGTATTAGGATTATAATATGGATTTGTTAAATGCAGCCACTAATGCTGTTAGTACCGTGTCTAACACATTATCAAGTTCAGGGCTGGCATCTGGATTAAGCAGTACATTTAATTCCTTAACAGGTAAACTTGGATCTATTGGTTCGTTTTTTAAACCACTAAACGGAGTTAAGTTGCCTTTGGCTAATCCTTTATTTGCTTATGCATCTTATGATTATGTTATTGGATTAGGATGTTTATCTGCTAAAGAAGTTACTAACCCAGATACAACTTATATGGCAGGCAAGCCTGTTAATTTAATTTGCAAAAGTGCAAATGCTGATCCCCAGAACAGAGTAAAAACACCTTACGGAAAGTTTGATTTTTTTATTGATAATGTAGAACTTAAAAGCACAATTGGTTTAGATTCTGGAAATACTACAAACATTACTGACATATCATTTTCTATAACAGAACCTTATAGTATGGGTATGTTTATGATTTCTTTACAAACAATAGCTCAGCAATTAAAATGGGATAATTTTAAAGAAGCACCATTTGTTCTTACTTTAGAATTTAGAGGAAATAAAGAAACAGGACAAATGGTCAATATACCCGGTACAAAAAGATTTATTGCTTTTAATTTTAATGACATAAGCATGAAAGTTACAGAAGCAGGAGCAGTTTATAATTGTACCTGTATGCCATATAACCAAGGAGCACAAACAGATCAAGTTGCTACTTTTAAAAGTGATGTATCTATTACTGGTGATACAGTACAAAGCATTTTACAAACTGGAGAAAAAAGTCTTCAGTATGTTGTTAATGAAAAATATAAAGCAACTGCTAAGGCTGCCGGCAAAGATACTATACCTGACGAAGCAATTATATTATTTCCAGAAGATACTGCATCGTCGGCATCTAGCGGATCTAGCGGATCTGAAAGTACTGGTTCTGCAACTACTACTCCGGGTGCTGCCGATACAAAAGCGTTGTTTACAAAATTAGGTGTAACTAGAAGTACAATAAATTCTACATTAGTTCAACAAGAAATTACTGTTAATGCTATAGGCAGTGCTGATTTAGGATTCAATGATTCTAGAAAAGGTGATACACCTTTAGGCAAAGAAAATAAAGTATGGGATCCTGTAAAACAAATTTTTGTTAGATCAAATAATCCAATTGATACAAAAATGACCGACATGAAATTTGCTCAAGATACTGATATTACTAATGCTATAAATCAGGCTATTCTTAACAGTAAATTTGTTACTGAAACATTAGATGCAAGTAATTTAACTAAGGAAGGCTTTAGAAATTGGTGGCGTATTGATGTTCAAAAATATCCGAATGGCCCAGTTCAGAATGCAACCGGCAGAGTTCCTTACATTTATGTGTACAGGGTAGTTCCTTACGAAGCACATGCTAGTAAACTTGCGCCACCAAATACTAAAACCCCCGGATATGCAAATTTAAAACTTCAAGCAGTTAAACACTACAATTATATCTATACAGGAAAAAATGTTGATATTATTAGATTTGATATTACATTAAATACAGGTTTTACTGCTATCATGGCATCTGATGGTTTAGAAAAATCTCAAGATGCAAAAACAGCCGCAGCCGATAGCACAGAACCAGAAAAACAAACAGCAGGTAATCCACTAGCACCTGGTAATTCACCTTCTACAATGCCAGGAGTTATTCCTACAACGGTATCTTATTCAGGGACTAACACTAAGTCTGATAGAAAAGGCGGCGGCGGCAAAGAAACTCCCGGCCACCGTGCGGCTCGATTATTTATGGATGCTGTTACAAATAGTAACGAACTTGTTAATTTAAATATGGAAATTATTGGAGACCCTTATTATATTGTACAAAGTGGCATGGGCAATTATACTGCGCAGGCTACACAGTATAAAAATTTAAATTTAGATGGTAGTATAAATTATCAAAACGGCGAAGTAGATATTCTTGTTAATTTTAGAACACCGATTGACATTAATCAAACAACCGGGTTATATAACTTTGGCGGATCAAGTAAAACAGCTCCTGTTATCGGATACAGCGGTCTTTATCAAATAACAAATATAACAAGCAAATTTCAATCTGGGCAGTTTAAACAAACTTTAGTAGGGCAACGCAGGCCCCAGCAGGAAAACCCAGTTGAAGCAACACCGGATCAAACATTTTCTACAGGTAATCAGAAAGTAGATCCTAAAGACCCATACGGATACGGAGACGGTTAATGGCAACAAATGACAGTAATTTTATATCAGCCGATAGTCCAATTAATCGGCCTGGCCCATACTTAGCTAGAGTTATTAGCCATTTAGATCCAACTTATATGGGAATGTTAGAAGTTGAGATCTTGCGTCCAGGCGGAGGCAGTAATGAAACCGGAGCAATACATGCAGTTAGTTATATGAGTCCATTCTACGGAGTAACTAGCATTGCCCATGCTTCGGAAAATAATGATTATAACGGAACACAAAAAAGCTACGGATGGTGGGCAGTTCCTCCTGATGTGGGATCCACAGTTGTTATTATGTTTATTGACGGCAACCCTAAGTATGGATATTGGATGGGTTGTGTTGCAGATGAAAATATGAATTTTATGATTCCTGGTATTGCCGCATCTAGTCAAGTTGTTGACGAAACAAAAAGAATGCCAGTAGGTGAGTATAATAAGCGAGCAACAGAAAGTGAATCAGTCATAGTAACGGATCCTGAAAAAACTAAAAAACCAAAGCACCCACTAGCAGCCGCTTTTGAAACCCAGGGGCTATTAGAAGACGACATTAGAGGACTTACTACTTCAAGTGCTCGCAGAGAAACTCCTAGTATGGTGTTTGGTATTAGCACCCCCGGCCCATTAGATAAGCAACCTAACGCTCAACGAGGCACAATTGGTAAACTAGAATACGAAATTCCAAACGCACCCGTCAGCCGCCTTGGTGGCACAACATTTGTTATGGACGACGGTGACGACAAATACTTGCGTAAAACTCCCGCAAATGAGGGTCCGCCTGAATATGCTCAAGTTGAACAAGGAGAAACAGACGGTGATGTAACAATTCCTCATAATGAATTATTTAGAATAAGAACACGCACTGGACATCAAATTCTATTACATAACAGTGAAGATTTAATTTATATTGGCAATGCCAAAGGCACCGCTTGGATAGAATTAACAAGCGATGGTAAGATTGACATTTATGCAGAAGACAGTGTTAGTTTACATACAAAACAAGATTTAAATTTTTATGCAGACAGAGACATTAATTTTGAAGCCGGAAGAAATTTTAATTTAAAAGTTGCAAATCGTCATCAAACAGAAGTTGGTGGCAACAAAATTTTAATTGTTGATGCAAATAATATTATCAAAGTTTCTGGTACACACGACGAAACAATCACTGGTGTTACCACAATCTCCACAGGTGCTGGACATACAATTACCGCAAGCGGAGATTTTGAAGTTAAAGCAGCCAATACTAATATTGACGGCGGCAATATTCATTTAAATTCTGGAAAATTTGCAGGACAAGCCGCCGAAGTGCCAGACCCATTAAGCGTATTTGAAAACCCAACTGAAGATAGTGCAACAACTGTTGAAAGTATTATGCTACGTGTTCCGAGTCACGAACCTTGGCCACACCATGAAAATTTAAACCCTACAGATTTTAAACCAGATATGACAGATAGAGAAAGCGGTTCAACCATTGCAACGCCGCCATTGTGGAAAGAATACACTACAATAACAGATACATTCCAAAAAGTTAAAGGAGCAGATTAATGAGCTCAAATGCAAATCTATATAATAAAATTACACTACCAAGTGCCGCAAACAATAACAGAGAAGTTAGTCCTAAAATGTATAAAGGATTCAGTACAGTTAGCACTGATACTGAAAACTTTAGTCTTTATGATTTAGATTTAATTAAACAAGATTTAATAAATCATTTCTATGTTCGACAGGGCGAGCGTTTAATGAATCCCACATTTGGTACAATTATCTGGGATCTCTTGTTTGAGCCTTTGACAGAACAAATTAAAAATCTAATTTTACAAAATGTAAATCAAATTATAAATTATGACCCTAGAATAAAAGCAGACAAAGTTACTGTTACTGCTTACGAATCTGGGGTGCAAATAGAATGTCAATTAACATATTTGCCGTATAACGTAAGTCAGAGCATGAAATTAAAGTTTGATCAAGCTAACGGATTACTAGCACAATAAACTTAGCAGTTAATTTTATTCAATAAATATAGAATACAGGATAAATTATGAGCGCAATTGACAGACAAAATAGATTACTAGTTGCTGAAGACTGGAAAAAAGTATACCAATCATTCCGAAATGCGGACTTTCAAAGCTACGACTTTGAGAATCTACGCCGTACAATGATTGATTATATCCGTCAAAATTATCCTGAAGATTTTAACGATTACATTGAGTCTAGCGAATACCTTGCCCTAATCGACCTTATTGCGTTCTTGGGCCAAAGCATAGCTTTCCGTGTTGATTTAAATGCTCGTGAAAATTTCTTAGAGCTAGCAGAGCGCCGTGAAAGCGTATTGCGACTAGCGCGATTAATTAGCTACAATGCTAAACGTAATCTTGCAGCCAAAGGATTGTTAAAATTTACCACCGTGTCTACCACACAAACTGTTATTGATAGTAACGGAAGAAACTTAGCAGGACAAGTCATTACTTGGAACGATCCAAGTAATTCTAATTGGTATGATCAGTTTATTAAAATTGTCAATGCGGCAATGAGCACCAATCAACAGTTTGGAAACCCTAGCGATAAATCAACAGTTTACGGAATCCCAACTGCACAATATCGATTTGAAGCTTCTAATAACGATGTTCCGGTATATGCATTTACTAAGTCAATTGCCGGACGTCAAATGACATTTGAAATTACTAGTACAACTTTTAAAGATCAAAATTACATCTATGAAGAATCTCCTAAGTTAGGAAATAAAATTGCCTGCATTTACAGAGATGATGGCAGAGGTGCAGCCAGCGCAGGAACTGGATTCTTTTTTAATTTTACACAAGGCTCGTTAAATCAAGGAGTATTTACAATTAGTCAACCAAGTACTAACGAGTCTGTTGATGTTGACAGTCAAGGTATTAATAATACTGATGTTTGGTTGTATAGACTAGATAAAAACGGCGCAGAAACAGACGAGTGGACTAAAGTTCCTAGCTTTGAAGGTAATAACGTAATTTATAATAGTTTAAATAAAAAAATTAGAAATATTTTTAATGTTCTTACTCGAGCAAACGATGCAATTAGTTTGCAATTTAGTGATGGCACATTTGGCAATCTTCCATTAGGGACTTTTAGAACATACTATCGTATTAGCAATGGTTTATCATACACAATTAACACAACAGATATTCGAAATGTTGCAATTAGTATACCTTATGTAACTCAGCAAGGCCAGTTAGAAACGTTATCAATTACAATGTCGTTAGCAAGTTCAGTATCTAACGCAGACACTTCAGAAACAAATACAAGCATTAAACAAAATGCTCCGCAAACATATTATACTCAAAATCGTATGATTACTGGAGAAGATTATAATATTAGCCCATTGTCTACAAGCCAAAAAGTTTTAAAAGTAAAAGCAGTGAATAGAACTAGTAGCGGTATTAGCCGTTATTTTGATTTAATTGATCCTACTGGAAAATATAGTTCAACAAATTTATTTGCTGATGACGGATTGTTATATAAAGAAACATATACAAATTCTTTTAAATTTTCTTATGTAAGTAAAACTGATATTGAAGGTGTTATATACAACAATGTATACGAAGTTCTTAAAAAACCAGAGTTAAAGAATTTTTACTATTCAAATTTTATTAGTTATGTTACACTAAGTTTAAATGTTGTATGGTATAATAAAACTTCAGACACTACTAGTTCTAGCGGGTATATTGGATCAGTGGTGGACCCTGCAATATATAAAGTAGGTAGCGCAACATCAACAGAATTAAAATATTTTCAACCAGGTGCATTGATTAAATTTTCAGCGCCAACTGGTTATTATTTTGACACTACTAATTACAACAAGTTAGTAGCAGGAACCCCTGCTTCCTTAGGCGCTTCTTTAACTGTTTGGGCATCGGTTGTATCGGTTGAAACGGACGGTACCGCCAGCGGAACAGGTGTTACCCTAACCGGAATGGGCCCTATTGTATTAAATCAAAATATTCCTTCTTTATGTACTATTGAGCAAATTATTCCTAAATGGAGAACAGTTATTGATAGTAGTGTTAGAACTGCAATGACAGATTTAATTTTTGCTAACAAACCATTTGGGTTAAGATATAATGCATCAACACAAGCATGGCAAATTATTTTTGAATCTAATTTAAATGCCTACTCTCAATTTAGTTTAGGTAAACAAGGAGATTCAACAAATACACAACAAGATTCAAGCTGGATGTTGTTGTTTACAACAGACAACGAATATTACACTGTCACTAGTAGAGAACAACGTTACGTATTTGAAAGCGATAAACAAATTAAATTTTACTTTGATAACGCTAATAAAATATACGATAGTAGATCTAACGAAGTTGTTAAAGATTCAATTAATGTATTAAGCATCAATACTAAGCCTGATAGTGTTCAAAGTTTTACATTAGATTACAAGTGGGAGATTATTTCTCCTTATATTGGGTTAGATGGCTATATTGACAATAAGAAAATTGTTGTTACTTTTGCAGATACTGACGACAATGGGGTAGTTGATGACCCAGAATTATTCTTAAAAATTGTTGATCCAGCAACATCGCCGACTTCAAAATATATTGTTCAAGAAAAATATTCTATATCTTTAGGCCAAGAAGATTATAGATATATTGATAATAGTAACAATATTGTAAAAGTAGTGTTGAATGAAACTGCAATAGGTCCAATAGGAAACTATACTAACGGGCAATATTTTTATATTGTTGATACCGACACTGTTAAACAATTGAATAATCAAATATTAACAGTTACTTTAGATTATAAAGTATATCAGGGTAGAGACGAAATTAAATTTCAATACATCCATAATTCAAATTATGAGTCAAGAATTGACCCTAGTCTAAGTAATATCATTGATATTTTTGTTTTAACTAAAGGATATGATACTATTTTTAGACAATGGTTAGCAGGTGTTATATCTGATAAACCTCTTCCACCTAGTAGTGACGAATTATACAATATATTGTCTCCTGATTTAAATTTAATTAAATCTATTTCTGATGAGATTGTATATCATCCAGTTAGCTATAGCATTTTATTTGGACAGTCAGCTGATACTAATTTACAAGCTAGTTTTAAAGTAACTAAAGCACAGGGTCAGGTCATTTCAGATAATGATGTAAAGTCAAAGATCATTGTAGCAATTAATGAGTTCTTTGCTTTAGAAAATTGGGACTTTGGAGATACGTTTTATTTTACTGAACTATCTACATATGTAATGAATCAACTTGCACCTAATATTTCTAATTTTGTAATTGTACCAAGACAAAGCGGATTAAACTTTGGCAGTTTATTTGAAATTAAATCAGCAAGTGATCAGTTGTTCATCAACGGTGCAACTGTTGATGATATTGAAATCATTTCTGGAATAACATCAACTAGTATTAAATCAGTAAGCGGCACAGCAGTAGACACTACAAGCTCAGCCCAACAAACAGTAACAAGTTCAACATACGGAGCAACAAATGGCTGATAGTATCAATCCATACGAAGGTAAGATAACCGCGTCTAATTTCCTTCCACGATTTTATAAGACTGATACTAATAAAAAGTTTTTACAAGCTACGTTAGATCAATTAATTGTCAACGGAACTGTTAAAAAAGTTAACGGTTATATTGGAAGACAAAATAGTAAAGCAACAGTTGGCTCTGATATATTTCTTAAGACTCCTACGACTACTCGTCAAAATTATCAGTTAGAACCAGGTATGGTTATTAAAGATACTTTAGGAAATACTACATTTTTTAAAGATTATCAAGATTATATTAATCAGTTAGGTGTATTTGGCGCCAACACAGATAACCATGCAAGAATAAACAAACAAGAGTTTTATAGTTGGGATCCGCACATTAACTGGGATAAATTCATTGATTTTCAAAACTACTACTGGCTCCCATATGGACCTGACGTAATTAAAATTTATGGCAAAGAGCAAGAAATTGCTAGCGAATATACTGTAGTGGTAGAATCAGAATTAGATAGTAATGAGTATTTGTTCACCCCTAATGGATTAACACGTAATCCAACTCTTAAGTTATTTAGGGGCAAAACTTATACATTTGATATTAATAGTCCAGGTAATCCTTTTAGTTTTAAAACTACTAGAACAGCTGGGTCATTGGATCGATATATCACTGAAACATTAAATGTTGCGGCAGTTGAAAAAGGTGTTATTACTTTTACTATTCCAGTTAATGCTCCTGATATTTTATATTATGTCAGTGAGACAGATATTAACCTCGGCGGAGTTATTCACATATTATCTGCAACTGAAAATTCTTATATTGATGTTGAATCAGAATTATTAGGTAAAAAAACTTACACGTTATCAACTGGTGTACAACTAAGCAATGGTATGAAGCTTCAGTTTGGCGGAAATGTTTTTCCTAAATCTTATGCATCTGATAAGTTTTATGTTGAAGGGGTTGGAACAGCAATTAAGTTAGTAAAAGAATCAACATTAAATTTTGTTAGTTCGTATACTGTTAGCAAATCAGTTCCTTTTGAGTCTGTTCCTTTTGATCAAGGCCCATTTAGTAACACTACATCTTACGCAGGACATTTAGATTATATTGTTATTAATAGATCAAGTAAAGATCAAAATCCATGGAGCCGTCATAATCGCTGGTTCCATAAAGATGTCATTAATGCTAGTGCTACATTTAACGGCAAAGTTGCAGAATACGATCAGTCTTTTAGAGCAGTTCGCCCCATCATTGAGTTTGAAGCTGATTTAAAATTATTTAATTACGGAACAATCGCGGTCGGCGATGTTGATTTAGTAGACACATTTACTAAAGATGTGTTTTCAACCGTCGAAGGGGCAGTTGGTTATAATATTGATAATTCTACAGTAGTAAATGGCCAACGAATTTTATTTACGGCTGACACAGACTCTAGGGTAAAAAATAAAATTTTTAAAGTTGAGTTTGTTACAGTAAATTCTCCTTCAGGTTCTCTAGTTCGACAAATTCATTTAGTTGAAGAAACTTTACCTGTTACTAATCAAGTTATATTAGTTAAACAGGGTTTAAAAAATTCAGGACAGTCTTATTGGTTTAATGGTAACACATGGAATTTAACACAGCAAAAAATTAAACCAAACCAAGCACCGTTGTTTGATGTATTTGACTCGGACGGAGTTAGCTACGGTGATACAGTAACATATAACGGGTCTACATTTGCAGGTACTACTATTTTTTCTTATGCCGTTGGTACTTATTACGATGACAAGCTAGGTTTTAATATTAAGTACAAAAATATTAATAACTTTGGTGATATTGTTTTTAATTTTGATCTATTGATGGACGAGTTTCAATATAAACAAAATACCGATGTTAACATTCAAAATATAAATGTTGGATACCTAGCTAAATCAGTAGACTTAACAACTGTTAACTATGTAAACGGCTGGCAATTAAACTTATTAAAGACGGTGCAAGCAGCCGTAAGAATTTATAAAAATTCAAACTTAACTAACAATTTTTCAATTGATATTTTTGATGACATTACAAATTTAACAGATTTAGTTGTTAGGGTGTATGTTAATGGAATTAGGGTTGATAGTTCTAAATGGTCTGTAATAGATGCACCTACATACAAACAAGTTGTTTTTAATGCACCTGTTGCCATTGACGATGTAGTTACAATTAAAACATTTGCAAGACAACCTATTAATAACAATGGGTATTATGAAATTCCTATCAACTTACAAAATAATCCTAAAAATGGACAAATTACAGAATTCACACTAGGCGAAGTTAGCGATCATGTAAACTCTATTGTGGATAACTTGTCTAATTTTACAGGAACATTTCCAGGCTCAAACAATTTAAGAGATCTTGGCAACATTACACCGTACGGAACTAAATTTGTACAGCATAGTGGCCCGTTTGGATTAAGTTTATATCACATTACTTCTGAAACTAATAATATTGTTAAATCGTTAGAAAAAGCAAGAGACGATTACAATAATTTTAAACGCAATTTTATTGCAGTGGCAAATAAGTTGGGGTTAGATGCTGACCCAGTTCGACAAGTAAATGAAATTTTAAAAATTATTAATAAAGATAAACCAAATACTGCACCTTATTACTTTAGTGATATGGTACCTTACGGTGCTTCTATTAAAAATACATATACTGTTGTTGATTACAGAATTAAAACATACCCACTTTCTACAACATTTAATTTAGATACATTATCAAACAAAGCCGTGTCTATTTACTTAAATGGACTACAACCACCAACAGGCACACAGCTTTTATACGGTAAAGATTATACATTTGATAGTCAGGGGTTTTTTGTATTGTCAGATACTGTTCCTTTACAAAATGATGATACATTAACAGTAATTGAATTTGAAAGTACCGATGGTTGTTTTGTACCAGAAACTCCAACTAAATTAGGAATCTGGCCAAAATATGAACCTAAAGTTTATGTTGATTCTAGTCTAGTGACACCGCGTACAATGATACAAGGCCACGACGGCAGTCAAGTTTTAGCCTATGGTGACTTTAGAGATGATTTAATTATTGAATTAGAAAAACGCATTTTTAACAATATTAAAGTTGAATATAATTCGTCTATCTATGACATTTACGATATTGTTCCTAGTTATAATAGAACAAATGATTACAGTATAACAGAATTTAACGAAGTGTTAGCTCCTAGTTTCTACAAGTGGACTGCTCTTGTTGACAGAGATTTTACAAAACCGTTAAGTTTTGATAGATATAATCCTCTTACATTTAATTATAGAGGGCATACAGCGCCTGACGGTAGAGAAGTTCCGGGTTATTGGAGAGGAATTTACAGATGGTTATATGATACCGACCGTCCAAATATTTGCCCATGGGAAATGTTAGGATTTACAATACAGCCAAGTTGGTGGGAACAATTATATGGACCTGCACCATATACCCGAGATAATCTAGTCATGTGGCAAGATATTTCTAACGGACTAGTTAAAGAACCTGGAAAACCCCCAGTTAAATTAGAAAAATTTGCTAAACCATTTTTAATGCAATGTATACCTGTTGACAGTAATGGTAGTATATTAAATCCTATTGAAGCAGGAGCCGCCACCGGCATTATTACAGCCGCCACCCAGGGAGATTTTGTATTTGGTGATGTAAGCCCAATAGAAGCAGCCTGGAGAAGAAGCAGTCATTATCCATTTAGTGTAATGCTTGCTTCTATGTTATTAACACCTGCAAAGACATTTGGTGTGCTTCTTGATAGATCTCGAATTGTTAGAAATCTTGCCAACCAGTTGATTTATAAAGACACTGGTATTCGTGTAACGCCCGCAGATATTAAACTACCAAACTTGTTTTCAAGTTCATCGAGAGTACAAACATCAGGTATTATTAACTATCTTGTAAATTATATTTTAAGTGACACATTAAAATCATATGAACAATATGTTTATGATTTAACTTATATTAATTTTAAACTAAGTTACAGAGTTGGCGGATTTACAAGTAAAGAAAAGTTTAATCTACTGCTTGATTCTAGAAGTCCAATGTCAACTGGTAGCGTATTTGTTCCGCAAGAAAATTATGATATTATTTTAAACAGCTCAAGTCCTGTTAAGAAAATTACATATAGCGGTGTGATTATTACAAAAATGCAAGACGGTTTTGAAGTTAAAGGTTATACAAAAACTCGTCCGTATTTTAAATATTATCCATGGATAGAATCTGGTATCAATATCAATATTGGCGGAATATCAGAAGCATTTGTATCCTGGACTAGCAGTCAAAAATATATTGCAGGAAAAATCGTAAAATATAGCAACAAATATTATAGAACACTAACAACACATACTTCAACAAGTGTATTTGAACCAGCGTACTATCAATCGTTGTCATCATTACCAGTAGTTGGCGGAAAAAATGCATACTTAAGAAAAACTTGGGATAGGACAGATCCTATAACCGTTCCATTTGGTACCAAATTTAGAACAGTACAAGAAGTAGTAGATTTTCTTTTAGGTTACGGCGAGTATTTAAAAGACCAAGGATTTATATTTGATGATTTTAATAATGCATTAGCCCAGGTGACTAACTGGGAAACTAGTGCTAAAGAATTTTTATTCTGGACAACACAAAACTGGAGTTCAGGACAAGACAAGTGGGATGAGTGGTTACCAAACACTGCCACACCATACGAAGCAATTGTAAGATATAACGGAGATTATTACAGAGCTATTAAGTTGTCACAACCATCTCCGTTCTTTATAGAAGACGACTTTGTTAAATTAGATGGATTAAGTTCTATAGGTAGTAGTGTTATTACACTAAGTCCTGCAGCCGCAAAATTAACATTTAGTACAGTATACTGTGTAGTTGAGGACATTAAAAATCAATTTAACGGATATGAAATTTTTAAAGTTGACGGAACTCCTATCGCTCCTACTTTTTTAAATTCTTATAGAGAAGACAATTCAGTTAGTTATACTCCACGTGGCGACGATGGTATATACGGTGCTAGTTTTTATCTAGTTCAACGAGAACAAGTTGTTGTTATTGATAATACTACAATGTTTAACGACATGTTATATAACTTAGAAAGCGGTTATAAGCAAGATAGAATTAAAGTTTCAGGTTATGTAAGTGTTGATTGGAAAGGATCTTTTGATGTTCCTGGGTTTATATTTGATCAAGCAAAAATTAACAATTGGGAATCTTGGCAAGATTATGCATTAGGTGATATTGTTAAACATAAAGAATTTTTTTATAGTGCTGGTAAATTTTTGCCAGGCACAGAATCTTTTATTGCAACAGACTGGGTTAAGTTAGATAAAACTCCAACACCTAAATTAATACCAAACTGGAATTATAAAGCAAGTCAATTTGAAGATTTTTATAGTTTAGATAGCGATAATTTTGATGTAGGACAACAAAAAATTGCACAACATTTAATTGGTTATCAGAAACGCCAATACCTTGAAAATATTATCCAAGATGATGTTAGTGAATTTAAATTTTATCAAGGCATGATTATTGAAAAAGGCACACAAAATGTTTTAAACAAACTGTTTGATGTGCTAAGTGCTGAAAATCAAGAAAGTTTAAAATTCTATGAAGAGTGGGCATTGCGTGTTGGACAATACGGTGCTAACGGTTCTTATGAAAATATTGAATTTATTATTAATGAAGCATTGTTTAAAAACAATCCTCAAGGATTTGAATTAGTTAATACTTTAAATTCAAAAGTAAATGATTTTGTAATACGTCAATTGCCGGCTGATGTATATTTAAAACCACTTGGCTATAATTCTTCTCCTTGGCCACAAAATAAAAATTACACTCCGTTTTTAAGAACTGCAGGGCATGTAAGAGCTGACGAAGTTCTTCTTACATTAAAGTCTCTTGATAGTATCATTTCTGCAGATATTTCTAAATTTAAAAATAGTGATTGTGTGTGGTGTACATTTGACGTTAATAGTTGGAATGTTTACAGATATACTAATACTGATTACAGAGTAACTAGTGTTAATTTTAGTAGTGCATCTAAACAATTAACTGTCGTAGTTGATAAGTTAATTAAAGAAGCCGCCGGAGATTATATTGGTCTTGATGGTCTTACTGGATACTCTGCTTTTTATAAAGTTATTTCAGTTACATTAAATTCAATGATTTTATCTGGGCCAACAACGTTGCCTCCTGGTGAATTAACTGCTACAGGCAAAGCGGTTATTTCTAAATTTGTTTCTCAAAGAACTAGCTCTATTGATAATATTGATTCTATTGTTCCTAATAAGTTAGTACCAGGAGAGTTAGTATGGGTAGACGATGCCGGTGACGGTAAATGGGCTACTTTAAAATATAATCCAGTATATTCAAGAGTTGAAGTATCTTCACCGGCACCTCAAGCTGGATTAGGGTTTGGTAAAACAATAGCATCTGATTATAAAGGATCAATTTTAGCTACATCTACAAACAACGGTGAATTATTAATATATTTAAAATCTGGTACAATGACCCCCTGGGTACAGCGAAGTACTATATCTGTACCTTACATTGCTTCAGGCTTTGATAACTCTTTAGTATCTACGGTATTAGCAATATCTCCAAATGGGCGTTGGTTAGTTACTGGTACACCGTTAGCATCTAATTCTAAAACTTCTGTGATAAATGGATTAACTGTTGCAGTCTCCACAGGCACTACTTCCGTTTTTACTAACCACGGTGCAATTACAATATATGAAAAAGATATTAATAACATCTATAATATTGTTGCTACTGTACTAAGCCCATCACCTGCATCAAATGAGTTATTTGGGTCTAGCATTGTTTTAAGCGATGTTAACATTTTAGTCGGCGCACCTGGTACAAATAAAGTATATAAATTAAATTTTGGAACAGCCTGGACATATGATGTTTTAAGTACGTTAACAGGTGCTACTGGGTTTGGCACAAATCTTTCTTTAAGTTTTGATGCATCTACTCTTGCAGTATCTGCAATTGGCCAAGTTACTGTTTATAAAGATGGACACAGTACTGTATTAAGTAACGGATCATCTGCTTTTGGCACCAGTATTAGTTTATCATATACCGGCGACTTTATCGCTATATCCGATCCACTAGCAGATGGCAAACAAACAGATCAAGGTGCTGTTACAGTTTATGCCTACAATGGTACAACCTATACTGTAAAACAAACGTTGGTAAATTATAATCCAGAGACAGCAGAACTGTTTGGAACTACTGTAAAATTTATGAATGATTATAAAACATTAGTCGTTTATACCGCCAATGCCGATAGTGTTATAGATACAACATTTGATGCAGATCAAACTTTGCATCCCACAGAGTCTGGAAATTCAACAACATTAGATAGTAGTGCTACTACGATTATTACAAAAAAAATAAATGGCGGTAGGGTTGATATCTATGATTTATATTCAACTAAATGGGTCTATAGCGAAAGTTTAGAAAATTTAGGCGATACTTCTGATAGATTTGCTCAAGGGCTTGCAGTATTTGCTAACGGTATATTAGTTGGTGCTCCGGCAACATATAATCAAAATTTAATTTCTGGCAAAGTATATTTTTATACAAAAGATATTAATACATATACTTGGTCTGTACTACATAAAGAAATTAATAAACCTGATGTGTTTAAAATTAAGAGAGCATTTATCTATAATAAACCAGCAAATAAATTGCTAACATATCTAGATGTAGTTGATCCAATTCAAGGAAAAATTCCTGGTATAGCTGAAAAAGAAATCAAATTTAAAACGTTTTATGATCCAGCAATATACTCTGTAGGATCTGCATCTGTTAATGTAGACGAAGGAATGGCGTGGTCGATAAATCAAGTAGGGGCCTTATGGTGGGATTTAAGAACTGCTAAATTTGTTAACAGTTATGATACTGATATTGTTTATAGAAATAGCACATGGAATACTCTTGCTGTTGGAGCAAGCATTGATGTATATGAATGGGCACAGTCTAGTTTAAAACCGTCAGAGTGGGATGCACAAGCTGATACCGAAGCAGGAGTTGCAATTGGTATTAGTGGTAAAACTCTCTACGGAGACACAGTTTATAGTACAAGTATTCGTTACGATTCTATTAGTAAATCAAAAAAAACAACATACTATTACTGGGTAAAAAATAAAAAAACAATACCTGCACTTCCTTTTAGAAATATGTCAGCACAAGATGTTGCAAACATTATTGCAAATCCACGAGGCGAAGGTTACAAGTATCTTGCTTTGACAGGTTTAAATTCTTTTAGTCTTGTTAATGTTAAGAGTTTACTAAGTGCAGAAGAAACAATTCTTTCAGTTGAATATTGGACTGTTGATAAAATTGATCAGAATGTTCATACACAATGGGCAATTATCAGTGAAGATTCCCCAACCTTGCCTGCAACTATTGAACAAAAATGGTTTGATAGTTTATGCGGTAAAGACAGCTACGGAAGACAAGTTCCTGATATTACACTACCTATCAAATTAAGATATGGTGTTGAAAATCGCCCACGTCAAAGTATGTTTGTTAATAGGTTTGAAGCATTGAAACAATTAGTTGAACAAGCTAATTTATTTTTAATAGAAAAGCAAATTGTAACAACTAGAAATATTTCAGCATTAAACAGATATGACGCTGAACCAAAAATAGTTACAGTTGACGGTATTACTGATGTGCCTAGCGGGTTGTACGACAAAATAATTGATACTGATGCAGAATTAAATTATACAAATTTTATTTCGTATCAAAAACCAAATCTAGAACCAATTATTGTTAATGGAAGAATCACCGGAGTCAATATTATTTCTAAAGGTGCTGGCTACATTTATGCTCCATACATTACAATTCATGGTTCGGGTGTAAATGCAAATATACGCACAATTATTAATGAACAAGGTCAAATTATTGGTGCTAATATTATTTCTAGCGGTACTGGATATGACAGTAATACATTATTAATTGTTAGAGATTTTTCTGTATTAGTACATAGTGATAGTCAGGCTGCGGGCGCATGGAGCATTTACTCATACGACCCTACAAACAACATATGGTCAAGAATTGTTTCTCAAACATACGATGTTAGAAACTACTGGAAAAAAGTTGATTGGTATGCAACTGGGTATAGCCAATTTACAGCAATTAATATTGCAGTCAACACGTTAGTTGATTTACAAGATACAGATATTAAAGTTGGAGAAGTTGTAAAAGTAAAAACAACAAATAACGGTACTTGGTTATTATTAGAAAAATACTCAAACATTGTATCAGTTGATTGGACTCTTTCTTATAAAGTAGTTGGGATTGAAAATGGAACAATACAACTGACATCTAATCTTTATAAGTTTGTTGGCTCTAATGTTGGCTATGATGCTGTATTATATGACGGCGGTGTATTTGACAACGTAGCAGCCAATGAATTAAAAATTATTCTTAATGCTTTAAGAGACGATATACTAGTTGATGATTTAAAATCTCAATATTTAAATTTATTCTTTACTAGCGTAAGATATGCATTGAGTGAACAACTATATATTGATTGGATTTTTAAAACTAGTTTTGTAAAATCAAAACATTTAGTTGGAGATTTACATCAGGCAGTTACATTTAAAAATGATAACTTGTCAAATTTTGAAGATTATATTTCTGAAGTTACCCCTTACAGAACAAAAATTAGAGAATTTATAAGTTCATACACAAAAATAGATAATTCTCAATCTGTTGTAACAGATTTTGATTTACCACCTACCTATAATGCAGAAACAGATACAGTATCATCAATATTAACCTATACTTCAAATGCTGGAATAGAAGTAGGAGATTCTGCAATAAGATCTTACCCATGGAAAAATTGGTTTGATAATGTTGGATTTAAAGTAACCGATATTAAAATAGTAGACGGCGGCACTGGCTATATTTCTCAACCAGTTGTTAAAATTGTTGGAACTTCTCGAACCCCGGCATCAGCTACGGCATATATTGCTAACGGAAAAGTTAACAGAGTTGTATTAGTAACTAGCGGTGATGGATATTTAAAAGCCCCTACAATTTTGCTTGATGGAGGATTATCATCATCGGGTATAGCTGGAAGGGCAGTAGCAATTATTTCCGATGGAACAACTCGCTCTTCATTAATTAAAATGAAATTTGATAGAATAACTAGTACTTATTTTATTACACAGCTTCAAGAAACTGAAACATTTACCGGGATATATTCAAAAAAACAATTTCCATTAACATGGGCACCAAATACAAGAATTGGACAATCATCTGTTACAATTAACGGTGTTGAGGTACTACGAGATGATTATACATTATCAATTGTTAAGTCTACATCTAGAGGATACACATCATATTCCGGCTCATTAATATTCAATACTGCACCTCTTGCAAATACGTCTATCTCTATAACATATTTGAAAGATTGGAGTTTGTTAAATGCAGCCGATCGAATTCAATATTATTATAATCCTACAACTGGGCAATTAGGTAAAGATTTATCACAATTAATGACAGGCATCGATTACGGTGGTGTTATTGTTAATAGTTTAGGATTTGATCTTAATTATGGTTGGGGTGCCGCTGGTTGGTATACTGATAGATGGGATAGCTATGATTCTGAATTTGATGATTATATTAAAACAGTTGACGGCAGTACTCATAGTTTTACGTTACCATATGTGCCGGACTCTGGTACAGTTTTAAACATTTATTATTCTAAAGTAGGTACAACATCTTTTGTACGGCTTGATGATCCGTATTATGGAACAGTAAATCAAACAAATGTCAATGCAATAATGATGCCCGTTATAGCAGACGGAACATTAGCAACGGTTACTATTCCTGGAACATTTGCTGTTAGTGCAGGCGATTCATTTATTATTAGAAAAATTACTAGTGATGGTTCTCTTAAATTTAATGAATTAGATTACGATACGGCATTAAGTGGCGGAGAACTAGCTGAATACAGTTCTGCTACCGGGTTACGTGCTGATGATATTATAGTCGACGGCGACGAATTTAACAGCCAAATAACAAATAGTGGTCCAGAGGAAGTTGTTCCTGGACAAGTAATTGACTCTGTTGCAATTAAAGTTTATGATCGACTAGCCTCCGGCTCTGCAAATATACATGTTGACAATTATTTTGCAAACGGTACAGATAAAATTTTTCCAATAACACAAACAATAAACAGCAACCAGGCTGCGTTTGTTAAAATTAATTCTGTTATTAAAAATTTAGTAGATGATTACTCTATTGATTATAAAAATAAATCAATTGTTTTTGTTAGTGCTCCTGCTGCCGGAAGTCTAGTGTCTATTTTTAGTTTTGGTTTTAGCGGTTCTAATATTTTAGATGTTGATTATTTTATTGCTGACGGTGTTTCAGCAGAATTTATTACTAAGGCACCTTGGGTTTCTTCTGTAAAATCTTTAGTTTATATAAACGGAATACCAGTCAATGTTGTATTGTTTAAAACAGATAATACATACGATACGTATAATCGAATTGGAATTAGATTCTCTCAAGTACCAGTAGTGGGAGATGTAATTAATTTTATTATTGTTAGCGGATCAGAACAAACATTTTCTATTACTAAAACTGAAAAAATTTCAGCTAACGGTAGTTTAACATATATTTTACAAAATCAAATAGGCAACACATTGCCTGCAGAAGCTAACATGATTGTTAGAGTTAATCAAACAATTCTTAAAGGTCCGGACACTAGTTATTTTACTATTAAGAGTAATAGATTAAATTATCAACTACATCCAGTTAGGTTTCCTAAACTAGGAGTTGATGCTAATCGTATTACTGTGTATGCTGCCGGAGAATTACTAGCAGTTGGTTACGATTATATTGTAGATTTAACAGGTATTACTATAAAAATTAATAAAAATACATATGCCAAGTATTCTGGAAAAACACTATCAGTAGTAGTTTCTAAAGATAATGAATATACTTACAATTCTGCAAATAACTCAATTACATTTGCAACAGCATATACTAGTGGAGATCGTGTAGAAGTAACATCGTTTTATAAACATGATGTACTTGGAATTCAACGTTCTAATTTTAACATAACTGTAAATGCTGATCTAGTTGCAGATACTGTAGATTATTTCACATATAAAAATTTACTAGGCGGAACATTTCCTTTAGAAAGAGCCGTTATAGGAATTGAATATGTTTGGGTTACCAAGAACAATCAATTATTGACTCAAGGCGCTGATTATAAATTATTAGACGATATGCAAACAATTGTATTAACTGTATATCCTACTATAGGAGATGTATACAGTGTAATAACATATGGCAGCAATGTGTTAAAGCCTGGAATTGCATACATGCAATTTAAAGATATGCTAAATCGTGTTCATTATAAGAGATTAAATTTTAATAAGAGAACATATCTTTCTAAAAATTTAAAATACGGTGATTTAACAATTGAGGTGGTTGATGGATCAATTCTTGATTATCCTTCAATAGCTTTAAATACTCCAGGAGTAATTGAAATTCGTGGAGAGCGTATCGAATATTTTACAAAAACTGGAAATGTCCTTGGGCAACTACGTCGAGGTACTTTAGGAACTGGCACTCCTTTAGTCCACAATACAGGCTCATATGTTCAAGATATTGGGCGCTCAGAAACAGTTCCATACATAGATACTGCATCTACCGAACAAATAGTCTCTGATGGTACTACAATAGTTCCAATATCATTTGCTCCAGCTAGCGTAGACGAAATTGAAGTATTTGTTGGAGGTTATGACACTACAACAATTTGGGAACCTGCAACAGCCTATATAGTTGATACTATTGTTAATCATGGCAGTTACATGTTCAGATGTATAACTGCTCATACAAGTTCAACAACATTTAACTTAGATTCTGCAAAGTGGAAATTATTTGTAGGAAATATTCGACTACAAAAGAAATCTTATAGTGTTTTTAATATTAATAATGCTCCTGAAAGTCCAGAAGGTGATGTAATATTGCTTGCTGATTTTACAGTAGACGGTACTAGCAAAAAAATTATATTAACAAACAAATTAATAACTGGCACACTTGTTACAGTTATTAAAAAGTCAGGAGTAGCCTGGGATGACTCTACTAACATTATGGAATCTACAGGTAAGATAGCTGAGTTTATTAATGCTCAACCGGGTGTATGGTACACTGATATGAAACAAGTATCTGTAAATACAGTTAGAAGTTTTGATAGCGGTTTAGGAACATTTGACAGCAGCTCACAAACATTCGATCAAGGAAATTAAAATGGCGCAAAAAATTATTAATGTAGGTACAGCTACAAACGACGGTACTGGTGATACTCTTAGAGATGGTGCAATAAAAGTTAATGACAACTTTACAGAACTATATTCTCTTCCATCAATTCCACAGCAGACAAATCAAAACGGAAAATTTTTAAGTACTAACGGTTCTACGCTAGTGTGGACAACTGCCGCTGATTATTCAGGCCCAGTATTGCCCTCTGTGTTAAACAATGCTGGTAAGTTTTTAACAACCGATGGTAGCGCAACATCTTGGGGATCAGTTAATTACAATAATCTAACAAATAAACCAACTATCCCAGCCGCCCAAGTATCAAGTGACTGGAATGCAAGTAGTGGTGTTACACAAATACTAAACAAACCAACTATCCCAGCCGCTCAAGTTCAAAGCGATTGGAACGCAGTATCCGGACTTGGAGTTATTCTAAACAAACCAACTATCCCAGCCGCCCAAGTATCAAGTGACTGGAACGCAGTATCCGGACTTGGAGTTATTCTAAACAAACCAACTATCCCAGCCGCCCAAGTATCAAGTGACTGGAATGCAAGTAGTGGTGTTACACAAATACTAAACAAACCAACTATCTTAAATCTACAAACAAGGGTTTCCTTAGTTGGTACAACTAGCGCAATCGCTGCCAACGCATCACAAAGTGTGACTATTACTGGGTTTAAAGGATATGCATTGTATTCTGTGCAAACAAGTGCCGCCGCCTGGGTAACCATATATAATGGTGCAACTGCAAGGACAAACGACTCGGCTAGGGTGATTACAACAGATCCAACCCCTGGCAGCGGAGTGATTGCAGAAGTTATTACAGCCGGCGCAAGCACATACAACTTTGCCCCTGCAATTATTGGTTACAGTGCAGAAAATACAACATCGATTCAATTAAAAGTTAGCAATCAAAGCGTAACAACGCAGTCAATTACTGTTACATTGACGCTAATACAATTAGAGGCATAATATGCAAACACCGCTAGATACAGAATTATCAATTAGTGTTTATCTTAAAAGAGATAAGCACGAAAACGGCATGACTATTCAAGAATACGCTGACGGTATTATTGCGGGAACACAACCAATATTAGATCATGACGAATATGTATATCAGTTTGGGGCAGTTGCTGACGAAGTGGCTCTTGTTGAAGAGTGGGCTTTAAAAAATAATTTAATAATATTGCAAACAAGTGTAGACGGTGCATTTGTTAAACTAGTGGGCACGGCCGAAAAATTTAATAATATTTTTAATATTAAATTAGAAACTATTATTGAAAATAATAGAACATATATAACACACCAAGATGTTTTAACTATTCCTGCAGATATTAATTCAGTAGTTGACATAGTACTGGGATTAGATAATTCGGTTACATTTAGCCATAATGCTATATTGGAAGAAACTGCTCAAGGCCCAATTTCTCCTAACTTAATTAGTAGTCCTTCACCGGTTGATCTAGCTTTAGCCTATAAATTTCCAAGGGCGCCAGGAAGTGATTTAGTTCAAGGTAATGGCCAATGTGTAGCTATTATTGAATTAGGTGGTGGCTGGACAACAGCAAATTTAACAAGTACTTTTACTCGTATTAATCAACCAAATCCTACAGTAGTTGATATACTAGTTGATGGAGGTGTAAATGATCCAACTGGCGCAGACAGTGGAGAAGTTATGCTTGACATTTATTGCGTTGGCTCAATAGTACCAGCCGCAAAACTAGCCATGTATTTTGCCCCTAACTCATATCAAGGATTTATTGATACAATAGTATTTCCGACAAATGATACTGTAAACAATCCAAGTATAATTAGTGTTAGTTGGGGAACTACTGATAGCAATTGGAGTTCTTCGTATCGAAATGCATTTGAAGTTGCATTAGCTGCCGCAGTTGTTAAAGGAATCACAGTGTTTGTTGCTGCCGGCGACTATGGCGTAAAAGCAGTTAGTGGCAGTGCAACTTATACTGTACAATATCCAGCAACAAGTTCGTATGTAATATGTGCTGGCGGAACAGTAATGTCAATTAATAATGACTATTCAATTGCTAGCGAAGTACCTTGGGGAACTACTACAGGAACATTTGCCGGAGGCGGCGGCGTTAGCACAATTTTTAGTGTACCAACTTGGCAAACTGGATTTAGCAGTAAGGTATATCCAAGCGGCACTGTATCGAGCCTAACTGGTAGGGGTATACCCGATGTGTCTGCTCACGCTGTCGGGTATGCTTTTTATTACGGATCTAGTAATGTTTTTGGTTCAAGTTTTGTTGGGACTAGCGCTACAGCACCTTTATTGGCAGGTATGATGGCAAGATTAAATCAGCTTACTGGCAAGCGTATTGGATTTGTAAATAGTGACTGGTATTCAATTCGTACTACAGCATTTAATGATCAAACAACTGGTGACAATCACGGCGGCAACTCTGTAGGGTATATGGCCACAACAGGATGGGATGCATGTACTGGAATAGGTAGTCCAATTGGTACAGAAATATATAAATTTTATAAAGTTGGAACAACGTTTCCTAAATCAAATAATGGATTTAGGCCAACATCTGGACAGGCATATCCGAGACCATACACAGGCGTAAGATAATGAATAATTTACTTAACGGTGAAGGTATTAGTATAAGTCATGTAAATGGCAATTTAATGATTACTAACACAATGCCTAACAGAAATACATTTAAAACAATTAGAGTTTTAAACACAGAGTTATCCGCTAAACACCCGGTTGATACATTAGTTCTTTCACATGATAAAAATATCAATATAGAAGTTGACTCTAACACTAATCAACTTTCTTTTTCCTTAAACGGAGATGAAATATGTTCTAATGTGAATAGTTCTGTTGTAACTACAGAAATTTTTAAAATTAAGGGAGATTTAGATACTGCTATTAGTGCATATTCAGAACTTCTTAATTTGTATCATAAAAAATTAGAAGAAGCATCAATTTTAAGAAATTCTATTTCAGCTTTATCTTACCAAGATGCTACGTTAGACAATCAGTTACTATCATACGATACATCGTTAGCTATTTTATCTAGACAGATTAATGAGTTAAAATCTAATATAGATAATCCCAATGCTAAATTTACCTATAATCTTGCTACTAAACAGGTAAAACTAGATAGACCATTTTTGGGGCAATTTATTTTAGAAAATTTAACAACTGATGAACGTAATTATATTTTTAACCCCTCTACAGGTAGGTTAATTTTTAATATTACTGATAAAAAAGTTCAAGTATATAACGGGCAAGAGTGGGTATCCTTGCATTAAACTAGCAGATATTGATACTAGATAAATATAGAATAAAGAGAGACTACTATGCAGAGTAAAGATAACACTGGAATACACATTGAAGGGCATATTAAAATTTTTAACCCAGAATCGGGTGAAATTTTTGTAAACAAACGAAATGCAATTCATTATGAAAATATGAGTATTGCCCTAGCAAGAAGTATTGCAAATAGTGGCGACGGTTTTATATATCAGCTTGCCTTAGGCAACGGCGGCACAAACATTGATCCAACAGGAATTATTACCTACTTAACACCTAATAGTTCAGGTAGTAATGCTAGCTTGTACAACGAACAATATGCCAAAGTTGTTGATGATCGTTCTAGCAATAATACTGACCCTACAAGAAATTATATTGAATCACGCCACGTAACTGGTACAAATTATACCGATGTATTTGTTACTTGTTTATTAGATTACGGCGAACCTAACGGACAAAGTGCATTTGATAATACTACAAATAATGATAGTTCTTTTGTTTTTGATGAGTTAGGATTAAAGAGTTATAGCTCAACAGACCAACAATTATTATTAACTCATGTTGTTTTTCACCCTGTTCAAAAATCCTTAAACAGATTAATTCAGATTGATTATACTGTACGTATTCAAAGTTTAACTGGATTAACAGGAGTATAATATGACATATCTAGTAAAGTTTACAGATAATACAAAAACAGCCATAACAGTATTAGATTCTGGTCTTAATAGTTCTACAAGCGTTAACTTTGTAGGAAAAAATTATTCAGGGTATGCTTCTGTTATAGCAGAAAATTTCTTACACCTGTTAGAAAATTTTGCAAACGGTAGCGCACCGACAAATCCAATACAGGGGCAATTGTGGTATAGCACTACTGATTCGTTATTAAAAGTATGGGATGGCACTAATTGGAATTCTACTGGGTCTGTTAAAAAAGCACAAACAACTTCCCCTCCAACATCTAATGCAATAGGAGATTTATGGGTTGACACTACTACTAAACAATTATATGTTTGGGGAGGTTCTAGTTGGCTATTAATTGGGCCACAATATAGTTCTGGAAATCTTACAGGCCCTAAAAACGAAGATGTGTATGATACTAATGGAACACTTCGTAATATCTTATCTTTCTATGCCGGCAATAATATTATTGCAATTATTAGTAAGTCATCATTTACACCTAAAGCAGTAATTACAGGTTTCTCATCAATTAATCGAGGAATTAATATTAGTTCTAATAATATTGATGATACTAACGGATCGACTGCATTAACAAAACTTTGGGGAACAGCAGAAAAAGCAAATGCACTAATAGTAAATGATAAAGTTATTGATGCAAGTAATTTTTTAAGAAGCGATGTACCAAGTATAACAAATAGTACATTTAGTATTAGAAGCAATAGTGGGCTTAGTATTGGTAGCGACTTATCTTTCAGTATTGCTTCTGACGATACTTCTTCAACTCCTGCAACTGTGTTGTATTCTAAAACTGGAGATAAAAGTATACAATTTAGATTAACATCCAATAATACATTATTCACATTAGTACAATTAGATGCTACCAATGGAGGTAGAGTTGGAATAGGTGCGGGAAATGTTAATCCTCAAGCAACACTTGATATTAAAGGTACAGTAAAATCTTCTGGAAATGTAACAGTTACTGATACTACAGATGCTACTATAGTTGGAGCAACTGCAAGTATTACTACTGCCGGTGGGTTAAATGTTAATAAAAAAGCAGTTGTTGGCGGCAGTTTATCTACATACGGTAATATTTTAGTTAATAATTTAACAGGTAATGTTGCAACATCTGGGTCTGTAATTATTCCAGGTACTGATTTAGCTTCTGGATTATATGATATTGGTAGTTCTACTAGAAAGTTTGGAACACTATATACAACTAATGTTAGAGCAACTGATTTGTATGGAACATTTCACGGTACATTAGATGGTGATGTAAGTGGCAAAGCATCGGGATTAACAACCGCAACTACATTTAAAGTCGACGGCGACGTTGTTAGCTCAGATCTAGGTACATCTTTTAATGGAGTATCTGGCACCGGTAATGCAATATTAAAAACAGTATTAGCTACTACACATATTACTGGGAAAGATCAAGCATTAACTTCTTTAGCATCTGATCAATTTTTAATTTATAGAACAGAAGGAACTACTGGAAGTCTAAAAAAGACATCTAAACAACTTTTTATATCAAATATTCCAACTGTCCCAGTAGGTGCAATAATGCCATTTGCTGGTCCTAAATCTAGTATTCCTAACGGATACTTATTATGTGATGGTGGCGAATTACTAATTTCTGATTACCCTGATTTATATAATTTAATTAAATTCACATATAGACCAGCAAGCCAGTTAAAAGGTTATTCTACATTTGCACTACCTGATTTAAGAGGTCGATTCCCACTAGGTATTGACAGTATGGATAATAATAGGCAAGTTCCTGATGCAACAGCCTCAATAGATCCAATAACAGGACTTCCTTCATTATTAATTGATGCAGGCGGAAATAGAAACGGCTCAGGAACTGCATCAACTGATCCGGCTAATCGAGTAACTGATACCACTGCTGATGTATTAGGCGGCTCGGCAGGATTTGAATCAACAAGATTGATATCTTCTAATCTTCCTGACCATAAACACTCTTTAAAAGATGGCAATGATCAATTTTTTGCTGCCGGTTTAGGTACTGTAACAACTGCTAATGCAACTAACTTAGCAGGATTTTCATCTGGCGGCGGCGGCGGACTTGGACTTAACAACAGCGGTAGTGTAATTGGATCTTCTGGATCACCTACACCTTTATCAACTATGAATCCGTTCTTAGCTATTAATTATATTATTTTTACAGGTAAACTTGTATGAGCTATACAATAAACAAAACAGACGGGTCAATATTAACTGAAATTGTAGATGGTACAATTGATCAAAATGCTACTAACTTAACATTAGTTGGTAAAAATGCATTATCATACGGTGAAGCATTTAATGAAAACTTTGTTAAAATATTAGAAAATTTTGCAAATACAATTGCGCCATCAAATCCTATTACAGGACAATTATGGTATGATACAAGCGAATCCAGATTAAAAATCTATAATAATAATTCTTGGAAAGTTGCTGGGGGAACAATAGTAGCAAATAATATCCCTTCTTCAATAACCCAAGGAGATATTTGGATTGATAGCAAGCGCCAACAACTGTATTTTAATGACGGAGTTGCTACTAGACTAGCAGGTCCTGTATATACGGCAACTCAAGGAATTTCTGGATTTAGTGTTACTGATATAGTTGACCTTAACGGAATATCTTATACTGTTGCAATGTTATATGTTAGCAATACTTTAATAGGAATTTTTAGTAAAGCAACTTTTTATCCCGCAACTACTATTCCTGGATTTGGAACTACTAGCATTTTAATTAACGGAGTTTCTAAGACAGTTAGTAAGCAAGTTGTTACTGGCTATACTGCTAGTGATTCTTCCGGTGGAATTTTTAAAACAACAACAAGTGTTGCACAATCTTTATTAGCAGCCGATGGTTCATTAAGAACAGCAGAAAGTTTTTTATCTGGCACTGTTGATTCTGCGACTACTGGAACAATAAGCATCTTAAACACTACACCATTATTGTTAGGCACTGGCGGTTCAAGTGGTAGAACTGAAATTAAAGTATCTTCTAATTCTTTCCAGATAAATTCCCAGACACTGGGACAAACTATGCAATTTAATTTGTATGATTCAACTGGCACATTAAATCCTGCATTTTTTGTCAACGGAAACAATAAATTTGTTGGAATTTATACAAACGCTCCTACTAACACACTTGATGTTGGCGGAGATGCTAGAATTAGAGGTAGTCTAACAGTTGAGGGAAATCTTACAACTATTAGTAGTACTAATATTCAAATTTTTGATAAACTAATCGAAATTGGAAAAAGTGATACCGCTTCAAATGCAACAGCAAGTGGCGGCGGAATTAACTTAGACGCTGGATCTGATGGCGACAAAACTATTATATGGGACAATACAGGATATAACTGGACAAGTAGTGAGCATTGGAATATTGCTACTGGTAAATCGTATAAAATAAATGCAAGCACAGTACTAGATGCATCATCGGTTTATTCTACAAATGCTCCAAATTTAGTAAGTGTTGGAACATTAACATCATTGCGTGTTGGAAATTTATCTGTTAGTACCGATAATGTTATTAGTTATTATAGCACAGTAAATGTTAATGGTAATGTAGTTATTCAACCTAAAGGTACTGGAACAGTTGATGTAACTAATACCGCAGCCGGTCGATCAAGAATTACATCAGTTGCAGAGCCTACAACTAATACAGATGCCGCAACAAAATATTATGTTGACTCAACAGTAAAGTCTTATAATTTATCCACGCATTTAGATACAACTAGTTTAACCAATGCTCAAATAGCTACAAACTTATTAACAAAAATATTTCCACCGTCGGAGCATTTACTATCAACTGGACCAAACGTTTATGCCGCAGTAATAGCTAGGGTTGCTTGTTATGATCAAGGTACTACTGTTACAGTTACAGCTGGATCATTTGTTATAGGTAAAGTTTATATAATTGTTGGTGCGTCTGGCACAACTTGGACAACTATTGGGTCACCAACAAACAATGCAGGACAAGTATTTACAGCAACCGGTGTCGGATCTGGCACTGGAACAGCCGCCCCCTACTTGAGACAATTTCTTTTAAACACAGGAAGTGGAACTTGGGCTTACCAACAAGATCTATAATCAGGAATAAAAATGCCATATTCAATAAACAATTATTACGGACAACAAGTAGCAACGGTTGCTGACGGAACTGTAAACAAATCATTTAGCCTTGGTCTAATAGGTAAAAATTATGCTGGATACGGCACAACCTTTAACGAAAATTTTTACAGGCTACTAGAAAACTTTGCAGGTGCTTCAGCTCCTAAAGAGACCGCAGTACCTGGACAAGTTTGGTATGATTCAACATCAGATTTACTAAAGTTAAAATATTATACAGGAACAAAATGGAATACTTTAGCAGTTAATAACATAACTACAGTAACTGATGCCCAAGCCCCTGCAAATTCTAAACTTGGAGATTTTTGGTACGATAAATTAACTAACCGTTTATCCATTTATAATGGAACTGATTATGTTTTGGTAGGACAGCAATCTATCTTAGGATTTGGAACAACGCAAATGAGGAGCCGAAGTGTTAAAGCTAGCGGGTCTAATACTTTAAAAGCTATTGTTGAAGCAGTTGTGAACGGTGTAACAACTTATATTATTTCTTCAAACCCTGATTTTACCTTAGACAACAGTACTAATACTATACTTGGATTTAGTTTAATTAAAACAGGGATCACGTTAGCAAATTCTGACACAGGAATCACTTCATCCGCTGATCGTTTCTGGGGAACTGCTAGCAATTCTGATAAATTAGGCGGTCGTCCAGCATCTGATTACGCATTATCTACAAATACTTCTTTTTCTACAATAACTGGTTTTGCAGATGCTGGCCTTACTGTTGGCACAGAGTTTAAGATTTTTAACGATCAAGGAACCATTCCAACGTTAGTTAATCAAATAGGCAACACTATTGTTTTTAATGTAACATATAACGGTTCTCAAATAACTCCATTAAAAATAACAGGCAAAGATGTATTACCTGGTACAACAAATTATTCAAATATTGGTTCTCCCACAGTAAAGTTTGCCAGCATTTATGCTACAAATTTTTATGGAATTACTGATAAAGCAGATTCGTTGAATGTTGGCGGCGTTTATAGAACTGCAAGCAGTGCAGTTGGCCCAAATACTATTGTTGTTAGAGACGATCAAGGTAAAATAGCTGGAGCAGTTGCTACCTCTGCAGAAGCAGTAAAACTTCAGAACATTCGAAATATTAACGGCGTGGGATTTGATGGAACAGCTAGTATTACAATTCCGTTTGATGCTCAACAGCTTGGTGGAACAGCGCTTAATTCAACAGTAGTAACTTCTAGTTTAACTACTGTTGGTACCTTGTCTAACTTAAGAACAACCGGGTATGTTAAAATGCCAGTATATCCAACCCCAACAACTAGAGACTCTATAATAACAGCACCAGAAGCTGGCATGGTAGTTTTTATAACAGCAACTAGTAAATTCCAAGGATTCGATGGTACATTTTGGACAGATCTAAACTAATAAAGACAGCATAAATATACTAGAACAAGGAACAAGAGAAATGCCATATACCATAAACAAGACAAGCGGGGGAGTAGTTACAGTAGTTGCAGACGGCAGTACTGATAGTACACTTGATATTAAATTAATTGGTAAGAACTTTGCTGGATACGGTGAAGTACAAAACGAAAATTTCGTAGCTCTACTAGAGAATTTTGCTAATAGTAGCCCTCCCGCTAAGCCTATAGCAGGTCAAGTCTGGTTTGACACCTCAAATAAAAAATTAAAATTTTATGATGGCAATAAATTTCGTACTACAGGCGGCGCTGAAATTGGAACAACTGAACCAGTTGGGTTAACTGAAGGTGATTTTTACTTTAATACTAATACCCGCCAATTGTTTGCTTGGTCGTTAACTGGATCGGCTAACGGAACAGCACCAGGGTTTGTATTAGTTGGGCCGGAAGCAACGTCTGGACAAGGTCTAACTCAAATGAAATCAAGGGTTGTCAATGGTCGACCAGTTGGAAATCCATCAGGTGCATTGACACAGCATCCAATTATTGAATCTCAAGTAGGTAATAATACTATTTTTATTATTAGTACAGATAGTGATTTTGATTTAGATTCATCTAATTCAATAACCGGGTTTACAACAATTAAACAAGGTATTACTTTATGCTATACAACTACCAGCGCCCAACTTGGACAAACTACTAGCAGCCATAGATTCTGGGGTACTGCAAGTAATTCAGAACGTCTTGGTGGATATTCAGCTAGTGATTATTCTAGATCAAGCAATGCATCGTTTACAAGTTTAGTTAATTTTGCTGATGTTGGTTTTACGGTAGGTACAACTCCAAGATTAAGAGTTTTTAATGAAAGTGCAAGCACTCCTACTATTCAAAATCAGCTGTCTGATACTATAGTTTTTCAAACTACTGTTGCATCTGCTACTAAAACTCCGATGCAACTAGTAGGTAATAACATTTATCCAGGTGCAAATTTAGTATCCGACATTGGATCATTAACTGCTGGCGCCGGATCTACTGCTTTAAAATTTAATAATGTTTATGCTCAATATTTTAAAGGTCGTGCTGACGAAGCAGTTGCATTAATGGTTAGTGGTGTAGCCGCAACAGCTTCGGTTGCATCAGCAAATAATTCAATTGTTGCAAGAACAGATACTGGGCAAATTAATGCAACACAATTTAACGGATTAGCAACAAGTGCTCAATATGCCGACTTGGCAGAAAAATATCTAGCAGATGATAATTATGAACCTGGTACAGTAGTTATGGTTGGCGGCGATAAAGAAGTTACGGCAGCAACTTTTGGCTCAGTAGCATTTGGTGTTGTTAGTACTAATCCAGCTGTTAAAATGAACAGCGAGTTAAAAGACGGAATATATATTGCATTAAAAGGGCGTGTCCCTGTTAAAGTTCGTGGTGTTGTCAATAAGGGCGACCCAATAGTTGCACATAACATTGGTATTGCAGTTGTTGATTCTGGGACTGGAAATCGACAAATTGGTATTGCTTTAGAATCAAGCGACGACAATAGCATCAAATTGATTGAATGCGTTATACTTTAATACATAAATAAAAAACGCATATAATAAGGAGTTAATATGGCCGCTGGTCAAGGTAATAAAATTGAATTTCAGGACTATAATAATATATACAATATTATAGCCCCTGTTCTTGGAAGAAACTATGGCGGAACTGCTAGCGTTGGCTATGATAATTCTCCGAGTGCATCAACAGTTGCACAATATGCAAAAATATCTGCTCTACAATGGAGCAACTTAAGATCTGACATTTCACGTTGCCGTGGCCACCAAACCGGAGTAGATTTATTAACTAACACTACGACTGTTAACGGACAAACTCCTTTAAGTCTCCCTAATCCAAGCGCACAATTTACTGCAACTTGCTCTGGTACTACACTAGTAGTATCAGCAGTAGCATCGGGAACTATTCAAATTGGGTCAGTATTGTCGGGAGGCTCTATATCCGGAACCTACACAATTACAGGATTTATAAGTGGCACAAATGGCGGAATAGCTAACTATCAAGTTACTCCTGCTTTATCAATTGCAACTGCGTCAACTGTAGTATCTACTTATTATATAAAAATTACAGAAAATGATAGATCATTGTATCAAACAATGGCCCAAGCTGCCTATGATAATAGAATTATTTCACCGCCTTCAAGTATTCCTGCCGCTAGAAAAACTACTGCAAACTTAATCCCTGGCGGAGATAAAACAAATACAGGGGGTTGGAGCGGAACTATTCGTCAGACTATTACAATATCTTTCCCACAAGAAGCAAGTGCAACTAATCCCGCTGACGGTGCCCATAGTACTGCAAGAGCATATTTTAATAGTGGAAGTCAAATATTGTTTTCTGCGTCATTTGCTAAGAATAATTCTGAAAGTAAAAACGTATCTTGGGAAACATTGTGTTCAAATTTAGGAACTATCAGATTTGGATACAACAGTTTAAGCATTACTGGTGGTGCAGGTAGTTCAACTGCAACAACTTATTCAACGTACTCTGGATATACATTACTTCCAGCTTCTGGTGCTGGTCCAAGTAGTACAGAATTGTTATTTAAACTAGTAATTAATGCTGGATCTGCTGGTACTATTGGACAGTATAATCCTAACAGTATTAAATTGTATGGAAAAAAAGTAAATAGTGGCGGCTTTGACATACTTACTTTTGTATTTGAATTTAACGACGATGCAGGTTCTACTACACCATTTGGAAGAACACCGGCACCGACTGATACACCAGTTGATGAACCAGTAAATGGTACAATGACTACATCGATACAAGCTGAATATGCATATTCTACAACTGGCTATATTACAGTAACTCCGCCTACCGGAGCAAGTGGAACTCTTGCTTAACCAATCTTCTTGACATAAAAAACTAAGTAGTGTATTATTATCACTACGGAGTAATTTATGGACGAAAAAATTGAAAAAGCATTATCGGTGGCCAACTATATGGCCACTTTATCTAATCAACGTAGAATAATTTTTGAAGAGTTTAATCAAAAACAATTTTATTATACAAACGGTGGAACGTTTAAAGTTGATCACACGTTAATCACATTCGTTAAAAACACTATTGATCTTGGTTATACTGAGCAAGTTCCATTTTTAGATTCTAATCATATACCTATTATTATATCTAATGTGCAAGATTTCTTTGATAATATTGTTTCTATCTATTTTGAAGCATTAAATGAATATGCTGCCAAATATGCAGATATAAAAAGTAAACGAAAAATTGGGGATATTGTAGAGTTATGAAAAATGGTGCATTAATATTTGCCCAAAATAATAAACTTATTGACTATACAAAACTAGCAGTATTTGCAGGTAACAGAGTAAAACAGTTTTTAGATATACCCGTTAGTATAGTAACAGATAATGTTAAGTGGCTAGAAGAAGTATATCCTACACACCCATTTGATACTATTATAGAAATTCCTTACTATGACGAATACTATCATAGAGAAATCCACACTCATAAAGAAATACATGACGGAGAGTTGTGGTCATCAAAAATGGAGTGGAAAAATATATCTAGGACACAAGTATATAATTTGTCTCCCTACGATAAGACGTTAGTAATAGATAGTGATTATATTATTAGTTCTTCTGTTTTAAAAACAGCATTTAATATCGACGCTGATTTACAAATTTATAGTGATAGTTTTGATTTAGCAGATTGGAGATCAACATCTGAATTTCATAGGGTAAATCCTTACTCGGTTAAATTTTATTGGGCAACTACTTTTGTTTTTCAAAAAAATTTAATTACTGAATCTTTTTTTAATTTAATTGACTATATTAAATTAAATTGGTTTTATTTTAGAACTCTTTATAGTATACAATCTCCATTATTTAGAAACGATTTTGCATTTAGTATTGCTATACACATTATGAATGGCAAAACTAATGGAGAATTTTCTAGTGATCTACCTGGCAGGATGTACTATTCATTAGACAAAGATTTTCTAGTATCTGCTAATAATGAAAAATTAAAATTTTTATTATCTAAAAAAGATTATCCTGGAGAATATACTTTAGCAAAAACTTCAGGACTTGATATTCATATTATGAATAAACAAAGTTTAATAAGAATGATAGACGGAGGTTTAGGTGTCTAAAGGATTTCTTGTCTTAGCACAAAATACAGAAACAGTTGATTACATTCAACAGGCATATGCATTAGCATTGTCAATTAAAGCCAGTCAAAAAACTTATAAAAATATTTCATTGGTAACTAATGATCTAGTCCCAGAAGAATATCAAACTGTATTTGATAATATTATCCCGATACCCTGGGGAGATAGTACATCTGGTGTAGGCTACCGAGCTGAGAACAGATGGAAATTATATCACGCAACTCCATATGAAGAAACAATAGTTTTTGATACTGATATGCTTCTATTAGAAGATATTACTGTATGGTGGGAATATTGTAGTAAATATAATCTGAAATATTGTTCAAGAATTACTAATTATAAATTAGAACCAGTAATTGATACTGTGCATAGAAAAGCATTTATATCCAACCAACTTACTAGTCCATATTCTGCGCTACATTATTTTAAAAAATCACAAACTGCTTTAGAATTTTATAAAACATTAGAATTTGTTTGTAATAATTGGGAATGGTGTTATAGTAAGTTTGCTCCAAATGAATATCAACCCTGGTTAAGCATGGATTTAGTTGTTGCTATTGCCATAGAAATTACAGGATTTCACGAAGAGGCAATTGATATATGCAGTCCTTTAGAATTTGTCCATATGAAAGCACCGCTTCAAGGTTGGGCAAATGACTCTATACACTGGCAAGATAGTGTTTTTTATTTTTTAAATTCTAAAGGGGATTTAGTAGTTGGTAATATTAAACAATCAAAATTGTTTCATTATGTAGAAAAAGATTTTTTAAACCAACGAATTATTGACGGATTAAAAAGGTTAATTGTATGATTGATAACGAAGAAGTTGTGTTTCCAGCATCCCCACCGGATAATCGATTTTATGTCTACTATAATAGTAATAATGGCAGTATATTAGCAGTAGCGAATGGTTTATTAGATAGAGAAGATTTTAATTCTTATATTGAAATATCACCGGAGCTTCATCAAAAGCTATCTAGTGATACAGTAAGATTATTAGATTGGGCTGTAGTAAAAACACCAACTGCAAATGACAACTATATTATTGAAATAGTACCAAAGAATTTTAAAGGTCTAAGTTTTGAAAACAAAATGTTTGATCTAATTTTAAATGAACCAACAATTGATACAGAGCTAACGGTTGAATGGTCATTGGCAACTAAACATTGGGTAATTAATATTTTACCCGACACTAAACTTCGGTTAATGGGTAAAAAGTTTTTAACAGAAAAACTTTCTTTTTTTATTGTCCTTGAAAACGATTTTGATTTCTTAATAAGAAAAATTTTTATAAATTCAAGTGACCTAATGAATAAAGAAATATACATACCTTTTGAATCAAAAATAGAAGAACAGATTGATAATATTTCAGTTGTTACTAGAAAATTATTTAATAATTACGGATTAATAAAAACATATGAGTGATAATATTAAAGTTATTGAACAGGATATTATTTTCCTAAGTTACGATGAACCTAACGCTGAAAAAAATTATGCAGACTTACTGACTAAAGCACCTTGGGCAAAGCGTGTACACGGAGTTAAAGGTAGCGATGCCGCACATAAAGCCTGTGCCGCATTAAGTGAAACAGAATATTTTGTCACTGTAGATGCCGACAATATTGTTGATCCTAATTTCTTAAAAGTAGAAATTAATTTAGATGAATTAGGACTTACATCTGATCATGTATTCAGTTGGTGCGGAAAGGTGCATGTTAACGGACTTATGTACGGCAACGGCGGATTAAAACTATGGACCCGTAAGTTTGTAAACAATATGCGTACACATGAAAACTCAGATCCTAATGACGTTAAGGGTTTAGTTGAGTTTTGCTTTGACGACAAGTATTATCAATTTAATGAAAACTATAGTGAGAGCTATACTAATGCAAGTCCATTTCAAGCATGGAGAGCAGGATTCCGCGAAGGCGTAAAAATGTCATTGGACCAAGGTGCTCGAGCAACAGATATTAAAAAAATCTGGTGGCAAAATTATGATCGACTATTAATTTGGTGTAATATTGGTGCTGATGTTACTAATGGATTATGGAGCATATACGGAGCCAGAGAAGGTGCTTATCTTACTAACTGTACAGATTGGGACTATGCTAATGTAAGAGATTTTGATTGGTTAACAAACCAATGGGAAATACAATACAGCAAAAATGCGGATCGTTTACAAGAAGCTGTTACTATGGTAGGCAGTGCTCTGCGCCATGAGTGTAAATTAGAAATTACAGATATAGATTCTACTGGTAGTAAATTTTTTAAGACTGTATTTAATAATAGTCCAAGAATTATTCGTAGAAGATAATGTACGATATTTTTTATATTGGTTCTGAAAACGATGAATGGAAAAAAATAAAAACAAAATTTCCATTAGCTAAACGTGTTGATGATTTTTACACAGCCCAAAAAAAATCATTTACTGTATATTTTTGGGTAGTATGGAACGATTTACATATAGACGATAATTTTAATTTTAATTTTAAAATTTCTAAATGGGATGAAGAATACATACATGTATTTCGTAATGGAAATTTTTATGATGGTATTTGCTTATTTCCTAAAAAAATATCAGTTTCTAACAGAGAACTAGAATATCGATTCTTTACGAATAAAAAAGAGATAGACATACAAGCTAGTATTCCTGTTACTCATGATATTTTTTATATCAATACTTATGATGAATACAAAGAGGCCTTGACTACATCTAAGACTAATATGTTTTGGGTAGTATGGAAAGATTTAGAAATTAATCATGATTTTATGTTTAATTATCAAGTTCCATATTATAACCAACATATTACTCATGTTTTTAAAAACAATGAATATTTTGACGGCGTCTGTTTGTTTTCCAAAAAATCAATGGTAAGTAGTAAAGAGTTTTTATATCGATTTTTTACCAGTAAAAAAGAAATAGATATACAGGCTAGTGCCCCTAAACCGTTTGATGTTGTGTTTATAAGCTATTATGAATCCAACGCAGATTTACATTATACTGCACTAACTAAAAAACTTGGAAGGTATGTTCATAGAGTTGACGGAATAAAGGGCATTCATAATGCCCATATTCAAGCCGCAAAGTTAGTTAGTTCGGATCTATTTTGGGTAGTAGATGCAGATGCAATTTTAGAAAAAAATTTTAATTTTGAATTTCCACAAGTAGTTCATCATGACACTTATACTAAATCAACAGTACATGTATGGACAAGTCGTAATCCTATAAATGATTTACAATACGGTAACGGTGGTGTTAAACTACTCCCACGTAAATTAACTTTAAATATGGATTTATCAAAACCTGATATGACTACAAGTATATCGCCATCATTTAAATCAATGCCAACAGTTTCAAATATTGCTGCCTTTAATACAGATCCATTTAGTACATGGAGAAGTGCATTTAGAGAATGTGTTAAATTATCATCTAAAACCATACAGGGTCAAGTCAATGATGAAACTGAAGAACGTTTAAATATCTGGTGTTCTGTAGGCGAAGATCGATTATATGGCAAATATTCTATATCTGGCGCACTCGCCGGCCGCGCATACGGTCAAGAAAATGCCGGTAACTTACCGGCACTTAGTAAAATTAATGATTTTGATTGGCTTAAGGAGAAGTTTGAGCAAGATTGTTCATTAATGGAAATACATCTGCAATAACTTTTGCACAAGTCTTTGCAACTTCTTGATGCTCTTTCTGTGTACCGTTAGCACTACGTAGTTCAATAAAGTGAACCCAACTACGCAATGTACCATTCATATATAATCGACTTTCAATCAATCCTTCGGGTAGTACAGCACGAGCTTGTTCTTTTGCTATGCCGTTGGCAATAGCCCATTCGTATTCGCGTTTGGCCGCATAGATAACTCTTTGTTGGGCACGATACCATTCGTTTTGTAAAAGTGTATCATCAACTTCTACACTGTTCTGTCTATTTTTTTCGTCTTGTAATCTAGCTTCTCTGGTAACAAAGTTAAGATCCTTTGTTGGGTCAGCATAACGTTGGCTAAACTCTTGGAAGCTAAAACTTCTGTGTCGTAAGATTTGCCGTGCAATATCTCGTGTTGTCGTAATTTCCATGCAAGCTGACACCATTTCGAGTGGTGACCAGTGTTGGTGTTTGACGAGGTACTTGATGAGTTTATCACTTGTTTCTGTATTAAATTGATTGCTAGGGTTACTTACACGAGCACAATATGCAATAAGTTCTTGGGCATCATTAATACCTTGGTTAGCAAACTCTGCTGTTGGCTGTGAATAAGACACTAATTTAACATTCATAGTTTTTTCTTTTTTAAGAATTTTTCGGTTGATCTTTTTATATCTTTTTTAACTTTAATTGTATCAAGTTTAAAATCAATATTGTCTATTTTTTCTTCGTAGCTTTTGCATAGCTCGGATAAGTTGTGTTCAAACTGATCCCAGCCTGCTTTTTTAACGCTAGATGTTATTTTTATTTCCCAAGTTTTACCGTCTTTAAAGTTAATAAGCACCGCGTTGAGATAGCTAAATGGTAATACATTTAGTTTTACCTCGCCAAATACTTCAGGCCAATGTTCAACAGCATCTTTGGGAAGAGTGCTTCCCAAAGACGTCACGTTGTTTCTTTAACCTTTTTCTTTACAGGTGCTAATTCTTCTGCTTTACGCCTAAAATCAGCGGCTTGTTTAGCTAACTTATCAGCTTGGCTACGATAAAATTTAGCAGTAGTTTCTGGATCTGCATCTGCGGCAGGCTCAGTCACTGGTGCTACTTCTACTTCGTTAATACTTGATGAAGAAGTTTTACCTGGGTCGCTTTGAACAGGCTGAGTTGTTCGTTGCTCTGGGCCCGGAGCGATTGACAAATCATCAACAACTATACCACGCTGTTCTGCAATAATCTGATTAAGTTCAGACAATATAATAGATACAGCAGTAGTTGGAGTCATATCAACTTGATTAGTTGGAATCTTAACAAGACGCCCTTGAGAATGCAATGCTGCCAACATTGTACTACCGTCTGGAAAACTTGTACGAGCCATAGCTTCTGCAAATTCATAAGAATCTTGTCCAGCAGTACTTTCCACTAAATTGATAATAGCATCGTGGTATGCATCTGGTAAATTTTCAGTAGGGACGATGAGGCAACTATTTGACTCACCGGGCAATGTGCGATATGCTACCACACATTTTTTGCCCGTTGCACGAACTCTACCGACGTGCTTTAGTTCTGCCATTATTGTTTTGCCCCTTCGGATTGTTTGGCAACTTGGTCTAAGAAGTTTGTCAACTTAGTATAGGTTTGCCCAACTGCGGTCATTTCGTTTGGCTTAAATGCACCACGTGAACTTGCAATATCAATAATAACTTTCATTGCGTTAAGATCGTTAATGTTTAGTTCTGCAGCCGCTTCTGGTGCAGGTGCTTGAGCTGTTGCACCGTCAACTGGTGCCGCGTTTTGAGTTTCTTGTCCGTCTACGTTCATGTTATCTCCTTAAGTAGAAAAGTACGTACTATAATTATCTGGTCTGTAAATATGGACATGCAATCGTGAAAAAACTAAGTTCTTTTTCGCTTTCAAACCCAATACGGGTGTTGTATACAATTGTTTTGGTATTGTCTAATGTAATACCTTGTCCTATATAATACCTACTATTTAAATTAAATAGTATCCATTGGTTGATAGATTTGACTAGCGAGGGTGTATATCTGTCAACAGATGTATATTTAAAATGCGGGCAAGCCACATCCACTCTACGTAAATTAAAATAGTTTAGTGGATTAGGCTTGCCATTCTTTAGAGCCATTAAGCGTGTTCCTTAACTTGTTCGTAGTATGCGTACTCGCCAAACGGAGGAACAATTTTGTCGTTGCCGTGGATGACAAATACTGTATCACAGTAGTTTTCATCACCCCAGCTACCGTATGGATAACCGTCAGTAAACATGATAAACTTTTTAGGTTGAATATCATTTTCCTTCATGTATTCCCAGTTAGCATCAAAGTCTGTTCCGCCTCCACCCATTGGCTCATAGCTGTCAAACTCGTCAATATTATAACCGTCAAAATTTGCCTCGTTATAAATGCTGGTATCAAAACACCAAACTTTAATTTTAAAATCTTGATATTCTTGCATAATACCTTTGATTTCACTCATAAAGTCTTTAGCTTGTTCATCACCAATTGAGCCAGACATGTCAATACTTACACAGATATCAATAGTTTCTTTAAACTGAGTACCTGGCAAAATTGCGTTCATGTGCCATCCCTTACGGTTAGGGCGCATAAATGAATAGTCATCTTTAATGGTGCTTTGGATTTGCTGACGCAAAATCTCACGCCAATTCATTTTAGGCTCGGTGAATTCTTTAATCATTCGCTGAATGCTTGCAGGGGTATTTCCTGCACCCGCAGCCTGAGCCGCCGCCATAACTGCTTCACGCATCTCGTCACGGATTTGTTTTAGTTCTTCTTTAGAGTAACTAGGTCGATCACCAGTGCCATCTTTGTCACCCCAGTCAATGTGATCGTCAAGAAGCTGGCCCAATGCATCAAGTTCTTTTTCATCTTGTTCGTCAAAGATTTTGTCGTAGATTTCTTCCGCACCCATACCGTAGTATTTAGGATCGTGAAAAATAGTAATGCCTGGAATATTATGATCACCAATTTTATCTCTAACAATTTGACCATTGGCACAATAGTCTGCGGCAATGTTAAAGATACGTGCATTACGACCTTCTCGACGTGACATATGATCAAATACGTTGTGCAAAATTTCGTGAGCAATAACAAATTCAACCTGTTTAATTGTAAGAGGTTCAAAAAACTTACGATTAAAATAAATGGCTCGACCGTCTGTTGCGGCAGTACCCGTCCAATCTGTAGCTTCTTCAATCTTCAAACGTGTGGCCATATTGCCAAAGAAAGGATGACGTAGCAAGAGTCCAACTCGTGCTACAATAATTTTATCAATAATTGGATCTGCGTGTGCCATATAAGTTCCTTTTTAATATGTGTATAGTATAACAGGACCCGCAGGTCCTGTCAAATACTGCAATGCCAAATTACTTTTCAGTAGCCTGTGCAATATACTTACCAAACTTAGCGTGGAAGGCATCAAAACAAGCAATCTCGTCAGGATCCAACGGCAACTTATATTGGCTCAATGCAACTTTAGTGCCCATGATAACCAATTCTGTTTCAAAATTGTCCATCATAAATTGGAAAAAGTTGTTAACTTGATCGTTCCAATTTTTAGCATTTTTATCGCAAGCATCTTTGAGTTCATAGCACAGGCTAATAGTCAAAGAATACATAGCTGAAATCTCTTTAGATTTCATTTCCTTAACTTTGCCGCTAAGAATATCTGACGGATTAGGCATCTTGCCTGACACTTTTCGGTGTGCCATAAACTTAACAGCAAGACCTTCCCCAACTGCTCCTGACACCAAATCAGACATTGTCTCAGTATCAGTATCGTCGTCGTGCAACAGTTCGCTAACAAACGCCCAGCTACGTGGAGTAGCAAATGCACGTGAGCTAGACTTTGGATCAAAGTCGTACAAGTCTTTCTTAGAGAAAGACAAGAAACCAACTACATCCTTGTGTACTTTGTTTTCAGTAGCCCAGTCAAAATAGTCGTCCCAATCCACTGTCATTTCCAAGTGAATGAAACGATTAGCCAACGGCGCTGGCATGCGGAAAGTAACACCTTTGTCAGTTTCACGATTGCCTGCGGCAACCATTACTACATTGTCTGGCAGTACATAAGTACCAACACGACGATTCAAAATAAGTTGATAAGCCGCGGCTTGTACGCTAGGAGCGGCGCTGTTCATTTCATCCATAAACAAGATAATTTGTTTATGTTGTTTGGCAAATTCTTGGCTTGGCAATTCACTAGGAGGAGCCCAACGCATAGTGCCATCGTTGGAATCAAAATATGGAATACCCTTAATGTCAGTAGGTTCCCAAAGAGAAAGACGAACGTCGATCACGTGAGCATCAAGCTCAGTACCGAGTTGTTTGATAATATCGGATTTACCAATACCTGGAGGGCCCCACAAGAACAATGGGCGCTTATTTTTAAAAGCCTTACGCAAAGACTTTTTAGCTGCCTTTGGGCCAACTGTACGGCTAAGAATTTCTGCCATTTTGCTTCCTATCTTAAGTTAAAAAATACACTGTTGAATTAACGCTGTATGTATGTATTATATGGCAAAATAGGCATTGTGTCAAGCAAAATTTGAACTTTTTTAATCACTTTCGTCCAAATTGGCAATTTCCTTTTGTCTCTCATTCATTGCTTTAATGAGTCCAAATTTTCTAATGTCGTCGGAAAACAACATTAACTCAAAACTCTTTTTTTCGGAAAATACTGTAACACTTTCGGTAGTTAAGTAGTACGGGCAATCAATGTATCGCTCTAAGAATATAATAGTTTGAGGACTAAGCTCAATTGATTCAGTGAATGGAATTTCATAAGACTTTAGTTCTAAATCATTTGTTAAAAATTCAAAACCTTCTTCACTTAGTCTAAATGCGTGATCTTTTCCTACCCTAGTTGACTGCCACCATTTTCTTCCAAACAGTTGGACATTGGCATTATCTATGCTTTTGCCCCATTGCTGTAAGAATATTTTAGTTAAGGCAGTCCTAGAAATCATTTTATAATTTCGCCTTGGGTTAATTTAACAACTTGGAAATCGGAAGTTCCAAAAGTAAGATTTAATTTCTTTGCCAAATTATGTGCGTGTCCAGGATTTGAAAAAGAAACTTTTTTATATTTAGGGCCAGGGTAGCTGGTAAGACTATTAAAGCTCTTTAGGTTAAAGGGCTCGTTCTTGTAGAACACAGCCCAGATAGCTTCCGCTTCTAATACTTGTTCTGCTTTGTATGTTTTTTTACTAACATACTCTAATAATATTTTTGGCTTTGGTCTACTCATAATGCGTCCTTATAAATTAAGTACGCATATATTTATATCTTATTTTCGATCTTCGAAGCCACCGCCATCCATAGTGACATTAATAACTTCTGTGTCTACACTACGTTTTAACGCGGTATACATAGTTTCGTAATCTTGATTTACTTTGTCTAACAATTCTGCTAATGACAATGATAACAATCTAGCCTTTTGTATATCAATAGATACTGTTTTAGATTGACTTAGTTCAGCGGTTCGAATTTGCTGTATAAATTGTGTAATTGATGTTGTATTAATCTGATTTTGCATTTGCTAGTACCTGTTTCATTTCGATTTCAGTTTTAAAAGGCCCTTTAAACGGATATCGCTCAGCAGTAATAGCCTTAGGACAAAATGACTTAACCCATCCTTTATCAAATTTAATAATATAATAACCTGCACAATATAGACTTTTACTAGCATTGCTCTTTGTAAAAAGAGGTAATTTACGTCTTACGTCATACATTGCATTATATGGTTTACACATAGTAGGATAGCTATGGCATTCATGGGGTTCGTCAGAAGTAACTTTAATTTTACTATTTGTAAGAAAAAATCCTTTACCAAATTGTTTGGTAAGATCGTCTTTCTTGTTGAACATAACTTCTCCACTAGTACTGCTTAGGATAAATTTGTTATTTTCTTTTTTGTGTAGAGTAGCAATTTTATTACCGTCTTGTTCAACAATCCAAAATTTGCCATCTACGATTGGCTTTGCGTGTATCTCTGTCATGGTGTTACCTCTTCGGTTAATTTACGCCAAGTAACAGCTTTCTCTGGAAACTTGGCTTGGAATGGTTCTGCATACGATTGAATGTTGTCAGCAATTTTTTTCATATCCCAAGTATTACAAAATTTAAGCATACGAATGCCAACTTGTGAAATATCTTTTGGAACAGCGTTTGTGTTAATAGTCTCTTTAATCAAATCTTTAATGTTAGCAGGTTGCGCTCTAAGATCGATTAAGATACGATTGCGTTCGTAGTCGTCTAGCACCCTGTGTTCTTGACCGTTATGATCAACCCAACGTTGAAGCATGAGATTGTTCCACGCATAGCCTTTACTATTGCGATCTTGAAACGCTTCGGTTAGTCCTACTTTACTTTTTGTACCTTTAACACGCACACCTGGATATGCTGAGAAGACATTGTCACTAGTATCGCCACGCATACATTTTTCAAACAGTAACCATTCTGGGTGTACTGCTTTTGGCTCTCCAGTTTTCTTATCAAGTACAGGTTTACCTTTTTTATCAAAGATGCCTTCAAGGGTGTGTGTTTCTTCAGCAACACCGTTAAACTGTCTTACATTTGATGCAAGCAATTGATGAAAGTCGCTGTCTGTACTGATGATAACATGATCAGCATTTGGATGGCTTTGAATAAAGCCTGCAATTAAATCATCTGCTTCTAGTTGGGGATGTTGTAATACAGTAACATTAGTTTTCTCTGTAATAAACTTTTTAAATTCGTCAAATGCTTCCCAGAACAATTTATCTTCTTCTTGTTCAGCAGAAGTCATAGCCGCACGAGTTTCGGCACGATTAGCTTTATAAGGCTTATAGTAGTCCTTACGCCAGCTACGACCTTCGAGGCAGAACACTACATGACTGCCATTAAAGTCATTCCACGCTTTCTTAATACTGTTAAAAGTGATATGAAAAGCCATACCTAGCTTAATGTCAGCATCACCTCTAACAACATGTCGTGCTCTAAAAAATGTATTTGCTGTGTCTACTAAGATGTATGTCATTCTACTTCGGCTTTGCCGTTACCTAATTTGTTTACGTTGATAAAACCTGCACTACGATTAGGATCTAATCCTTCATTAGAAAACATATTTCGGGCTAAATCTCTAAACCAACGATCTACAATTTCTTCGTCTGGATCACCATCAAAACCATAACCTGCTTTCTTTAATTGTAACACAAATTCGTCGTTCCAATCAAGCTCAAAAAATCCGTTCCTTACATTATCTTTATTTACTTTTGTATCTAAAACAGCTACCCAAGCTTCGCCTTTTTTGGTAGCAATTTCTTTGGGTGTTAGCTTTGCATCCTCTGCTTCTCGCCGCGCCTGTTCGGCTTTTTTTTGGTGCTCGGCTGTTGTTTCTACAGCTATTGCTAATTTTGCTTCTGCGTCTGCAATGTTTTTTTCAATCTTGTCTAAGCCAATTAAGCGTTTAAAAATATTTTTCATTAGGTACCCCACTCGTTTTTAAATAATGGAACTTGTAATCTGTCACTATAACGTAATCCATTTTTCATTGCTAGTTCTGCGACACGGCGATTATTAAGAGTGTACACGCTTTCAACACCTCCAACAGGCATAAGATAAACAGGACCCTTAAAACCCTCTGCACGATATATATCTGCTGTTTCAATTGCTTCCTCCGCATCTTCTTCGGTGGATACAACAAGTTTTAAGTATGTGTAACCAACTTCTTCATATTCGCACACAACATCTGGACGAATAGCTTCATGTCTTGCTTCACCACTACAACTTAATTTAGCACTTACACTAAATGTAATTTCTTTGTGATAATCAATTTCTGGTAGCTGCCATTGTAGCAAATAATCTTTAAATTCTGGATTTAATTTTTGAGTACCATTTGTTTCAAATGTAATCTCTTTTAATCCCTTCATTTTAGGATGTGATAACAAGTCTGGATAAGCACGTTGCCAACCTAACAAAGGTTCACCACCTGTAATAACTAGATGCTCGTCTTGCCATTCGTTGAAGGGCAATATCTCCATGATTCTGTCGGCAATTGAGTCTGTTGTGAGCATAGGACTAAGGTCCTTAAAACTTGGATGCCAAGAAGCATAACTATCGCAACCAGTACTAACAAGGGGAAGTTCATTGTAGGTAGTCCATTTGTTATATTTTTCTTGCTTTTCTGCTAATACATCTGCTTCTCCACTTAATGTACCTTTGAGCATGCCAAAGCCTGCACACTTAAAGTTACATCCAAATGTACGTAAGAAAACGGACGGTACACCCATGTAACGTCCTTCGCCTTGTATGCTATAAAATAATTCTGCAATTTTAATTTTTGACATGCTGTTTCCTAAGTTCATCTACATCTTCTATAGCAGATTGTAACACACTTGCATAGTTAAGAGCAACCTGTTTGTTCATCATAATACAAGTTTCAAAATCAGTATACCCTTTGGTTAATAGTTGCCAAATATGATACCACCTTGATTTTGACCAAAAGTTTGTTCTAGTTGTAGTATAGATAGTAACAACTATGCCTGTATCTTCTGCTTCAATATCAATAGTATGTGTACAATCGTCTGAACCGCATTCGCATACTGCTTTATACATTTTTGATGTACCCCAGTCTTTGACTAGTAATACACCTTGTGCTGGTGTTTGTGATTTCATTTACAGTTTTCCAACCACATATCTAAACGATTAACAGCTTCTTCAAAATCTACAGCCCATACCTTAGCTTCAAGTTCGCCGTCTTTAATATTAATATCAAACGGAACAACACCGTTCATTCTAAAGTCATGTGGTGTGTCCACACATACTGTAAACTCTTGCAAGTTTTTAGCACGGTTAATAAACTGATCCATTATATCTTTTGCAGTACTCATTATTCTTCCTTTGGTTTTGGAAATGACTCACTAAACGGCCATGCAGTGCTTGGTTCAGGTCTAGGTTTTAGTTTAACATTTTCTTCAATAACTGTGCCATCTTCATCGCACAGGCTAACTTGGAATGGTGCATCAATAATTAAGTAGTCGTCTTCAACTTGCCAGTCATGTTCACCGTCAAACAGCCATCCTGCTCCGCCTTCGTGATATGAACTTTCAAACTCTTCTTTTTGTTCGTCTGTAAAATCGTCACTAAATTCAAACCAGCAAGCATGTTGGTCATCTAGCTCTGCACCCCACCCGCAATCGTTTTTAGCATGTGCTTGTATGTCGCCTTCGTAGGGCAGATTCATATCCATATCTTCTTCTACAAAGCCTTGTCCCCATCGATAGTGATCGTCGATGTTAACCCAACTAATAGTACCATCTGCATTATCTCGCCACAGTTCAATGTGCCAGCAGATACTTTTTTTGTGTAAGGGTTTAATTAGATATACTTTACTCATTTTCTACCTTAGCGTGGTGCAAACTCTTGTTGCAATTTAATGTTATCAAAAAACTCTTTCTTTGTATTACCGTCAGTGTTAAACGCACCTTTGAGTACAGTAGTTTGAGTTAGTGAACTATGTGCCATAATACCGCGATTTTCACAGCAACCGTGTGTAGCTTGAACATAGACTGCTACGTTTTCTGATTCGGTTGCTTTTTGGATCTCCCTAGCAATATCGTTACACAACTCTTCCTGGAGAGTGCCGCGACGAGCACACCACTGAGCAATACGAGTGTACTTAGACAAACCAATAAGTTTTTGTGCGGCAATGATGCCAATGTAAGCGACACCAGCAACGGGCTGATGATGATGACTGCACATAGAGCGCAACTCACTACGTACCACCAGCATACCTTCGTAGCGGTCCTGCGAATCATTTGGAAATGCCGTTGCGTCTGGTGCTGGTTCATATCTTCCTGCCATTATTTCGTTGTAATACATCTTGGCCAGTCTACGTGCTGTGCCTTTGCTATTGGGATCGTTTTCTCGATCAATAAGTAATACATCTAAAACTTGTTCAAATGCCGGCGTTGCTTCGTCAATTAGTTTTTCTAAATCACCTTCATGCAAGTAATCGCTAATGTTATCACCAGCCCAAAAACGTTTTCCTTCACGTTTCATCTTAAAGCGAAGATGATCGCTTAATTTTGCTATTTCATAGCCGCCATCTCCAGCCATAGCATCTAATGCTGTTTCCTGGTTGTATGTTCTTGATTCTGTCATTATTATTCTCCGATGTTAAGGCAGTGGATTGCCATGTAATATTATACTATTATTTAGGTCTGTGTCAATATTTTGTTTGCTCGAAGCTTTCGGCATTCTTCTCTAACTTCAAGTGGGATATCCGGATGCCATTCTGCCATTCCGCAGTCGTATACTCGTGTTCCTTCTTTAGGAGCAATCCATAATAGTGTTGGTATTGCTACTAATGTTAGAAGTAACATAACAACTATCAAAGCGATTCGCTTAATAGAATTTGGCATAATTTTGCATCCTTTAATGATTTGAATGTAAATGTCATATGTGTTGGATATGGCTTATAATAAAATCGATCACCCGGCAAACCAAATACTTCTAATACACTTGCACACTTTTCGTTCCACCATTGATTATTTTGACTATTCCAATTTATGGTAATAACATGATTAGAATCTGTTATGTCAACCCACCAATCTGGTTTAGTATAAATCTCAGCGGGTTTGTGATTTATTTTCATTTTCTAAAAATTTAATTTCGTCTCGAATGTATTCTTTATATTCAGCAAGAACTTCTAGTTTCCTGCCACTCTCACCAGTTAGTCGAAGTGTTTCTAAATCTTTTTCGATCATTGCTAATTTATCTTTTAGCTCTTGAATTGTTAAACTCATTTCCAAAATTCTTCCCAAGGATAAACTAACCAACAATCTTCTTCGGCTTTATTTACTTCCCAGTAAGTATAATCAACATCTTCCTTACTAGACAAGTTATTTGTGAGTACAGCAAATCTTACATTTTGTCCCCACACATGATTCCAACGTTTATCATTTGGTAAACATAGACTTTGCCAGTCTTGTTTAATCCAAGCAATAGTTGAACCTTGATCGTTAATATCGTCGACTACTAGAATGTTTTTACACAATGGATCGCCAACGTTTGCGGCATTGTATCCAAACGCATCTTCAGCCATACCGCAATCACTAACTTTAATCCCGCCATCTCTAAGACTAACCATAAGCGTAGCCATAGGAATATCTAAGTATTGACTAATTAAATTAGCCGGAACAAGACCACCTCGGCTAATGCCAACAATATAATCAGGGTACCATTTATCTTGAACCATTTGACGAGAAAGATCTAAACAGGCACCTTCTACTTGTTGCCAAGTATAATATATCTTTTTCATGCTGTTAATGCTGAAGCCAATGTTGCCATTTCTTCCTTAGTTATAAAGAAATTATAAGTAGCAGTATCTTGTACTATGCCGTCTTTTAAACTTTCTTGAACCATATCAACACTGAACAAGCCTTTAGGGCTTAGTACTTCGTGTTTCTTTAGCAATAGGCGAAAACTGTCTTGCTCTTTAATAACTATTTCTTTATAGCTATCTTTAACCGATTCGTGTAATTGTGTCATTGTAAGTTCCTTGGTCTATTAATATCTTCTAAAACAACACCAGCAATGCGTTCAAACTCTTCGTCAGAAACACTTTCATCCATGGCTAGTTCTTCTAAGTCAACGGGTCTGCTCATTAACTGGATTTCTTCTTTTGTCTTGCCTTCAAACATGCCTGTAATTTCTTTGACTAATTCGTCAAGTTCTTCTTGAGTGCCGTCAAAGTTATCAAAACACCCCGGCGCAAATTCAATTTTTGGGATTTTATTTTCTTCAGTCATCGCCTTTAATGCTTTCAAAAGTTCTATACTTACCCAAAGCATTAATGTAGTCATCATATAACTTCGTTAGCTTTGGATGCTTAGCCTCTAGTTTAACATCTCTTTCGGGAATACACAAGACTTTTTCAATTGTCTTTAGCCGTTCTTCTAAATCTTGTCCGTTCAATACTAAGTTGCCTTTAACTTCTAATGAAGGAGGATTAGTTTGTTTAATTGTTAGTGCGGCATCGTACGGAGTAGTTGTAGTACCAGTAGTCCAAATAGTATTACCAGTACCGGCACCTGATGTTAAAAACTGTCCAGATGTTGTTCCTGTTGTTAATGACGGAATAGCGCCATACCCTGGCGCCAATGTTCCGTTAGATTGTGTTGTTGTGAAGTACGCCATTTTTTCTATTAGTCAAATAATTATCGTTGTGGATCCATTTATTTTTAACGAGGAATCCCCATTCACGACGTTGCGGTCCCGGCATAAACAGTGTCCATGCAGTAACATTGGGGTCAAGCTCAATTCGGTGATAACTTTTAGCACCGCATATACGAAAATGTCCAGGTCCACGCCACGTACATATTTCTCCAATCATTTCATTTTTATTATTGAACATTGGTGTCCATTCATAGTAGCCGCCTTTCAAGATCAATGTAGCATACGGCCACGGATGGTCATGGACATCATCCGGATCACCTTTGTGAAATTTGTGTAAGAATATGTTAAACGGAAAATTTTTTCTATCTTTTAAAAATAGATAATAGCGTGTTACTAATGGCTCGTTGCAGGTACGATCCATAATAATCCGCTTTCTATCGTAATTTTCTAAAAATGAAAAAAATTTATTTTTTATCTTTTGGATTATCATATTCATCCTTTACAAGGTAATAGGTTGTTTTAAACTTTTGAAATGCAATTTCCAGGCCAGGATATTCTTTACACATTTTTTCAATCCTGGTCCAATCAGGCCAACTGTCAATAAACTCTGTAGGCCCCTTCCAAATATTTTCAAAACTTGACCCAGCACTGCTAATATTAACACCGCCACCTGTTAGTGTTATATTTCCTATATTTCCTGTAGCACCTACTGTACTGTAGTAATAATTCGAACTGGCATTACTCATAGTTATACTACTAGTATACTTAGATGGATCAATTGTAATAGTACTAATTGTATCAGTTAATATTGTTGAGTAGTCCGGTTGCACTGAAGAATTGCTCATGTAATACCTCCACTTGTTTTTGTATGTGTGGCAATCGAGTCATATAGTTATCCATATGTTGCATAATTGCAAAACATAAATTAGGACGATGTATTTGGTATGCTTCAAAATTCTCAGTCCATGTACTAGGATATTTAAATGTATCAAATGCCATTTCGCTATAACTAAGTCTATCTGGGACTAATGGTATAGCATCTACTACTGCACCTTCATACCAACTAATACCTAGCGTTTCTTGTAAGTTAGCACTAAACACCATTTTAGCTTCGCCTAACAATGTATGATATTCATGTTTTGTTAGTTGTTGATCCTGACACACTACAAATTCATATTGCGGTAAGTGTGTAGCTAAGTCTCGAAAAATCTCAACTTGCTTCTCTGGTGCAATACGGTGCGGAAACAAGATCATATCTCGTTTCTTCATGCCTTTATAAGGTGCAAGAATATCTAACATATATTCCATAGGCCAACCAGTACGCACAATCTTGCCTGAGTCATAGCGTTCAGCCCAATCTTCTTCCCACCATGGATTTTCTTTTTTGTAGCCATCTTCTAGTAGCTCTTCAAAAAATAACTTAACGTGAAATTCGGTGGCAAAGTAGTTATGATCAAACGCATGGAAGAAACTCTTCTCAGCATGTCTAACCCATTTCTTTTTACCAACTAGTCGACCTAAAAAGTCTTGAGGATCATAACTGCCAGCATGCCACAGGCCATGTGTGGTTACTGGAATGCCCAACAACTCACTCATGTACTTTAGATTAATGATACCTGGGTGCCAAGCATCAGTAAAAATAAAGTGATCGCCGGAATGAACGGCTCCACTGCAAAATAGTCGACCCATCTGCCCAACCTGGTCTGCCTTATATATATTGGTACCACCAAAATTAAGGAAAGCACCAGGAGTAGTGGCAGTAGGAATATCCGTAGGGCCAGCGATAATTTGAACATTGTGTCCTGCCTTTCGTAAGAGATCAGGTACATGAGTCTTCCATTGACCCGTGTACCTAGTTTCTACTGCTTCTAAATCAACGAGAAAAACGTTCGGCATTATTTTTATTCTCGTAGCGTGGTTTATAATTATTACCACTCCGATTAAAGTCACCTCGCGGCTTCCTTGGACGAGTTGAATGCCAGTATTGATTCCATACTTGACTTTCCCTATTGTATAAATTTGCTTCATCAAACGGTAAGAGTTCAATTCTACAAAAATCGTGGAATTTTTCTAGATCGTCAAAAATCTTAACAATCTCAGGTTTAGCTCCCCAATAGTTAATGTCTCGATAGTTTTTAGCCATAATAGCTTTTCCTTAATACTTAATAAATGAACCATTTTCTCCGTCTTCGGAGACCTCAATCCAAACCTCACGGTTAGGATACTTATTGGAGATAGCGTCAAACAAATCGCCTGACATCATCTCGCAACTCTTGTAATCTAATTGGAGTGTACCTTCTGCATACAATTTTTCCAACCAACGTTTAAACTGAATAAATTCGATATCGCGATCGTCGTGTGTAACACTAATCCAAACTTTAAAGTGGAAGATGTGACGATGCGGATAGCCTAGGAAACTTACATCATACTCGTCACCTGTAGCAAGCGCCGGATCTGTTAGTGCTGCCGGGTATTTGTGCATACCTTCTTTACAAAAGGTAACCCATATCATTTTGTTAGGACGAACGTCTTGTCTAATTATCATAATGCTTTATCTTCTTTGTATTTGCTCCAAGGCGTAAATTTAGAGCGGTCTTGTAATGTGTGTAGGCTATGAGACCATACACCTGGATTTGTTGCTTTAAAATCTTTATCGTCGATTTTAATCATTGTATTATAATTCCATAATTTAATATAGGGAATTGGTACTCTTATTTGCGGAATAAAATTTTCATATGAGCATAATCCGCCTTCGTGAAATTCTTCAACTGCGCTCATAGGAATATCTAAACTACACCAAAAATCTTTTTGCAGAAAATACTCAATCATATCTTCCCAAGATTTCCAGTCTAGCGCAGATACTGGATCAAAACTATGATTAGCACCAAAGAAAATGTGCTTAATATGCTTTGATGTATCTGTATAAGAATTGTCTTCCGCAAGTAAGTGTTCAATTATTTGTTTATCTTGTATGCCAGTAACAAATAATGTCCGCATACCAAATGCAGGAGTGTGCTCAACTTCAATGCCTGTAAAAAATTGAACATTGTCTTTTGTACCATCTGCATAATCACGATTCATTTTTTTCCGCCTTTGATTGTTCGTATACTTTAAACATTCGACTTACATCTTCCATGCGTTTTTGAAAAACATCAGGTGAACCTTCTGCCGCACGAGTCATATCGTACTCGCTAGGATAATGCCGCAAACAATATCTAGCACTATCTTTAATTGCTTTTGGTACCCGAGGAGTAGTTAAGATCTCTAATAGAAATCTTTGAGTCTGTACTACTGCTCGATACCTTTCGTCTGGTAATGTCATTCTTTTGCCTGTAATTCTAGCTGGTCTAATTTTGATATCTCTTCTTCGGTAAATTCTTCACCATGCTCTAATTGTACAGGTTCGTCCTCTACATAGTCAAACAAATTGGTAAAGTGGGTAGATGCATTAACCGTTTTCTTACCAGTAGCACCTCGGGTACCAATGATAGCTTGCCAAAATTTATCAAATGATTCAATAATCATTTCAGCATCTGCTCTGTTCGGTGTGGCAAAAATAGCATCTACAATATCTCTAAAGTAAATTCTATCAAATTTTTCTTGCACTAACATAGCAGGCACACTACCTTTATCGTATTGACGATTGGCTTCTTGTACTGCATTAATGTGACTCCATACGTTATGACCCATTTGGATTGCATAACTAAACGAATCCCAACTTGTTCGATTACTAACTTTGCCTAGCTTGTTAAAGTCTGGCTGAACAATCCAATCGGCTGGATTCATTGGGTCTGGATCTTTAATACCTGGCATAGGAGTACCTGCACCATATATACAAATATCTTTCATTTGAACAGTATCCATTAACGGACTAGATTCAAAATTTTCAAAGATTTTGTCTTGTATTACTCCGTCTTTAAAGAGTCGTGTGTCGGCTGCGTATTTTTTGTCGTCAGCAGACGGCACCATTCGGTAGACCCATTTTGTTCGATTAACTGTTTCTGTTTGGATGTAGATTTGTCCGTTTGCTGTTGCCAAAAACGGTGAGGCGCAGTCAAAAGATATGGTAAAGTTTTCATTGTGGTATTTCCTTACTGCTCGTTGTATATCAGTTAATAAAGTTGCCCACTCTAGTTTAGAGGTGCCCAGGAAGTGCATCCAGTCTTGATGACCCTGTTCAAGGAGCCCGTCAAACTTTAATGCTACTAATCTTTTTAATACCAGATGGATGTCGCACATGTTCTGCCCACCCATCGCCCATCCGTTAAATGGTTTATCATACTTTTTAGGATCGCAGAAGTCTTTCATTGATTGATACCAACGTTCTGCTTGATCATGAGTTTCGCCTTGAAGAACATTTAAGAACTTACAAGAACCTGTGCGATGTTTAATCCAATATTCGTTATTGTATTTGGTTGCTTCAACAGCTTCGTCATAACTTGTGATACCAGTTGCTTTACGTCCAGCAGGACTACGTTCAACCCATGCTGGAATATCAAGTACCATACCATAGTCCATAAGTGCATCCATCCAGGTTAATACCTGTGTACGTTTCTTATGTGCCGCATCTAGTCTTGCTTGGTATAGCTTAACATGATCAACTTTAGTATGTTTAGGATTGCCATTCTTATCTAGTTTAGGACTTCCTGATGCATCTAATTGCGGAACTAATTCAATGCCCTTGGCAACGGCTTCTGCCATACGTTGTGCAACTACAGGACCGTTTGGATCATTCCATTCGCCTTCCCACACACCTTTACCAATCTGAAAGCCTCCGGAGTCGCCCAACACCCATGACGTTGAGCGATCTCGTTTACGAAACATGTCCTCGCCTTCGTCTGGTTTATTAAGATCTAAATTAGCATGACCCGCTGAGTACAAACACCATTTGTAATAAAACTCGCCTATCTCGGGTTCTAGATAGTTAAGACTATCCATACCATGTCCCCAATGTTGCGGAATACGTGCAGGATCTACATAGTTTCCATAGTGTTGTTTTCCTATGAATGTTGCATAGAATCCACTAGTTGCCGGCAAAAAGACAGCGTAGTCTGACTGTGTTGCGGTTAAGTTTCTATTCATTTAGCAAATTTATCCAAGAATTTTTGATGTTTACTTTCGGGCAATACTGGTTCCGGAGCAAATTGATCGTCATATGCTGTCGAGCTTGTGCTACACCAAGTAGTGTATGGTCCTTTTCTCTTGCGGCATTCATATTATTTGCTCTGTGCTGGTAAAATATAATCGTATTGAGCAATACCACTATCAACAGTGATTTGCAATGCACCTGCATCGGCAATACGTACAGTTTTATCGCCGGCCAAGTTAAGAATACTCATAACTTGAACAACTGGCCAAGACCATGTTGATTTTAGTCGACCAGTCACGTTTGATTGGAATGTAAAGCTACCTGCATGGGTGCTTGCATCACCAAAACTAAAAACTAATTCGCTACCATCTGTCTTAACTTGGAAAACACTTTCTTCGCTATGTGCTTGTGCTTGAAATTTTAATTTCTGAATACTAGCAACTAATGGTTCAAATTCAATATCCCACTTAGCGCCTTTAAACTTCACTGACTTTAACTTTTCGTTAATAATGTCTTGGTTCATAAAGCGATAGTCATTTTCAAAATCTCCAGTGCTATTTTGAAAATGCAAACCAGTTGGGATATCTTCACCATTACGATTTTGCTTAACTACACGAATGCCTGCACCTTCTTTGTACTCCGGGCATTTTAAATGCAGATCCAATTTGTTTAAGTTAGGCATACCAAATGTGCCTTCAAACTCATCTATTGGGGTATGTGTCTTAGCGTTCAAAATAACTGAACGATCTTCAGCCATTGATTCGATAACAGTTTCCGCTGTTGATGCAGAAACTTTAACTAACGGCAAAAAGCCTAGGCTGTGTGTATGTGCTACTAAATCTTGTAAAAAGTCTTTCATGAGAATCTCCTGTAAATGTGATTATATTTAGATCTGTGTTTAAAGTCAAGTGTTTTTTCTTACTTTATTATTATAATTGATGGCAGATTCCACCAATGTTGCTGGTGATCCTACCGCATCTGCCCATTGTACAAATGCAGTAGTATCTTTGGGGAAACAAGCACCTCCCCAACCGTATTCACCATCCGGGCCCGGAACCATAGTATGGCCTGCACCAATGCGCTGATCCGAAGCGATTATTTGCCTAACAGTATCAAAATCTGTACCAGTCTTTGTACATAGGTCAAATATCTGGTTAAAAAAGGATGTTTTTAATGCTAGGAAACTGTTTGTTGCATATTTTACCAAACATGCTTCTTCAATAGTGCAATGGAACACTATAGAACAAGTTGGTAGTGTAGTTTGAAATACTTCGTGCCAGAAGTAGTCTGGATCCTCCCCGCCAATAACAACATATTTTTGAGTTAAAAAATCTTGATTAGCACTTCTAGCTCTTAGGAATTCGGGACTAAACACAATGCTATGATCATTATATTGATTAATAATAGATCTAGCAACTTCTGGAGTCACTGTGCTCTTAATTAATAC